ATATATTCATAGATGACTGAATATGTAACCAGATATATTCATAGATGACTGAATATGTAACCAGATATATTCATAGATGACTGAATATGTAACCAGATATATTCATAGATGACTGAATATGTAACCAGATATATTCATAGATGACTGAATATGTAACCAGATATATTCATAGATGACTGAATATGTAATTGTATATAAACTTTAACATTTCTAATGCAAGTTAAATTATAATATAACGATAATTATAGTTATCTTTATATTATCATTAACAAGATAGTTTATCCTTTAACAATAACAATAATAACAATGACAAACAACATCACGTACAAAGAGACAACCTCATTACTTGCTGATCATGTAAGAACATTTTTTCCTGATAGTGGATATATCATCATCTTAGCCAGAAGAATTGCACAATTGCAAGGTGATACTTTTGATACTGCATTGCCTGTTAATTGGGTGAATGCTGTCAGAGAATTAGGTATTAATACTAATCAATATATATGGCTATATAAAGGGAAAAGTTTTAATGGCAAGCCTATGCATGTTTTACAGTATATCAGAATGTATATCGTAGAAGTCAACAATGATATACCATTGATTGCTGAATCAATTCATTTTATGCAAAAGGAATTTGAATCATATTCTAGATACTTTGAAACCGAATTAGTATAAATGGAAAGGCAAGAACTTGAAAACCTAGCTTTAAAATATTGTTGCCCTTGTGTCTATTATGAATTATTGGATTGCATGGAGCAGACAACAGACGAACAATTATTAAACCTAATAACAACTAAAAACAATGGAAAATAAAGTTACACTTGACAACATAATGTATATGATCCCAGAGGGAGAAGTAAACCCGTCTTACTGTCAATTTATAAACCCGTTAAACAATACAGTTCTGTATTGGAGCGGAATGTCACCTGAAGATGTGGCAAAGGAAAAAGGGTATAAATCATATAAGATAGTAGACTCTTACACATGGGTGAAATTTGCCAATGATTATTACAAATCTTTAGATACACCATTTCAAAGGATAACCGAAGAAAAATTTTATGATATGTTTGAATGTTTACCCCCTCATTCAATAGTTCATTTCACTAATGGTTTTCTTTTTAGAATGTCAGAATTTAATACTGGTTACAATACAGGTACATATATAAAACTAACCTTCAAAGGTAAAGATTATTTCTTTACAGCTGATAGATCAGCATTTATGACGGAAGAAGATACTATGCTAATGGTTAATAATGAAGTAATACCTAAGTGTAAAGAATAATTGTTTTTTGATTTATAGGTTGAGGAACCTAAAATTGTTTATCATGAACATCTGTCATAAAAGTATGACAGATGTTCTATTTCTAATTCTTAAACATACAACCACATATATTATGACTGGTATCAAATTAGAAGATATTGAAACGAAAATTTACAGGCATCACATTATATGTACCTATATAGCTAAAGATGGTTCAATAATAAATGAATTTTATACTTGTAAACTTCCAGAAGCAAAGAAAGCCTTTCAACATTACATTAATTCAAATAAACTACAATAAACCATGAAGATATTTAAAACTGTTTTAGATGTGACTTTTTACGTTGGAAAGAACAAAACCGTTATAGATAACCATCTCACCAGAGATACACAAAGGCAAAGACTTTCCAGAATCTATGGAATGATCAGGGCAGTTGGAGCCAAAAACCTTTCCTACATTGACATAATGACAATTGAAGGACAAACAATAGATAGAATAATGTCATTTCATACTATGTCCTACCATGCAGCCGATGAATTGACCATTAAGCAAATCAAATCCATCATCAATACCAAAAATCCACATTGGATTAAATTGGTAGCTAAAAAATAATTATTTAACCACATATAAATGACTGACCAATGATTGAAGTATATTTTGAAAACAGAATCATATCTGAAAAGATAGCTACCTTTAAACATGAAAGCATATATATTTCTTGTCTTCCTACACTCAAAGAAATTGCCACCAGACAGGGAATGATCGTTACAGAAGTAACCGTCAACAAAGAACAGATATTCGCATAAATACCACCTTATCTATATGCCTATATGTTCATCTATATAACTACATATATTAATAAATGACTGATCATCTATCTGGATATATTTTCAACGGCTACATATATTAATAGATGACTGATCATCTATATGGATATACACCCTCCAGAATCCCATTTTTTAAAAACTCATTTCCGACAGGAACCTAAACAAAATCTGCCAGAAATTATATATACCTACATATACAACAACCTCTACAAGTATATATCCACATAATCTACTACCATAATACCTCAAATTGAATCATATTCACTAAACAACCACTATATCTATATAACCTTCAACTAACTACCAAAATATTGTCCTGATATATAGAAGTAGGTATATAATGCTGGATAGGTTTGAATATTTATGGGCGTAAAATAAGAAATAACTATAAAGGTATTTGTTGAGTATGTATATAAAGGTATTTGTTGAGTATGTAGGTGTATAAAAGTATTTGTTGAGTATGTATATAAAGGTATTTGTTGAGTATGTAGGTGTATAAAAGTATTTGTTGAATATGTAGGAGTATAAAGAGTACTGGTTGAGTAATGGTTGAGTATGTAGATGTATAAAGGTACTGGTTGAATATGTAGGAGTATAAAGAGTACTGGTTGAGTAATGGTTGAGTATGTAGATGTATAAAGGTACTGGTTGAATATGTATGTATATAAAGGTATTTGTTGAATATATAGATGTATAAAGGTACTGGTTGAATATGTAGGAGTATAAAGAGTACTGGTTGAGTATGTAGGTGTATAAAAGTATTTGTTGAATATGTAGGAGTATAAAGAGTACTGGTTGAGTATGTAGGTGTATAAAAGTATTTGTTGAATATGTAGGAGTATAAAGAGTACTGGTTGAGTAATGGTTGAGTATGTAGATGTATAAAGAGTATTATGTAAATAGATATTAGATAGTGAGTATATCTATTAACATAGGGTTTCATATTTATATGATTGTTGTACTAATCATATAGAGAATTTTGAGACTGGGATATTTGATCCTTCGCCACAAGATGTAGTATTTATAAGGGTTTCATCTGTTTTAGGATATGATGTGCTAACTATGTAATTGTATATAAACTTTAACACTTCTAATGTAAATTAAATTATAAAATAAAGATAATTATAGTTATCTTTATAACATCAATAACAAAGGAAGTATTTCTTAACAATAACAATAACAACAATGAACAATGTAAATCAAATTGGAGAATTAAAGTTACAATACATTCCACTACCATTTAAAGGTGCAAAAGTTTATCAATCTGACATGGTGTATAAATATCTTATAGACAATTGTTATGATAAGATTGATATTCATTTAACCGAGTCTTTCTATGCTCTATATTTAAACATGAATGGAGACATCGTTGGATGGTACAGAATAAGTAGTGGAGGAATCGCATCATGTGTAGTTGATATTAGGATGGTATTTCAAAAAGCTTTATTGTGTCCGAAGTGTACAAGTATCATATTGAGCCATAACCACCCATCAAATAATCTAAAGCCTAGTAATCAAGACAAATCATTGACCACTAAAATTTGCCAAGGTGCAGAAATTTTGCAATTCAAAATATTAGACCACATAATTGTGACGCCAGATAATGGGTATTACTCTTTTGCTGATGATGGAATAATCTAAACATGTATACAGATAGAAACATTAACTAAAATTGCCTTCTTTGTAAGGTAATTTTAGTTATCTTAGAGTAACAATAACAAAATAACTAATAACGATGAAAGAATTAACAATTAAACAAGTTATATCAATAGCTGACTACATTAGATTTTTTACAGGTCACACATTTTTAGAAGCTAACATACAGACAGATAAAAAGCTATCTAAATACGAAGCTTTAACAATGTACCAGAGTGCCATGAGTATGATCCATGAATGTTCTACCAGTAAGACCTATCTAAGCCTTATGCATGCATTAAAACACCCTGAAGACCTTAAATTTAATTTTGAACTTGGTACACCAGTAGTATTTTTATATGATGGAAAGTATAAAACAGGTGAAGTAGGTACTAAGAATGGAGTGCAAGGGATTTATCCTTATCCACATACCTCAATTCCTTCTATTCGTGATCTCTTTATAGTTCCTGAAAATTGGAGCGATGTAATGACCTTCGCCCAAGCTGATGAAAAAAATTTGATGGTATCAAATACACACATTATTACTAACATATAACCACATAATCATGCTAAAGAACACCTTATATATAGTCGCATATACTATTGAAGATTGTGGATTGACAATAGAAACCTTTACTTCTTCATTTTACACAGTAGCAGCAATGGCAGACTTAATGGAATCCTTTACTGATTATCAAACGCCAGATAGAACCGACTCACCTAGAGACCTGTTAAATGACTTCAATCAATGGGTGACAGAGAAAAACGACAATGAATCTGACCTAGTTATAGCACTAGAAACTATTAACATATAACCACATAATCATGACAGATAAACTCAATATCTATTTAGAAGAAATGGAGCAATTCAGAACATTTCTGAAATCAAAAGCTTCAGACAGAGCATTAAACCTATTGCACCAGATAGAAGAAAATGCTAAAATAAATGAAGTCAATTTATCCAAAGCAAGTAAATGGCCTTTTGTAGAAAAAACACTATGTCTAATAAACTTATTAAGGTCAACAAATTATGACTTCAAATCCATTGACGATTTTAATGCAATGGCTTATCTGGATACTCAAAGTATGAAGTATAAGACATATTTGATTGACAACCCTATTTTAACATGGGATTATTCCTTACCTAATCACTCGTCTTGGACATCTTTCGATTTTGGACAAGTTAAAGCCAGAAACAAAGAGCAAGCAAAAGCCAAAGCAATTGAAATGTTAACAGAAGACTTTAATAAAGTCAATGAAGTCTTAGAATCGGCAGATGTAACTCAAGGCTATCAACTGGAATGGAATCCAAATTCTTTAGAAATAACATTAGCTGACATATAACCACATAAACAATGACACATAAAGAAATAATTCAAGAATTTATTAAGACAGTCACAGGCATTGATAAATTGGAACTGCCTAAGATGCCAAATGAAATCAATAAAAACATGGCTGAATATCTCTATAACTTTGTAGATATTCATTTGATAGAAAATGAATTTGAGCCAGAGCCAGAACCAGAGTATAACATATATAAGGTAAGACGCACTCAAACAACCTACCAAGATATATATGTAGCTGTATCTTCAAAAGATCATCTTGACAATTGTCTTGATGATATAGAAATCGACACCAAAGAACATATTGAGTCTACGGACACAGAAATATGTGGCCATATAGAGCCAAATGAATACTTTTTACCAAAATACTGCGAAGTATTAAAACCTGATGGAAGTATAGAGTATTCCGTATTGACTAAAAATATTAAACTCAAAAAGGACTAATTATGAAAACATATAAGCACACAAATCCTATATTATATGATAATGACTATACCTTCAAAGTTGACGAATCATATTTAGTAGAAGTACCACTTGGCCCCAATCATTCCGAAATGGGATACAACGCACAGATATTTTACAAAGGATCATTTTTAGTGACGTGTAGAATCACAGAATCCAGATTATTAAATGAATACAAACCCATGATTGATATTACCAATAGGTTATTCAGAATCAAATCGAAATGGTGTGACAGTCCAGAAGAAAAACATACTCTATATATAGTGACTGAAGATAATGGAGATAGATTATTTGCCAAACCATTCGAATCAAAATTATCAATAGTTCCAACATCTTTATTTAAGAGAGACATGATAAATCTTTTACCACCAATTGATTTACTAGATAAAACCAAATGAAAAAATTAAAGAAGCATCATAACTGGAATCAATATTCAGAAAAGGAATTACTGGACATCAATGAGAAAATAACAGATGCCATCAATTATAAACGTCGCATCAAAGCTATTGCAATCAAAGCAAAGTTATCTATTGGCCAGACAGTCAAAATTGATGATCTTGAAGATAGAAGATTTTTAAATAAAGATTTTGTAATACAATCCATCAAAGAAAATCATGCAATGGTAAGATTGTTTTATGAAGAAAAAGAAACTTTTATTACCTATCGAGTACCATTATCTATAATTATACCTTAGATTATGTCTCACTATCTATGACAATCCTACCTGAAAATGGGATTTGATACCTTTCCTTCTGGAGAGGTATCTTTTTAACAATTATTAAAACACATAAACATATGGACTTCAACTACCTAATCAAAAAATTTAAAATTGCTTATTCTAAAATGAGGATGGTAGATCATAAGACAGCACCTAAGATGATCAAAGATATAATTACATATTCCTTTGAAAGTAAGATTTTGATGGAAACTATTAACTGTCTCTATGACAATTTAGATTTATTAACCTTCATAGATAGTAATTCTAAAAGAAATGGCTATACTTCTTTCGTAGTCCTTTACGCTGACATCAATGATGCATACCGCAAAAACTATAATGATAAATATAACGAAATGCCTGACTATCCAGTTAAAGATATAGTCAAAAAACTCAATGAACTGAAATTCTATAACCTTATCATAATGAAGGACGACAAAACCCCAAAAGCAATATTGTCCAAAGAAAAATTCAAAATATTAGATAAAGTCTATATCCAACAACGAGACCCAGATATAATGATCAATAAAGAAATAGTCAATGACCTATTCGCATTTTTAAATAAATTCAATATGACAGCACCCGCTTTCTTTACTCATTCTTAATATCCAGGTACATATAAACTTTAACAAAATTATTATCATCTTTTATTATTAAATGTAGATAACAAAACATATCTTTATATTATTAAATAACAATAACAAATTAACAATGACAACGACAACAAAATCCACAACTAAGGAAGCAACAGCTACTAAAGCACCTGTAAAGCCTAAAGCTGAAGTTAAGAAAGCAACAGCTACTAAAGCACCTGTAAAGCCTAAAGCTGAAGTTAAGAAAGCAACAGCTACTAAAGCACCTGTAAAGCCTAAAGCTGAAGTTAAGGAAGCTGAAGTTAAGAAAGCACCTGTAAAGTCTAAAGCACCTACACATAAGAATGTTGAAAAACCTTATGTGATCGAGATCAAAAATTCCGTTCTATCTGATCTTATTAAACAGGCAGATGTTAAAGCAAGGAATCCAGTCTTACCTATCTTGGAAGACATCTTATTCCAAGTGAAAGGCAATGAACTGAAAGCAATGACAACCGATCTTGAATTATCCAAGGTAGTCTCCACAACTTTTTTCAAGAAACAGGATGAAAGAGATTTTAAGGTTATGTATCCTAAGAGGATAAATTTAAAACCTTTTAGTGACTTACTGACTATATCTTTCCAGATAGTAGAATTGACTAGAGGTGCTGATGTGTCTACCTATGTACACGTAAGTGTTACAGATGGAGTGAATACCATCAATATGAAAACAGATGATGCCTTAGATTATCCTATATTGCCAAAACTAGGAACGGAAAAAAGTGTTGACATCTTACATGGTGAAGACCTGAAAGAACTTAAAAAGCTTATTGCCTATACTTCTGATGATGAACTAAGAGCATCAATGACAGGCATATATTTCAATGCCAAAAACAACCGTATTGAAGCTACTGATGCCCACAAGTTAAAATGGTATGACAAACAGATGAAAGGAAGCTTTATATTGCCGTCAGCAACAGCAAAACATATTACATCATCATTCAGCCATTCGTGTACTATAAAGCTATATGATAAAAATGTAGTTTGTTCTGACAATGACACAGTTATCGTATCAAAAATAATTGATGCCAAGTATCCAGAGATACAGGCCGTCATTCCTTCAGAAGACATGTTCACTTCAATTGTATCATTCGACAAAAGTGAAATGGTAAATGCTTTAAATATAGCATTGCAGACCGTCAACACAACTACCAATAAAGTTGAATTGGACTTGACTGAAAATTCAATTACCATATCATCAGAAGATATTGATTGTTGCATATCGTCTTCTATCAAAGTATATGCTAATGTAGGCAAAGGTGAAGCAGCAACAAGAAAAGAGAATCCAGAACCACAATGTATGAGAATAGCTTTCAATGGTAAGTTCTTACTTAGCATACTGAATGATCTCAATGAAGATGTAGCAGTACTAAAACTTTGTGCAGCTAACAAAGCTACAATAGTAAATGACAGAATATTAATCATGCCAATCTTGCTTAGTAAGTAATAGGATTATTGGTTATCAAGTCAGTCCTATAGAGATATAGGGCTGACTTTTTTTCACAAATGCTTTTTATTCACAGATTAAAATTAAAATTATGTATCAATGTATGTTTACTACTATTGGTTGTGCTTATTCAAGTAATTACTATGACTTACCTACAAACAATGAAAAAGAGATAATAGAAATCATAGAAAGTCAAGGACATGAAGTGTTAGAAGTTTTTGGTATTAAAAAACAATAGATGCTATTTTCACTTTAAAATCAATAAAATGGTAGATAAAGAATATACTCCACACTTAGATCAAATGTCAAATCTTATTATGAAGTACCAGACAGACATGCAGAAAATGACTGATGTAGAAATAATGGAACTTCGGGCAGAACTATCCATAATTAGATATAGATGTATTGAGGAAGAATTTCCCATATTTGGAACTTACAAAACATCTTCTAAATTAGCTTTCACTAGGACAGAAGGAGAAATATATAAGAAATGCCTAAGACAGGTAATCCAAGAAGGTTATTCTAAATCACAAGCCAAAGAAATGGCAGGAAAATACTTGAAATGTGACCCAGATTATCTTTCAGCAATGGAAGACATGGAGACATGGAAGGACGCTTATTGGCAAATGGATGGACTTATTGATGCTGCCAAAGATATTCTCAATACCATGTCTAAAAGAAAACCTCATGAATAACAAAAAACCATTATATGTATGATTTGCATTATCTAACCACATAAAAAAATAAAAAATGCCAAAATTCACCTATTATCCTATTGCAGAAAAATTAGAAGTAGATGGTATAGTCTACAATGTACCTATTAAAACCTTTGCTGAAAAAGCAGGAATGAAAATAGTCAGTAAAAATATATCTATTAGCGGAGATGATGATGATATACTTGTCACCAAACATTTCTTAGATGGTATAGAATCAATGAGTATCAATTATGATAATCACATTGATGTATTAGAATCAATATACAAAGACATATTGGCCAAAGACATTCCTAAAAAGAAAGAGCCTAAAAAATCTATGGCTAATCTTCCGCAAGAAAAAAGGACTCAACACCCGGTAATCTATTTCATTAAAGATAACATATTCAAAAAATCAGTCATTTGTGAACGATTAGGACTTAATAAGGCCAATATGTCCAGACTGATGAACTCTGATACCCACCAACCTAATGATAATACCATTAGTAAGCTAGAAAACTTTATGTCTAACTATGGTTATATACCCGTAGACCTATTTGAAGAAAAAAAATGAATCTCACCAGATTAAAACAGCATGAGAAATGGGAAAGGATAAAGGCAGGTACTACATGTCCATATTGCTTTAAAGCTAGCAAATTAATTCCAGCAGTATATGTATATGGATACAAAAATAAACTCAATGGTAAATATGTAAGGCGATGTAAAAAATGTGATGCATTGGTAGGTTGTCATGGCTATTCTAAAAAAGCTATGGGTATTCTTGCGAAACCAAATGTTCGTATCCTTAGAAAGAAAGCTCATGAAGAATTTGACTATATTTGGCAATATAAGATCAAACGTGAAAATTGTTCCAAAAAACATGCCAGACAATTAGCCTATGAATGGTTAGCAAATCAATTAGATGTAGAACTAGAGGATTGCCACATTTCTCAATTTTTCGAATTTGAACTCAAAGAGACAATTAGAATATGTAGTAAATATGTAAAGAAGATTAAAAAGTTTTTGCGTAACAACAATGGAGAAATTCCTATTCGAACACCTAAAATTAAATGTGTGTCTTCATATATCCCAATGACAATTCAATTTATACAAAAATCAATAAATGGATAACAATAACACCTTTTACAATAGATTTAATGATGATGAACTTGCAGAAGCACTCAAAGTTTTGCAAGAGACACAGTATACTGGTGAGAATGTAAATTTACAAAGAGAAGACTTTCATTTTGAAGTTAAAGATGGTCATAAGTGGTCTGGATTGCTTTGTCCAGGAGGATGGCTGACATTTGGTGGGCCAGAAAAATCACGAAAGTCTACTATAATGGGTATGCTATGTTCTGCAGCACTAATACCTGGAGGAACTTATGAAAATATATTTTGTAAAATGGACCCCAGAAAGATCGTATACTATGCTGATACAGAAAGATCCAGATTCGAATTTAAAAAAGGAATGGATGTTATAATAAAAAGTGCAGGTTTAACACGTAAGCCAGATAACTTCATTTCTCATCAAATGGTAGCTATATCAGATCCCATAATAAGATTTAACTCTATAGTGGCAATGATACAAACATACAAAGAAGACTTAGGCTTACTTTGTATTGATGGTATAGCTGATTTTGTGCCTTCAGTAATGGATGAAAAAATATGTAAGGAAATGGGAGACATACTAAATGGACTTATTAAAGAATTTAATATTATGCTTATCACACTGGTTCACCTCAATAGACGCGATACAAGACTTAATGGCAGCTTAGGTGTCGTATTAGACAAGAAAAGCTCATATATCTCATTACTTGAAGTGTTGGACGAAGACTCACCTACTATTGTAAGTACATATAGAAAAAGAACGAGTGAAAGCTTTAAACCTTGGCAATTTACATTTGGAGAAAATGGACTGCCGGTAGCAATTGAACAAACTATAGCCCCGAATTTTTATTGATTCCTCAATCCCATGAGCAGGATAAGCCTTCAGGACTGATATTCTGAAGGCTTTTTTATAGGTATATATGGCTGATTATGAACAAAAAAAAGAAGCTTAAATACCTTTGTATCTAAGCTTCCACAATTTAAAAACCAACTTTCAAAAACAGCAATTCCATTTCACTCTGAAATACTGTTAAAAAATGTCTTTAGTCATCTTCGAATTCTGGATCTGGGTAGTACCCATCATTATCCACCCGACTTATTTTCCTTTGAGCTGCATCAATAACTTCTTCTTCCAGGCTTATGATATCCCTTTTATGCAAAAAGAGGATGTACAAAGGCTCAGTGGCTATGATGTCTTGTATTGTATCACCTTTATACTTGCCAAATGGCATTACATATTGTAAACCTCTTTTGGGATTTGTTTCTTCTACTTTCATCATGCGAAGTACGGCAAATTTTGCTTAGGTTTTAACTTTTTCGTAGTAAAAAAGTATACCATCTCTTTGAGATGTTCCAGATCTCTAATCGCTATCACACCTTCAATATCTCCATTGTCTGGACTATTCACCCTTACCATTCTGCAAAATCTAGTTTCTTGGTCCCATTCGATGAATATCTCTTCTGTAAGATCTAATTCGATACGAGAATAATGATATCCATTCTGATTGTAATAGTTTTCGTCACTAACTTCTGTCCGGGTGAACCCTAAGTCCATGACATCTTTGTACCTAATCTTTTGTTGTTTCATTATTGCTTTCTTTTAATATGTTAATAGTGATGTTGCCACGTTATCTTTTTAAGTCTTCTATGTAGTATTCACTTCCCCACTCTGTAGGAGTGCTATAGTATCCACTTGCCAGGCTGTACAAATAACTCTCATAGTCATATGTCCACTGATCTTCGTCATTTCCAGTTTCTAAAAGTTTCGATATCTCCTTTTTAAATTTGGTGAGATTCATATTGTTAGCCTTTGCTACTTCTATCCCACAAGTCAATAAGTCTTCATATCACTTCTCTAATGCTTCGTGTTGTTCTTTATCCATTACAGTTAGTTAAATTAAAAAGGCCAGTTGCGGGGATGCAACCGACCTTACAATAACAATAACAATTTTTGAATTATTTCTCAGGTAAGTATTAACAACTTCAAAGATAACGCTATTTATTGACATTATTGCTGTTTGTTAAAAATTATTTTATTAATATGTTTTTGACATGTAAAATAGATTGCCGATCAACATAAGCTGTTTCACCTTCACTACTTTTTGAAAGAGGATTAGAGTGCCAGAAACCTATTTCAGCTTTCGCATTTTTAAGACACAAATCGACGGTGACATCAGCAATTTCTTTCATCAAACTTGTCACGTCATCGAGCAAGCCTATATCAATTAACCTCTTGTGTAGATCTCTATCTCTAGTTTCTATTACAGACTCCATAGATAGGAAAGCTTCACACTTAGGTTCCTCTCTATTGTGATATACCTCTATCGTTTCCTGACCATCCTTTTTAACAGTCTTAATATATGTGCTATTTGTTGGTCCTGGTGGCACCCATGTTCCACAATTATATTTTTTGTCATCCATTATAAATTGTTATTCTTTTCGAAATTGTATATACTCAAAGCCATATCGTATTTATTAGCACTTTTGAGGTTTCTGAATATGTAATTAAGTGCTACTCCATCAATCTTCAATATCTTGCAAAAACTATACTCATAGTCTGGAAAATGGTATTCGTCCATCTGTTCGTATAGAACTATTTGTCCTTTCGGAAATCTAGTTCCTTCAAACATTTCATTTACGCTGTAGCCTCTTTTAATCCTGATATAGGCTAAGATGTCACCTACAGTGAGATTTCCATTGTAGTAGGCTGTAACTAACTTGCTAAGCATCCAGATATTATTATGCCTAGTGTTTTCCTTTAGGGCCAGAGCTTTTAGTTGAAGCTTCTTACGATGAATTTCCTGTTCCATTTTCATCTGTCTGGCAAAAGCATCATGCTCTCTTATCCTTCTTTTATGTGCATCTACTTTCATCTTATAGCTATCATATTTCTCAGGGTGTACAAATGTAGGTTTCTGTTGGGAAGTATGTCCATGTACTACCCATTTGCCCGGTTTGTAACGCTGGTTCCTTACAGCTTCCTCCAGTCGATGTAACCGTTGCTCATAACAATGTCTGTATGGATCTGTCATTTGTGCCATAGTTATATCAATTTTAAAGTAGAAGTAAGCTCAAAAGATTGTTCTATTACAATCGTATTTTTATGTTCAGTACGAAAAACATTCAGATCCTCATAAGTCTCAAAACTATAAAGCTCTGTAGTCTCAGGATCTCCAATAGTGTGCCAATAGCAAAAGTAAATTGTCGTTGTCATAGTTATAAGTTTTATTCCATGTCTGGATCTGAATAATGTTTGATCTTACAAATATTTTCAAAATCTTTTTCTAGCAATTTTATTTCCGCTATGTACAATTCATTCATCTTTTTAATTAGAGGTTCAACTAAGTCTATATGAATAGGAGATTTATCAAACACATTATCACTGTATTGATACAAAAGATAAATTTCGTTAGCATTATTTATCGTAGTACTCATTCTTGTAATAATCTTCAACTTCTTTCTTTTTTCTTCAATCTTTGCTAGTATTTCAGTAGCTTTTTTATAGTCATATCGTGTCATTATTCTAAGTTTTTCAATTCAATAATTCTAATGTCTTAATGACATCAGAAACTTCTCTATATATTTATAAATTTTGATTCACAATCCGTTCCGGAAAATAATTTGGAATTCTTTGTTCTTTATTAAAACCAATAAAGGCATCTATTCCTGATTAATAAATAATTGCATCACATTTAATCTCCAGATACATTAATTTCTTGACATTTATTCCTGTTATCTACTACAAATATTTAGGCTTCTTGGAAGAATACCGACTTTCAATTAGATATTTATCAGTTTCTTTTTGAATTCCTTCATGAAAATCTTTTTCTAGCTGATGCAAGCTTTTACCACCTGCATTTGCATCTGCTCCTTTTTCAGAATAGGTTGACTTTACTACTTTATCTTTTTTCATAATTAATTAAATATGCTTAATGCCCATTAATTCCAATATAACAATGGTTTCTTAGATCGTCTGGATCCCAAGTATCGCCATAATCCACCGACGCACTGTTCCATAATTTATTTGTGTATTCCAAATATTCATGAGCTTTATTGTCTAAAGTTATTATTTTATTTTCCAAAAGCCAGTATACATAATTGGGGTTGATTTTGATTATAAAACCCAACTCCGTGCCTTTGTATTTACCGAAAGTTAAAATCCAATTTACTCCTTTTTGAATATGTGTATCTACTTTCATCTTAATCAAATATTGTTAATGGTTGTTGTTTGTGTTCCTTTACTAATTCTTCTTTCTTTTGATGCTTCTTGTTCTTAGACTTTTTAGCCATCTCTGGAGGGAGTTGAAAACCTTTAATCCGGGATATCTCTTGATTGAATCGGGCCCATATATCATCATCCAAAAACTCAACATGGGCAGTTCCCTTTTTGAATCCCTTAATCCTAAAGAATCCAAATTCAAACCACTTGCCAAAAGGTAAGTTAATTCTTATGTCCTTTTTCTTGAATGACAGATCAATACAATTCTGAATATACTCATCTTTGGTAATCTTGACTTTTTCAGCGTTCCAAGAATCTCTTAGATAAGCATCATATCTTTTACCATACTTCTCTCTGATCTCAGGAGTATCGTATACTTCATATTCTTGCTCATGCCTACTGCCTACAAAGTGATGAAGGTCATTAGGTACAGAATTGTAATCAGTACCTGTAATGTGGCATAAGATACGGACTAAATCATCTATGTATTCATTGTTACCATTCCAATGTACACTCATTTTACCATAATCATTATTGAATACTCTAGGAAGGATAAACTTCTTGTTGAGCATGTAGTTATTGTTAGTCACCCAACCTTCACGACCATACCTGTTTTCTTTATAATATTGAGTTAGATTATCAAAGGCAGTAATATATGCTTTGTCCATCCTTTCACTATTCGTGCCTACAACTATCTCGATCATCTTCATAACATTCTTATAGGTGAAAGGGATCACTGTCTGCTGCTCTACAAATTTATCGATATCATTTTTCAATTCACTGGTAAGAAATTTCTTCATATCCATCTCTGCAAAAATCGTTCTCCATGCTTTCTTCTGGAGATCCTTGGCAAATGCTTCCTTACTATATACAGTCTCATCTCTACCTACAGATAAAGTAAATTGAAAGTTACTGAATACTGATCCTATCTTTGACATCTCACCACACTTGGCATTGACTTCATCGAAGAAGTTTACCGCTGCCTTATATCTATTTACAAGTTCTTTCAGCCTATTGTAAGGAACCAACCCTTCACCTTGATAGTCTTCACTATCCATCATCTCGAACTCATCACCAAAACCAATTGAATCATTCTCAGGATACTTTACACGAATCAATCCTACCGATACACTTGTCTTTCTTTCAGCATCTTGGAAACATTGGCCTATATGTCTATATGATCCGCTATACATTGCTACCGTCTTCCTAACTTCATTCCACTTCTTATTTTTATTTTCCGTATAGCTATCATGGTTCACTAAGAATCTCATTTCGCAGCCGGCAGGCATTATACTAAAACAATGTAATACATGATCCACTGCATCACTGAAAGGAGGATTTGCAATGATGTAATCCACATGGGTAACTTGCTCCATCGTAACATCAAAAAAATCTCGACATAAAAAAGTGTCACAGTTATATTTAACTGTATAGCTAAGATCCTGATCCAATTCACAGGCCAACATCTCTTTAGGACCAAACTGCTTTATAAATTTAAGGATATTAGCTTTGCCTGCCTGGGGCTCCAATATCACCTTATCTTTAAGGTCCAACCCTTCAGTCATATCTAATATGATCTTATCTGGAGTAGGATAGAAGTTCTTGTTATCTTTAAAATAATTCATCTTGTTATTGCTTGTTTTTATTACTTAATCATTTTGTCAAGTACTTTGCGTACTGTTATTAGATCATGATCGAATCCTCGTTTAATCTTTTCAGCAAGTAATTCTTTGACTGAAAATACACCCATAAATCTTTCTTTCCAAACGATTAAATGTATAGGAAGAAAACCTTCTTTTTTAACCCTATGATTGAACTTTAAACTACCTTCTTCAGGTTTATACCCTGGATAATTTTTAGGTGGAGAAGTTTCGTTGTAACCTTTATCTGATAGATAAGATCTTACATTATCTAATTTAAGCTCACTAATAGCAATATCAATGTCATGAATATCCTCAATTTTTAATAAGTCCAGTTGAACTAAGAGATATGTACCAATTACTTTTCCATCAAAATATCGGCAAATATTATTGACTGTTCTTTTTTGTTCTGTGATTTCCATCTTGTTATTGTTTGTTGAATCAAAGATAATAAAATATTTTTTTATTTCCTAATTAAAGTGTATATTTGTCATTATTAACTTAATACAATTGCAAAAAACAATAACATGAAAGAATTTAAAGAGTACGTATCTCCTTGCGATATTGAAATTGGCAAAGGAATAAATTCAGCCACCAAAAATTAATTAACTGGTTTATAAAATACTAATATGAATTTAAACTTCATGATAAATTGGCCTGACCATGCAGGTGGCGGCAGAACTAACTTCCCTGAGAAGATACTAGCATCTCTCATTCAACACTATAGGGATGAAGTTATAGACTTCTATAAAGAGAAACATGGAATACATATCTATGACCCGATAACGACTGTAGACCTATTCAAAACTGCAGCAAATTATGACTTCAACTATAATTTTTTTTGGAAAACATATGAAAAAGCTTATCCTGCTAAGATCCACACATTCAGAAGTAATTTTAGGTGGACAGAAGCAACAAAAATACATTTTCAAATATGGACAGGAAAACCCTACAACACTCCTACCTTCCAGTTTGCACCTGTAATTCAATGTGTAAGCACTCAAAAGATAGAGATAATATATGCAGAACACACTGAATCTCCGTTCATATGGCTAGATGATAAGCCTTTTAACGATAGCATCTATGACATTTCTGTTAACGATGGGTTTCCTACATTAAATAAATTCAATAAATTCTTTAACAAGGACTTCGAAGGACAAATTCTCCATTGGACTCCATACAAATACATATAACATGACAACAGTTACCTTATCAACAACCAAAGCAGCATTTAGGAAAGCTAAAAATAAATTACCTAAAGGAGCTGCAGCAATTCTTATTGTACTCAACCCTCATAATCCAGAACAATTACTATATGCTTCTAACCTCAATGACAATGGAGTGTTAATTGCTATCGATTCACTACAACAAACTATTAACTCAAAATCTACAACCGATGGACCAGAAATATCTTGAAGCATTGCACCTAACATCCAGAGCACTATCTCATGGACTAAGATCTGAAATAATAGACCTACTCAAAGACGGGAACCCAAGATATGTCACTCAAATCCAAATACACTTCAGAATAGATGATCATTCATTAATATCTCAACATTTAAAGATATTACGTGAAGCTGGATTCGTTAATACCGTAAGTTCCGGTAAGAAAGTATTTTATGCATTGTCAGACTACTACTATAACATGGAAAAGTTCATCAATGAACATAATTTTCCAATACCTAAATTCTCAGGTCCAAATAACGGACTGACAGTCACTACTAAACAAATAGTGAAATGAGCTGGAGAAACTTAAACAAAGAAGACATACAAATAACTAAGTATACAAACAGTTCTCCTTTTTATTCTATACAGATAATACATCTGCCTACTGGTATTAAAGTTGAAAAAGATAGATGTAAATCATACTTTAGAGATGAACTTCCTTTGTGGGAGGAATTAGAAAAACTTGTAACCGAAGCACTAATAAAATAACTATATTTGAGTCACTAATTAATTTTAACACTTTTATTCACTAAAACACAGAATCATGGCAGGACAATTAGATAATATTTTTTACCCTACAAATAGGGTGAGAATTAAAATGGAAAGAGGTAAAGCAACAGAGCATGTTGATTACTCTAATTCACTTACAATAGCATATACAAAACTTAAAGACAGGTTCGCTAACTGGCCGACTGAAGATGGACCTAAAGAAATGGAACTGTATAAAGTAGAAATTGTCAGAGATGATGGAGCATTGATTGATATCTTTGAAGCAGGTATTATAGTTCCTGAAGGGAATAGCTACCCATTCCATAAGCTATAATTAAGACAAAATTGAAAAGGGGTTTGTTTTTTCATAGAGATTGATCCTACAGCTAACGAGTTGTAGGATCTTTTTAACTCTAATCTTTGATGTAATATCCTTTCTTCCGTAACTTCCGGATTGCATTTTTTAGGTTCAATGCTGAGATATACAAAGCTTCTGGATCTATTTTTATTTTTCTTCTTTTATGGTAATCTCCCTTCATGTTCAACAGAACTTCATCTTCTACCCATTCTTCTTCAGGAGTTAATGTAACCTGGAAATTCTTCAACTTGAACAACTTGTGTCCTCGATGAGGTCTTATTCTTGCTAGTAGCTTCTCTTGCTTAATCTGAGCATGCACAGCACTCTCTTTGTCAATACTTATTTTTTTTAATGGCAGATTTTGATCTTGCATGTTAGTGTTATTTGTTGTTGTAAAGATAATTAATTTTTTAAGTAAAAACCCTGGCCTAGAGAAACCAGGGTACTCAATCCCAAAAACCAAAATATCTTAAAATTTCACATCTTTACAGGTTCCTTCATCTACTCCACATACGTTTTCTGCATAATCTAATGTCAATTCCTCTCCTCTCTTTACATTAACTATCGTGACAAGATGATAGCTTATTTGTTCAATATACACAATTTTCCCATAAGTATCAAGTATATCTACAATTTGATACTTGGTTTCAAGCTTACAGTTAGGTTTGCAAGAATGATTTATGTAACCACCAAGTGGAGATCTCAATAAATTATTATGTAACCTATGTACCGGATGTACCTGGAGATGTGACAACCCTAAATCATGACCTTTATAAAGTGCTTTCTTAGTGAATAGACCCTGACCATGGATTTTAGAGTCTCTGACCTTTAAAAATGGTGGCAAAGGATGCCATGAGTGCTTTATCATACTATTGTTCTTTTAGAATTTATTCTAAGTTTTTTATTTCTTGCTTTAATTCTAATATTCTATCCTCAATGCTTTTTTTATACATTTGCAATCGTCAATGTCATTTATAAAATGACATTTCATATCTACTCTACTAAGACGATGTAATCATCTGTAATTGCAAAATCTATTGCTTCCACAAATACGTCAGGGTAGTAAATCCCACAATATCTACTTGTCATCACATATACAGCGGAGTCCGGAGATGTTGTTGCTACACCATAAATTGGCAAACTTATTCCAGGCAAATAGTGCAGATAATCAGACCCTTTTGATATAATCGTATGTATAGCTCCACCTATGTAAGGAACTTCATCTGGACCTACTGATGGACCTATATTCTTCATAAACAATGTATCTGCATTAAAAGTATCACAATCCTCATAGAACTTGAATGCACAGTTATTGATTAATTCCGATCCGATTCCACCACCTCCTTCAATCCAAAGAGTATTTTTAACTGGTGGTAGTTTGTATACGAACCTGCAGCTCCTTGGTTGTGATGCTCTTTTATCTTTTATGATAGGTATTGAAGACAATGAGGAGTCACGATCCGGGTGATCATCTGGACATTTATATACAACACTTATTGGTCCAAATCCTGTAGTATCGTTTAAGTCTTTATCACATGCAAAAAAGACGACTATAGTAAATACGAATAATGATAATATTGATTTTTTCATGTTAGATTAGTTTAATACTTTGTTAATTTATGAGTAGTTCCATTACATGAGATTTAAGTCCTCTTGTTTTTATTTTTGAAGCAATCTACACAAGATCCTTTTTTCGAAGGACCAGGTATTTTCCTTGCTATTATGCTATCCTGAGTTACTATGTAAGTATATATGCTGTCTATTTGGGGCACATATGGCAACGTGTAAGAGATAATGTCACATCCGACTACTTGTGAAGGCCTATTAAATTGAAGCCCTGACATGCCATCTAATTCGTTTATCTGGTACTCGATTATCCAGCTATAAAACTTAGATTCAAAAAAAAGAAATACTGGATCTCTATCGACTGGGAAAACACATTGGTTATTATACAGTCCAAATGTTACAGAAATAGTGGTATCCTGCCCATGGCATACTTCGTATATCCATTCTGATGTACATCTCTTCTCATTATTTTTTACCTCAATGAAGTTCACTAACTGAGCTTGAAGGAAAATCAATGTAAAGACGAATATGGTTGTTAATATACTTCTCATAAAACCAAAGATAATTATTTTATTTATAAATTGAAAACACATCCTAACAGTCGCTGATGATTCCATTTTTTTCAAAACGGAACATAGATTGGTGTTATATGCAATTATAAAAGAGCCTTGTGGTCACGGATGGAAATTTCACATTGAGCTACCTTGCTACTTAATTTCGCTTGTAGTTGTTTGTATGTTTCATCTTTCAACCCAACATCGGTGTTTAACTCTTCAATTCTGTTCCAAAGCCAAAGCCATTTATCACGCTCTTTTTGCTTTTTATCAATATGAAATTCAATACTTGTTTTATTTGACATAATCGTTTAAATAACTGCCGCCAACAATGTATATAAGCCATTGTGTCGGTTCATTTCTGAAAGTGAATAGTTAATATTTATATTTGTTTTTCAATTTAATTCTGTATTCAACGGCTCATATACAAACCGTTAGTCGCCATTAGACAATAGTTTTTCATGGTCTGATATAGATTTGTCTAGATAATACCATCTATTGTTTATGACCGTATGTATTTTTTTATACACCTCATCGCTCATTGAATTATCTGCATGTAGAATATCAGTGTATTCTTTGTACTTTTTTAGGGTCTCTTTTTCGTTTTTTATTTTTTGGATATGATGTTTTATTAAGTCCATTTGAATAATTTTAGTGGTGAAATAAACGGCGACTAACAAAGTTTATCACGCTATGTCTCCCGATGGTCGCCACATCGGATACACTTATCACGTTAGTGATAATGCCATTCGAGCTTTTGCCCACAATTTGAGCAATTATTATCACCATGACCTATTTCTACTTCCTTACAATTTGGACAGATATACATTGGTGCACCATTATCCCATTGTTCATACGGGTGTTTATCTTTAATTTCATCAACAACTAAGGCACTATCACTAACACCCAATAAACCCAATAATTTTAACTGTTTAATCTTACCTTCTTCTTCAATAAACCTAACTATTTCATCTCGTAGTCCTTCAAGATGTTCTGTAAGTGATAATGAAGCTGGTGGTCCATCCCAAGATTGGAATTTAATCGCATTTTCTCTTGTTTGATATAAGTACCCTTGATTAAATTTCTTCTTAATTTTTTCAGTCAAAATTTTATTGTCCATTTTTTTAATTTTATTAGGTAATAAAAAGCATATAACAATAAATATAAGTAATAGGGCGAAGGAACGACTTTCACGGTCTGTGTTAAGCTATTTTATAAGCGAAACATTCATAGGTTTGATTCTCACATAAGCCCACTACTCATATTCTTGTAATTAGGTACAATTAAACCCAACTCTTCCAATGTGTAGGTGTATAATAAACATACATACTTCCATCAGGTATCCACCAAAGTTTACCATCAAACTTTAATTCTTGCTCATTCCTTGTTCCGTTTTCATCTTCAATTCTAGTCATCATCACCTTATTCTTTAGTGTATGCTCTTCTGTTACTTTTTTCCACATAATTAACTGTGCCTAACAATGTGTATAAGCAATAGCCGTTAGGCATTTTAAACTATTGCAGTTGGTAATATTTAAGTTTCTACTTCTAATCAAGTTCTGTATTCGGCTACTTGCCATATAATTAACGTTGTGCGGTTATACTAAGCGTTACCTACAAGTGCTTACTTCTGTGTTCCAAATAAAGTTTGTGCTTGTAAATCTTTTTCTTTTCTTTTTTCTTCCACCCTCTTTTTTGAGTTATCAAAGTGTTCTGTTTCGTTCTCAATACCAATGCCATTCCTATTAGTTTCAATACAAGAAACCATTGTTGTTCCACTTCCCATTGTCATATCCAATACCGTTTCGCCTTCATTTGTATAGGTATTAATCATATAAGAACAAAGTTCGGTTGGCTTCTGTGTTGGATGTAATTTACCGCTACTATTGTGGACGCATTTGAAGTTTAACAATGCTGTATCAGGAGAAATCCAATCGCTTTGTCTATCCAAATATTCTTCTTTTTGCTTTCCGTAGTTGCTTGTTTTCGAGTTGTACTTATTACCGCTTTTGACCTCTGTAGTTCTTTTTTTCTTCTGTGGATTGTAAGTCGGTGGCTTTTTATAAAATACCTGCAAAGTTTCGTGTCCACCCATAGGCATTCGTCTTGCGTTTAGGTTTCCAGTCTTTAAGTTTTTTACCCATACCCACTCGTATTTGTGATATTTTATTTGTGAACTTATTAGAGTGGTTGTAAACGGTTGAGCAGAAAAAATAACTACTGCTGCATTAGGTTTACATACACGCCATACTTGTTTCCACATTTCTCCCAAGTCAATTATACTATCCCATTTGTTCTGAGTAGTCCCATAAGGCAAGTCGCAAAGTATCATATCAACACTTCCGCTTTCAATCGTTTTCATTACTTCGAGGCAATCGCCATACTTTAAGTCAATCATATATTTTAATTTTTCAAATTAATTTTGCCAACGCTCAAAAAAAGAAGAAAAAAGGTCTGTGTTTATAATCAAAGTTTGTGCTTTAAAGTCGCACCAGACATACAACACGTAATATAATTAATGGCAAAAAAGCCACTAACCATATTACCATACGTTATCTACAAACTAATCCTCATTTGCTAATTTATCACGCCATCCAATAATTTCTTGGCAAGCACCCGTACAAAAACATTGTTGGTTTTTGCACCCTTTTTTTATAGCTACTTTTCCGTTAGTCTGTTCTTTCATTGCATCAAATTTGAAAGTAATGTTGCTGTTATCGGCTATAAAATCATTGCATTGTTTTTCTTTTGAAATGTTTTTTGTACTCATAATTTTATGCTTTTAATTAATATTATTGTTTTATTTTAGGTCGGCAACGAGAGTTTACCCGTAGCCGTTGTTGTAAAACACAGCCTCACTTAACTAATCGTTCTTTCAACCATTCAGCCCCAGCTTTAAAAGAGCCGTAATTATCTCCTGCTGTATTGTTATTATTGCTCCACTTGTGGCCATTCAGATCAAACACCCAGTGGTCGGCTGCATCTGCAATTTGTTCATCGCTCGGCAACCAGTTTAAAACAATGTGTATATTGCATTGCTGATTTAGTTCTGCACATAGCTTAGTATTCGCAGCATTTTTACGAGTGCTATTAAGAAAGTCTGCATATTCTTTTGCATAGATTTCTAATCCTTTTGGGAATATTACAACCTCATAACCTCTTGCATCTAATACTGATCGCATATGCTTTCTTCCAACTCTAAATGGCTGAAAAAAAACGGGTGCTAACAAATTATTTACGTCAGTTTGGTTATCTTTCTTTTTTAGTTCTCTATTCCAAACCATATTTATAGAGTCAGCATTATTTTCTATAAATCTGCTGTCCCACTTTAAAAAGGATAATAACATATTTAGTAAGTCAGCTATAATCGCCAAAGGACTTAGTATTGTTTTAATTATAAGTATTAACATAATTTAAGTTTAAAAAACATCATAAACACATCCTAACAGTCGCTCACGATGCCATCTTTCAGACGGCACATAGCTTGTCTTTATGTGTCATCAGATAGTAGCCTTTTCTTTAATACTTGGGTACAGAAATCATCTTCTTTTATATCACCATCAGCGAAGCAATGATCCCATAATTCAGTATTCGACATAGATAAAATATCATTCTCATATTCAGAGACCCCATTTTCAATATTTTGTTTTAATCTAATCCCAACTAAAGCATCATTAATGCCTCTCAACATTTTAGCCTTCTTTGGATCTTTCCCCTGTACCGCATCAGCAGTATCTATTAATGTACGCTTTTCAGTATGCCTAACACCTTCTACCTTATCTTCATATCTGCGTATAGTAGCTAATGCTTCAAAGAAGTCTTCAGTATCCCAATTTTCCCAACAGGCGTGAACCATTGCATGATTAAGGTACCATTTTTTTAAATTTTCGCTGATTTTCATAAGTTGAAATTTATGCACGATTGATAACACTATGTATGATGTCAGACTCGTGCCTCATCCGAACACATACATTTTAACCGTTAGCGAAAATAATCACCTAACAATTTTATTATTTCATTTGATATATCTTGCCTACCTTGAAAGTATTTAACATTTGAACTATTGTGAGGTAATTTACCTATTGTTTCGCCTGATTCTTTTTTGTCATTTTTGACAAAAGAATTTACTTTTGCTAACAAGGTATAAAGTTCATTGCTTAAATCTTTTTTGAGGGTATTTTCTGTACTCATAATTTAAGTTTAAAAAATATTATAAAGTTACCTAACAGTCGCTATATGATCATTCTCCTTGCGTCGAACGACTACATAGCTTAGTGTTATCATCAATTGATTCCAAAACCACCATCTACTATTTCGATACATTCATTTACACTATCTTTTACTTTGTAGTCATAATTTCCTCCATCATCTTCTTCTAGTATGCTTTTCAGCTTTCTCATCGAGTTGATATTTTCTAGTTTTGATTTCCCTATCATTTGATGCTCTAGTATTACTTTGTCACCATTTGTTTCATAGTCTTCATCGTACCCTTTTAGGATTCGTAGTATGTGGTAATCGTTAGTGTCTGGAGTGATGTATATTTTTTCATACTCATCATACATTCCTTCAAAGTTCTTTTTTGCGAACTCTGTTATGTCTGTCGCTTTTGCAAATTCAAATTTCATTGTTTTAGTTTTTACGTTTAAAAAAGATGATAACATGGATTATACTCCATATTCCGCTTTGCTCCATACATGATCATACTCAGGCGTTATACAGAATGTAAAGAAAGCAGATAGTCAGCGGCTTGTATCTCCTTATCAAACCATCCCTCTGGATATTCAACCCATCTTTTATTTTCTGTTTTCATTTCAACTAATCTAAGCCGCCAATCAAGCAGTTCATTAATTGATGGAAGTTTATTTGTTCTTTGATAATCGGATATTAATACACTCTGTATAACACCCGATATGTCGCTATATTCGTTCCTCATACATCGCATATCTTTACCGTTAGTGACCATTAATAGAAGAAAGAACATAATCCCAATAATGGGTAGGAGAATAGTAAACATACATGGAGCCATCGGGAAACCACCAAAGTTTACCATCGAATTTTAATTCTTGTTCATTTCTAACTCCGTTTAGGTCATCAACCTTGGTTTTCAAGATTTTATTTTTCGGAGGATTTTGTTTCGATATTTCAATCCACATGATTTTTTAATTTGAGTGACGTTGTGAATATACCCGAAGGCAGTTTTTACAGGCATTGCCGAGAGGTAGGTTTATTGTCATCCTAAAGTTGCCATTTTCATCAAATCCACGTCCGCAAATTGGAGCGGAAACATGGCTTGCTGGAATTAGATTTTTAGAGTCTTTTCCTTCTCCGGCTTCATATACGAGGTGTAATTTTTGACCTCCTTTGATTTGCATATATCGCATGATAAATAATTGAAAAGATGAAAAGAAAACGGTCATTAACAAGGTACTCAACGTCAATACCTCCCATACGGTCGGTACTGCGTGAGTACAAACCGATATGTCCATTGCTCGTGCCTCACAACGGCACATAGCCAAACCGTTGTGCATAATAGCTACACACCAGATATACCCAATAATTTTAACTTAGCTTGGTGGTATTCTTCCATCGCATCGCTTATTCCAATGTGTATATTGCCAATCATATAATAATACTCGCCAACGTGTTTCTCTAATATTTTAAGTCGTTCTCTATGTTCTATTGCTTCTTTGTTCATTTCTGTTTTATTTAGTCGTTAAAATTTCTGTGCATAGCCGTAAGCGTTGTATCACATACGCCCACTAATAATTCAAGCAACTACGGAAGTATTGTAACCCTTTTCCGTACCCCCAATACCATCTGTGGCTTATTGTGTACATTCCAAGAAATCCATGCTCTACATAAGCCCATTTTTGTTGTCTGTTAAATCGTATTTTCATATTCCTTTGAGTTACTCCTATTTATAACGCAAGTTAAAATAATATTTTAACTTAAGCAAATTAATTCGTACATCATGATTAACAATAACAAAATATAAATGATAGAAGACATTATATGTAACTGTGATAAATATATAGTTACATGTTCAGGTAGCAAGTTTGGGCAATAATAGAACGATGGAATATAGTAGTTCATCCTTGCTATTATGCCGGGTGGTCTCGATGTTCTTGTAAATTTTGCACCTTTGGAAACAAAGGCCAATTTGCCAGTTCATTTAAAGTAAGCCTAAAACAAGGAGAAAAAATAATCCAATGTGAAAAAGCTTATCCAGGAATCACATTTCAATTTATCGCTATAGCAACATCAAAAGAATAAAATGGAAATATATTTACAGGTGACTGGAAATTACCAGCAGGTTCCTATGGTAAATCATATGGGCCAACCTAAATATCTACAAATTTATTTTACATATCTTCTGTATCGATACTTAATATAAGTCTTCTAAATATCACCTCTACATTCGCAGGTTTAAGACTAAGTAATCTTATAACTACATAGTCATCATTAAATACTCCTTTCTGTTCTTTTTGGAGATCCCCAGCTTCATAAATCTTTAATTCACTGTTATACTTGTTAAGTGGTGAAATACCATCAGGTACTTGATTTTTAAATTCTTCAACAACGATCCGGTTAGTTGACATTCTAAACTTAATTTCATCAGTCTCATTGATGTCGTTCAACAGATTCTCGTCAGTATCAATACCTAAATCTCTGAAATCTAACCATCCAGTAGATTGTCTTCCATTGTGTACACTAAATTTCTCAAATAAAGGTATATCTAATTCAGTAACTACATCTCCATTATGTTGAAGCACCTCTCCAACCACCATGAAATTCCTTACTATCCAATTCTGATATGTCTCTTTATCTACAATCGGAATCTCAACATACACAGGCGTAAGCTGTCCATAATATTCATTAAACCTACCTTGCACAAAATGTGTATAGATGATACTCTCACTTAAACTAAACAGTTCAAATCTATTAAACAGAAATAAATCAGGTCTGTATAAATGGAAAGATAAGTAATATTGATTCTTAATACTAAACGATACCAAGAAACTCTCATCCTTAAATCCTACTGGATCTCCTAATGTAATAGGACTGCCTTCTCTCATGAATTTGCCGTCACTATAAGTTGTTCCAGGATGACAGCTAAAGTCATATTTATATAGGTATATGATATCTTTCGCATAATCTATTCCTATATCGAAATATACTCCATCCTTACACTTTTGATCTACTATGCTGAAGTCCGGGACATCATCCAATATTTTGAACCGTAAGTTCTCATCCATAAAATCTTCAAGACCTTTGAATGTGATATCCGTATCCTGTCGCCCTGTATACATCTTAAACCTTCTAGCATCTCTGTCAATATAAAAATATCCTCTGGCCGTTATCTTCGATGCATTAGGATCTTTATTCCCACCGTATCCAGTAATTGCTCCTCCGTATATGTCTACCGGCTCGCCAAACAAATTAGCTTGTCCTAATAATATCTCTGTAGAATCTAGTTGAAGCCTTTGTCCTTTAAATGGCACATGAAATATAGAATCAGTAGTATGAACACTCAATACATTCTGCATGTATATAAGCCTAGATATTTGACCTCGATCTCTTGGAATGGTTAATAATTGATTAGGTTTGAAATTTCTCCAGCTATCTAAATGGCTTTCTAATACCTGTTGATCTGACATTATAATCTTAGATGAATATCTACCTTCACATACCTGGGTGTCATAGTTCAATGGCATCCCAAAAATAAATCCTTCATAATTGATATCTGAGTGACTTACATCGTAGTTATAATGATTGTCCTCGAATCCTTTTGCTCTACCTGGATCCATGGCAAAGTCTCCTCCGGGACCATCAGGCATCTTTCTGTCAGGTCTACACCATTCTAATCCTAAGATGCTATCTATAACTTTGTTATCAAGGTCTGAGTTTGCCCAATCTTTAATCCAAATGATACCTGCAGCTATTAATGCTATACCAAAACCCACAGCAAGTCCAGCTCCAACAGATCCGGCGAAAAAGAACCCACTACCAATTTTTGATAAACCAGTATAAATAGCGATAATACCTTGATAGATAAAAAAGAATCCTGGTCCATATACCCATATGATATTTAATATCATTCTAAGTATCATCTTCCATCGTGGCGGTTCTTCCATAAAGAAAGCTATTCTATCTAACCATCCAAGTTCATAATCAGTACCTTCAGGAAAACTACTATCTAACTTCAATGTCTTTAATCTATCTTGATGTACCTCTGCAGTTCCGAAATCTAAGTTCTTATAATCACCTATTCTTATTGCCCCTGCTGCCCTATAATGTAAATTAGCATCTGACTGTAAGTAAGTCCTTACTAATGTCTTTAGTAAATGAGGAAAGTATGCATCAGGTGGTGTCTGTAATGTTATTGTAATAAACCATAGCTTAATAATAATACCATCTTCTGATGGTGGTAATAATCCTGCCCCATCCTTGTCCGTTATAGCTCTCATTCCCCTCCTTAGAGATCCTAATGCATTCCTTACATCATCTTTATCACCTGTCATAGGAACAGTGCCACATTCTTCAAAACCTGCTACCTTTAATATAGATCTAGCAATTGATGTCAGTAAATCAGAAATAACTCCACCAATGATAGGAATATCAACTTCTATCTCTACAGAACCAAAATCTCCACTAGGACTTATTTCTTCAGGAACCTTATCAGATACAAATGCCGACCTCTTTACACTAAAAGGACCAGTAAAGCTATCTCCACATATACCTTCCACTTCTCCTGTATCAAAACTTGTGCTGTCACCATGCAAACCTATAGGTATATATACCCTGTTTATAGAGCTGCCATATTGATTAGGCAGGTACTTCATTGTTGTTACATTCCAAGCTCTTGAGTCACCGATTAAACTTTCATGATCAATAGTATCACCAATGAAACTCAAATCATCAGCTCCATCACTACCATTCAATGATCCGGCTAATGGTCTGCTTCCGTTCTCTAAAGCTATCTTGCTACCATCAATCTCGACATACATAGAACTCTCTCTATATGTATTCACTAAAGTATGAGTGAATTTATTATCCTTTGTGACTATAGAATCTGCAGGTGCATACTTCATTGCTTTTAAGCATCTCAATATTGGACCTCCATCAGATCCTATTGGCGGCTGAAAATGATTCAATGATATACTCTGTGTTGTTCCGGCAAGATTTAACTTACTCTCAAATGGACTCTCTGCAGGCCGGCCTTCAGAATATTGCTTGAATCTCCAACCACATCCAAATGTCTCTTGCTCGATTAGCAAATAATCACCATCAGTCCTTTTACCCCACAAGTGAATGTCAGACCCATGCAATATATAAGCAGGTACAGTAGATGCTGATCCTCTTCTGAATGTATTATTCCCTCCTGGATTGATGTCTTTATCGTAATATTCCAATGAATTAACCCCTAGTTTACCAAATAATGCTGTCTCTCCCTGAATCAAACCTGAATAAGTACCTATCATTAGGTTGTTACCAATGTTTGTTTTGTTCTGCTCAGTTCTAGGAGCATAGTATATGGTAAAAGGATTGGCCTTGCATAATCTTTTCTTAAATTCATCCGGAAGACTCTCCATTATCTTTTTGATAGATAGTCCAGTAAAGATGGCAAAGGTGTCTCCATCAGGAGTATTGATGACATCATACTTATTCTCTACTCCACTCCTTAGAGATACATAATGTGGCTCTTTCGTTAATGAAGGAACTCTAAACCCTCTGACATTCTTCCCTGCCCACTCTCTATATACTGGAGGACATCCTTCTTCAGCTTTATCAACAATATCAGGATATAACTGGTTAGTAAGTCCACAACCAAAGATGCCTTCGCTGTAAGGGATAGGAATAATATTAGAGACACAATCTAAATCTGATCCTAATATGTTTGGACTAAAACCATTTGTATCTGTACCTCTAGCCTGTATATCTCCTCTTAATGATTGCCCTGATGGGAATGTCTTGTTCTTATTATCTCTCTTATACTCAGTCTGCTTGTCGTAGTGATAAGCATTATTTACATACTTCCATTTACCTCCCTGACACTCATAGCATGTCTGGCCGGAACATCGGATCTCTCCTTCTTTACTACAAGCTATCTGTGTATCTATATATTTTATCTTGTCACTAGGAGTTTTTGTGTCTGCATCGATCTTGGCAAAGTTCTTATTAGCATTGGGTAATGCTTGCTCTCTGGCACAATCAATAGGACTATGCCAACAATCCATATATAATGATGAATTTGCACCAAAAAAATCAGCTATAGCTATAATAAGATTATCTAAAAAAGATCTATTACAGTTAGCACAATCCAAATACTCATCTGCGTAATCTAACGCTTCTTCATCACCTGGAGTAAGAAATCCCTGGACATCACCTTCATCTCCTGAAGTCGTAGGAGGATCAACAATATTGCCAGGATCCGTAGCAGATTCTGTGCTCGTATCTCTAGGATCTATCTTAGGAGTTATGTTATTGTCAAACTCGAACTTCTCATTGCTATTGCTAAACTGCTCCTGGAATGCCTTGGATAACTCATTGGCATCAGTAATGTATAATTTTGTTCTTTGGGATGTATCTTGATAGGTAGGTACTGCACACGTTCCACATTGTTCCCCTATAGGAGCACACTGACCCATATGATTAATGAATTCAAATGCTTTGGTCCGGGTGCCATCATCAAAGTTGAAACCAATGGCAGGAATATACATCTCATTAGCTTTCAATCCTTTATAATTCTTAGCTTCAGACATAGGTACTGCCCAACGCTTATAAAATACCTCCATCTTATTTACATACTGCTGTAAACTCCAATCTCTCTCAGGCTCGACATTGAATAAGACTAATCTACCATCTACCGATTCATGATCTGCACCATTGTAATTGTGCTTGATTCTGCTAGTAAGCTCAGTAAGCTTATCATCACCATCAGCAACATAACCCTCAACACCTGTATATGTATATCTTAGATATCCATTTCCGTAGCCTACATTCTCTATAACCCTGTATGTTTTTTTGGAATCTATTGTCCCGATGATCACTATGTCAGCTAGACTATATTCTTTCGGTAAGTCAGCGATCTCCATGGCTAATGCTCCTTTTCCTTCTTCTCCAGGTCTGAAGTCTCCATGAGCAACACTTAGCGGTTGGCTGGTAATTGAATAATTGGTAGGATTACCATCGCTATCCTTTACTCTTACAGATACTTTATAACTTCCATTAGCTAACCTGCCCATGCCATCGATGACAACAACTTTAGCTACTGCCACACACTTAGGTCTACATAACTTGGTATCTGTGTAATCACAACAGGGATCTGTAATGTTTATAACCCGGTATACATTATCCGTCTGGAAATAAATGTGGATGTTATTGCAGTGAGATACATAGTTGACATCTATATCTGTCCACACACAAGGAGAAAAACCTAATGGCATGTCTAACCCTGATGAGCTGTCATCCATTACTTTCATATACTGCTTTCTTTTGTAGTCTACTACTCCAACTTCTGATTGACCACCATTTAATATGAATGTAATGAAAACATCTTCTTCTTCTAATTCATAACACCCTCTCAAGTCTGCTCCTTCAGGAAGACATACTGATATCTTATTTGCTGTATCCGAAGAAATATAAGATAAAGCATGATCGGCTTGCTTCTTTGTAGTTCCGTAAGAATTAGTATAAGTATGATCAGGCTGTTCTTGTGGTATTCCATCCCTATAAAGATGTGAAAATAAACGAACAATCGACTTTATTGGCATGTCTTAATGAATTAGCTATGCCAAAGATAATATATATAGACTTATATTGCTAATTTGTATTCTGCAGGTGACAGATCTCGATCATTCCTTTCGCGTCTATGAACTTTGCGTAAGTATGACGTATATTGTCAATGCTGCAATCATGCTTCTGAGCTACCTTGTGAACGTGCCACTTATCTGATGATTTTATGTCTTTGTTTTCTTTGCTCATTGTCTTAACGTTTAATATGTTCTTTTCCAATATTTATGTTTACCCAATTTATCTTGACGATAACAACTTCTTCGATCTAATCTATAACCTACTGTTATTTTATCTCCTAATTTCATATTTTTTCTTTTAAAAGGAACCCGAGATTTTACCCCGGATTCCAAATGGCGAACCACATCACAACTATTACATATCTGAAGGAAGAATCACATTAGCCAGTAATTTAGCAAAATATGCATCTCCTTGTTCTTCTATTCGAAAATATTCATTATACTCATCCTCAGTTATCTCTTTCCAATCTACACTCCGGATTCGATAATGTAACGTCTCTGGCTTCAAAGCATGAGATCCAGGATCTATCTTTACATAATCAGAAAAATTAAATCTTAGCTTCATGGGATTTCCAGAATAATTGAAAACCTTTCTCTCTTTTATGAAATCTATGTGATGGCCACTAGGAGTTCCATTTACATCATAGCTAGACATCTCAATCTTCCATTCTTGTTCGATATTTAAAATGTAGTAATTCATGATATTATTATTTATAATTTTCTAATCTTTTTTCCATATTCTTCCTATCCGTCCGTAACTTTTTTAAATCTTCTCTCAGATGAAGGATATAGTCAGCCTCGTTTGCAGTTATCTTTGACTTCATAGTGAGCTCTTGTATCCTACTATTAAACGTTTCAATCTGAGAATTTATAGCGGCTAATCTCCTTTCCGAATATCTCTTAAATGTAACGTATCCCATATCAATATACTATTTAACTTTTACTTGAATATCTTTCACATAACCTTTAGGCAAATCAAATATGCCTTCACTATGCCAAATAGCATATTCGTGATTATTTCCTTTGGTGATAGTAATCGTCTCATTTTTATTTATGACGTAATCACCTAATGGTATTTTAACTTTTGCTTTTGCTTCTGCCATCCACATATCAAAATGCTACTTTTTGTCTAATGATTTCATTTGCTTTATCTAAAAATTGGGACATCTCATATCCTACCATATTTGCATCAAACTTGTTAACACAGTACTGAAGATATTCTGTAGGTATCTCAGTCATCTCAGAGCCTACATGCATCCCAAAATGTACATACCGGTATTCTCCATACTTCTTATTCAACTCTAACGCTGCTTCCTTCTTACTTTTCTTGTGAAACCTCATCGTAATCATCTCCTTAGTAGTACGTACTCCTCCCATCGGAATATTGCTAAGTAATACATCTTTGGAAAACACCCCCCAACCATGGCCTGGGAAGTCCTCTATAGTTATATTTTCAAGGTATCCAAATCTCCTAATATTACCACAGAAGTCTATAGCAAATCCATTCCTCTTATTCATTGAAGGTCTTGTAAGTCTCCCAAGCATCTGATAATATAATGCAAAACTATTCGTTGGCCTACCCATCATTACGCAATCTAAATCAGGATGATCAAATCCATAACTGAAGATAGAGTGATTGAAAACTATTTGTATATCACCATGTTTGAAGTTCTCTACTATCTCAGCTCTTTTCTTAGCAGGTGTGCTTCCACTTATAGCTACAGAATTCTTAAATACTTTTGACATACTATTAGCAGTAGCAACACTATCAACAAATACTAATATGTTCTTCCTCGATGGCATTAACCTTTTCACATTAGCTATTATTCGTTCATTTACTTTGTTGTCAGCAATAGCTATCTTAATAGATGCATCTGTAAATTCAGATCCAGTTGAGTTTAATCTCAACGATTGATCATTAAAGTCGTAACCTTCATACTTCATAGCAGCCCAATGATCATGCATTATCTCTTGAATTTGTATGACCCTTATTACATGATTAAAGAATCCCGGTTCCATGCGTGTCAAGAAGTTTAACCTTGCACCATCAGCCCCATTAAATAGCCTCACAGGAGTAGCTGTAAATCCTATACTAACTTTAGGCTGTAAATCATCCATAAACCTAGTAAACATAGATCCAGGCTCAGGACTATATGATGTGTGGCATTCATCCAATAACACATGCTTTACACCTAAATCCTTAAACATCTTACCCTTATTTTTAATGCTTCCTAGCGTAGCAAATGTTATCCTTGATGCTTTCTTTTTATTTAGAGAGGAACTATAAATAGATCCTTGACCTCCGAAGCTAAGAAACTTCTCAAAGTTTTGCTTCAATAACTCAACTCTAGGCTGCAAGACTAGTATGGGTTCATCTATTATTTTTGCTGCACTACCTAATAACAAAGATTTTCCTCCCGCTGTAGGAACCACAATAATGCCTTTGGCATGTTTAGTTCGCTTCTCCTTATTGATAGCAAGATAGTCCTTTATCTTATCCTCACAGTCTTGCTGATAAGGCCTTAACTTAAACTCTGGTAGTGGGTTAAATAAGTTATGCTTTGTCATTGTATTCTTTGATTTTAGATATTTTTAACACTTACAGATATATGCTCTCCCAATACAGCATAATGTGCTGCCTTCATCGCATCTACTACACATTGAGTTGCTACTTCATCCAGATCTACTGTCAATATCTCATCATGCCTTAAACACTTAATAGCATTTAAGGGGAAAGTCCGATCCTTCCCTAAATTAATAACCGCTAACTTTAAAATAACTGAAGCTGTCCGCTGTACATTGAGACCTATTACTTTCCTGGACAAAATCTTATGCTTATCCATCGCTTCCATAATAACACCCCTCTCCTCTGTATCTCTTTCATGCTTAGGTATCTTCCAGAAATTATTAGCTTTAGATCTTATTCTTTGATAACCGTCTAACAATTCATCTTTCATGTATTGACCAAGATATCTGCATGTCCAATAATAACCCTCTTTGATAGCTACATTGATAAGCTCATTTCTATTCTTAGTAAACTCACAAAGATCATCGATATTTTTATATAAATTATATAGAGACAATGGACTTACTTTTATTTTAAATGCTAAACCATCGATTCCCATTCCATTCATCATAGATAATACAGTAATCTTCATCTTATCTCGTTTCGCCTTATGCTTCTCATTCATCTCCCCGGGTTGATACTTAACCTTAGACACATAACAATACAAAAATTCATAAAAATCACTATATTCTGACTCTCTAAACACATAAAATATTGGGGGCTTGAAAATATGCATGTAAATCATTATCTCCTGACTTACATAATCAAAAGACATTATGTTACCATCATAATAGTCAGAACTTAAAGCCTGAATATTAGGTGCATAAGTATGAACCCTTCCAGTAATCGAACTATAAGGTTTATGATTAATAGGAATATAGTCACCTATATATGGCTGTATCATTATCCTGTCTGATCGCAACAAAGAGAATAAAACATATTTGTCAATAGCTTCATCCTTAAATGATCTCAAATTATTAAAAGATAAATCTTCCTGGCCGCTATCAATATCGAAGTAGTTATACTTCTTCTTATCAAGATACTTTGTTAATGAAGTCTTTGAAGGAAATGGATTTTTTAACTCTACCATTTTCTTCTCCAACTCAACATACTTCTTTTTTATTAATTCAGTATTTACAGGAAACTCATGAGCATTTATCCTGTTAAGATAAGAGTGAAATAATGACTCCATATTAATTACCGTCTCAAGCTTCATCGATTTTATTATCTTAATCTGTTTATAAAAAACTTCATAAATATGTTTTGGATAGTTTTCCGGCTTATATTTAGGACCAATAGTCTTGTGTAAATATTTCTGAAATAAAGACCTTAATGTATTACTTTTATGGTAAAATATCACTTTCTCTAATGTCTGTATATCAAGTATTCTAGCATTTACAACCAACTGACAATCATAGCCTATAACTGACTTTACACCTTCAGGAATAAATAATTTTTCATCTTTATAGCTATTAGTGCCATCATAATAATAGTACTTAGACTCGAAATAATATATTGCTATTGAAACCACGTATATAAAAAGTTTGTAATATCAAAATTATTTAACTATTTTTGAACCAGTTTATAACACAAGGACACTGCCAAATTCCTGGAGGTCTATGATTAAGTTCGTAGACCTTTTTTTAGATAACTTTTTGTGCTTTTATACTGCTCCATCCCTTAGCTGTTTAGATATAACATCATTGATTAATATCCTGGCTTGTTCTTTTATGTAATTTGGCTTATTCCAACCAGTACTCCCAGTTAACTCACGATACACAAGTCTCTCTATTTCTTTTTTCATTATTGACTCAGTATTTTCAGTGTTAATGTTTTTTATTCGATCAGACAATGCTTCCATCACAAGCCCTCTAATTTCTTTCCTAGCTATGGACATTATTTGCCCTTTTATCATGTCCTTGATATAGTCCCTTAGCTCTTTATCTTCTTTGATGTTTAATGTTAATTTCATAATCCTTTTTTTTGTTAGATAACTTTTCTTATTGCATCGTTTATGTAGAATTGGGTGTCAGTCTTTATGATGATATCTGAAGGATCTTTTGCTATGTCACAATGGATAACTTTATCTGTCTTTAGCAACCTGGAGACTACAGTATTATAAACCCATCCTGCCGAATCATTATCCCCCCACACTAACCTTATTGGAAATCGTTCTATTAGCTCTGGTGCCATCTTCTCTAATAAGCTGAACATTCCTTCACCTGAAGTACAGAACGCTTTATACTCATAAGAACAAGCTTCCACACTTACAATATCCTTCATACTTGTAACTGCTATTAGAATATTCCCATTTCTAGGAAGTGTATCATAGCCTTCTAACTGCCTCATATTTTCATGCCAGAACTTATGAGGTCGATCACCATAAAAATTAAAAGGAGCATAGCCTTTCTTTCCTCCACCTGCAGGCCAAAAGAAACCAAAATTATCAACACTTGATGTGAAATAGTTTTTAGATAATTTATTAACACTTACTAGTCCTTGGTATTTGTGCCTGTGAAGTAATTCCCGAGGAACAAATAAAGACTTAAAATAGTCATAGTGCTCTAACTGTAAAGGCTTCGTTTTAAATGTCAAGGGAATAGAAACATTAGACATTCTCTGCATATAACTCCTGGAGTTACTTATCTGTCCATAATTACCGGACTTTATAACTTCCAATGCTTCTTCCCTTGAGCTAACGCCTATCTCCATTTCTGCTACAAATCCTATCACATCACTGCCAAAATTTCCTGCATAGCCAAAATCCTTCCAGTATATCCTCTGATTATACATCTTGGTTGAAAAAGAAGGATTATCATCAGACCTTCCAGGCAGTGGAGACTTTATTTTCTTACCAATCTGATAATGACTCCCTATATAATGACGATATATAGAAAGCTCGTCAAACATTATTTGATTTGAATAGTCTTCTTAGGAACAAAGATAGCGTTGAATTTATTCTCAGGATTATCCTTGGCCCACTTCTTAAAGTCTGCTAATTTAATCTTTTCTACTATTTCCTTAACTACAAATTCTTTAGGAACTTTATCATAAAAGAAATCAGATCCTTTCCTATATCCAATATTGACTACATCTTTTTTGTATGATTCCATTTCATGGACTCTAAGATATGTGTCAATATTCATAGAGAACCAATTCAATGAATTCTGAGCAGACTTCTTCATAGCAGTAAGCCTCTTTATCTCTTTGTCTATTGCGTCAAGTTCATCACTCTTCATCTTGTATACGAAATAGTATCCTCTTATCTTATCTTCTCCGTCTGCAATATTCTTGTCATAAGCTTCTAATAATTCATCAGTTGCTTCTCCTGACTCTAACAGTTCTACCAATTGTAGAAACTCTTGGTTTATTTCATATAACTTTGCCATATTCTTAATTTAATTTAATTGTCAATTATTCATACTTATGGATATCATGTCATAAGTAAAGGCTACCATGACTAAAATGGTAAATCCTCATAATCCTGTAATGGTGGTGCATCTTCAGGGAAATTAGTATTCTCAACACCTGGAGATTTAAAAACTAATCTATCAGGTCTCACTCTATCTTGCCCTACTGCAGGGGGTGGCTGCATCTGTGGTGGCGGTGGAGCTTGTTGTACCTGTGGTGGTGGCTGTGGTGGTTGATATTGCTGTACTGGAGGCCCTTGTGGTGGAGCTATCGGTGGTGCTTTAACAGGAGGTGGAAATCCAAAATCATCAGGCCTGGTAGCTTGTCCAAACCCAGCTTGTGGAGAATCAGGAGGTTTTTGGTATCCACCAACTTGCCTTGAAGGGTCAGTATTGTACGTCTGATTTATCGGAGGTGGTGGTGCCGGCTGCTGATACTGTTGCGGTGGTGGTGCCGGCTGCTGATACACATGAGCCGGAGGTTGCGGCTGCTGATACTGTTGCGGTGGTGGTGCCGGCTGCTGATACTGTTGCGGTGGTGGTGCCGGCTGCTGATACTGTTGCGGTGGTGGTGCCGGCTGCTTACCTGTAGTCTGCGGTGCATATTGCTGCTGTTGTGCATATTCATCATATTCGTTTGGGCCCTTTATGCTTTTCAAAATACTTAGCTTGTGAGCAACATCCTGAGTAAACCAACTATACAATGTAGCATTCTGCTCCCTATAATCCCAAGTCATCCCTTCATACCCCCTAACCTGTACAGGCGGTGGTAAATTATCTGAAGAATATGCTGGAGTTAACTTACTACCGTCCTGGAATAAATTTAACCCTACATTCCTTTTTCCATCATTCCCGGTGATATCATAAGGAACAATAGTCATTTCTTTCATAATATCTACGTTCCTAAAAATCTTAGCAAACCTTTTGCCATATCCACTATCAAAAGGAAATGCCAATGAAATTTTATCACCATCAGACTCCATCCATAACCGGATCTCCATGGCATTAAACTTCTCGTTATTCTGAACTTTAATATCAGAAATATGAGCACTAATGCTACTGAATGAATAGTAGTACAATATACTACCATCTTTCTTCTTTCTAGTGTTCAACTGATATTGTGGCTGCTCTGGTTGCTCATTAAATGATTGTGTCAACTTACCATTGTAAAAAGATAAGTAAGATGACGAAGATGCTTGTGTTACCTTCATGATATAATTGTGATTTAAAAATTAATTAATTTCCTTCTTTAGTGACTGGATCTTCCTCTTTAATTTCAGGAGACTCAGAAATTACTGCATTTTCTGACTGAATACTGAATTCTTCATGATACTTCATCTTCATCCAGTTAAACATGCATGCAGCTTGCTTCTTAAATGTATTCTCATTCCAAGCTTTACCTACCATCAAATCCTTAGAATATGACGCTGATAAAGTAATCATTTTAGTGAATTCCTGAAATATCTGCTGTTGAGCTATATACTCAACAGGAATATCCTGTTGGAAAAAGTCAAACTTTGTCTTTGTTTTTTCAGTAGGCAGGCCAGGATTACTTATCTCATCCTTCAGCCTATAAAAATAATTATAACCCTCTCGAAGATTATAAATGTTGTGAAAGTCAGGATGATAGTGCCTAACACTATCTCCGTTTTCAAATTCTACTTGAACTCCATAAAATGTTATATTGGACCCTGTAGGTGTAAAATCTTGCAATCTGACTACTTTAGTCAGCTTTGATGTTCGCCATCCATGATAGCGAACTTTTATGTTATTGTTCATGATTAGTTGTGATTTAGTTGTGAATCAATTACAATATCAAATATAACACTTTATAATTAAAAATAAAATTATTTTTAATATTTCTTTATTTTTTCTTTTTGGCGACTCTATTTGCTCTAAGGAAATCAAGATATCTGGAATCATTTTTCACTTTCCTAGCTAGTCTAAATACTTCTTCTTGCCTTTCTTCAGGATCTTTTATGCGTTCTAATGACTTTATATCTTCAGATACATATTCATTGAATATATCTGACCAAATTTTTTGTGCATCTCTCTTGGCAGCAGTCTCTAAATAATAGTCACTTGTATTGACTTTCAGTTGAGCTTGAGATCTATATTTATATAATTCATAGCTATCAATATCTTTACCATGGATAATTTTATATGCCGGGTTCTTTTCTGCTTCATTCATGTATTGACCCATCCTATCCGCAAATGCATCAGGAAAGAAGTAAGTGTCAAAAGTAGTAGGGATTTCATTACCTAAAATATCGTGTCTGGAATCATCATCTTTCTCAAATAACGGTACATTCCTTAAAAAAGCATTCATAAAGGTTTCATTAAAATCCTCTCCATATAGATTCTGTCTTGGAGTTCCTGCAAACTCTTTATATTGTGTGAACCCTTGTCTATAAAAACTAGAGAATGTTTGAGCATTTAGTAATCCACCCATCTTAGATGCCAGCCTATTCTTAGCAAACTCTTTATCATTCTGATACCTTCGCTTCTCGTTATCGTTCTCTGCTCTTAATATATTTCCATCAGCTTGTTTGATGGCAGTATAAGAATCTACCATATCAATAGCTGCATCAATACCAATTTCAAACCCTTCACCATATATATGCTTTAATGCTCCCATAGCAAAAGTCTGTGCCACAATACCTGGACTTACCTCCTGTCCTGTATCAATCTTATCTCCAATAACACCAATCATTCCTAATGGTGCAGATAATGGCGTTTCAGTCCAATTCAAATGAAAACCTCCTATAGATATCGTGTTTTCTCTGAAATCATTACCAAGTCTATTTCTATTTGTTGTGTAATCTCTATAACCTTCAGAAGTAATACTTACCATATCCCACCAGTATTTATTCTTTACTGGCTTTAAATTCCCATCCTCATCTTCTTCCCAATCAAAAGCCATGGCTATTAAACCCAAAGCCATTCCAGTTCCTACTCCAGCCCTTATTCTAAAAGATTCTCTGTCTGCTTTACTTTTACGATTGTCTTTTATTAAAAGACCAGCTTCATCATTCTTTCGCCATAAGGATGAAAAAGAAAATCCAGGAACTCGCTTTAAATCCTCTAACGATACATTATTAATTAATACCTTTCCAGAACTAATATCAAAGGATAATCGGTCAATATTTGTGAATTCAGTAAGACCGGCTTGAATAAGTGCTAATGGAGACCAGTTATAACCTAAATATATACCATTCCCTACAGTTCTTACAATAGGAGCAAAAGTTATCCTTAATAGTTGATCCGCTATTGCAGCTACAGTACTACCCTTATTTGCCCCTCGTGTAGTAGCTGTCAATGCATAAGCAATACCTCCACTAAATAATCCATTTACTTGACTATTTAAAACAGACGTTGTTAATGCTCTATCGTGAGCCTCTTTCCGAACACTTCTTGCAGCAACATTATCTTTACCTAACTTATCGACACTAGCCTGATAGGCTTTTTCCCTATTTTCTAACACTAAACTTTTTTTAATAGTAGCTAATTCACCTTTTGATAAATTTGGATCTTCTTTTATTATTGCGTTTATCTTGTCATTCAGATCCTTAGTATATTCACCTCCTACTCCTAATGCCGTTTCCATCTCATTAAAGAATTCAGCATTACCTCTTTTGAAGTCATAATCATACTTCTTCATTACTTGATCATGTGCCTCAATAAATGTAAGTGGCTCAACAGCAAATGTATTCAAGAATACATCAATAGCTTGTAATGACCTTACCATTATTCCCGGAAGAAATATAGCAGTACCAAATAAACCATTAAGAATAGATTCAGCTTTACCTAATTTTGTTTTGCCACTAAATTTTTGTAGATGATTAGAGATAAGTTCTTTTCTTGTTTTAGCATCAGGACCCCTCTGCCCAAAGATAAGATCCATACCATGATTAAGAATTACATCAATACTACTATACCCTTGATCTGGTATCTCCTCATAACTAACTCCAGGAGCTCCTCGCTTGAATGCATCAAAAAATAATTTAGTAGCAGTTGCTCTAAATAATTCCTTATTATTCTTTTGATATTTTAAGAAATTACCTATCTGACCTCTTAATGCTAATTGAGGTAAAGCTACAAAAGCAGCTTCTACTAGGACTAATATTCCGGATGCGGCAACAGCCTTTAATACTGTATTTTGACCAGAAAGAAGATTTATAAATCTGACACCTGTCAATATCTTCATATACCTTTGCTGCTTACTCTCTTTAGCTTCTCTCATTATAGTATGCAGCTCCCTAGATGCAGCTTCCCTATTTCTAGGGTTTACATCTTCTTCAATTATCTTTGTAAGATCTGCAGCCCTTTCAACTTCTTCTTCCGTTAATTCCCGAAGACCAAATTTTTCTGCAAATCTCGCAACAATACCTGCATCTGTCATATCACCTATCCTAATGATATCTCTCATTCTTTCTTCAATAGTAGCTCGCTGTCTATTACTCCTAACACTTGATTTTAACAATCGATTTACTAACTTAATCCTTTTCTCTCCAATAACCTTGTGGTAGGTCCCATTTAATACTTCAGCTAAAGCGGTAGCATCAGCTACAGATAGATCCATATCCCTAATTAACGAATCAGTAAGCATTCTTACACTAAGATTGCCTTGTTTTACACTCTTTCTCATTATAGCTCCCATGGCTATATTCGAATAGTTCTGTGGCTTAGTACCATAAGGAATATCAATGCCAGCAGCTTTCAATTGCTCAGGACTCAACTTAGAGATACCATATGTTATAGCACTCATTATCTTTGACCTACTAGCATTAACAAAATTCTGATCAAGACTTAATGCATCAATCAATGACTTGACCTGGCTAAATTGCTCTCTATATTTCGCTAACCCTTCACTTGTCGTCTGTGCATTAAGATGTGCTTCTATATTTGATAATGACTTCTGTAAAACTTGTAATGCATTCTCTCTATTTAAAAATAAATCAGTCAATGCCTTTACACTATCATTTGAAATAATGAAATCTTCTGGCAATGCACTCTTTAAAAATTTACCTGTATGAAGTTTCTTGAATTCATTCCTTAATGTATTCCTTAAAGTACTATCAATTTTCCCAAGCCTTGTTGTAAACTCAGCAACTACTTTATTCGCATATTGATTATCAATATATTTTACAATATCAAGATTATCTTTAAAAAAAGCACCGATATCATCGATATAATCTAACTCTAATAAAAAGTTCTTTACAGCATCTAACGCTGCATCAGCACTAATTTGTGGATCTTCAAAAATTACACCTATGGTTCCTTTTACTTCTTCCTTATTCTTAATATTAAGTTTTGAGAAAAATGGATTATTATCAATATTAGTGTCTGTCCTAGAAGTACGTTTTTCTCCAAACAGCTTCAACATTCTGTCAACTAATTCTCTCTGATCCTGACTTAAATTGTTAAGTCTCGATGCAGCATTAATTATTTCTTGATTAGATAACAGGTCTTTAGTCTCAGAATCAGCATTTTTTGCAACTTCACCTGATATGAATTTAGAGAACTCCGCTAACGTCATACCATCTTTATCCATAGTAACTTTCTCAGCTTCTTTAAAATCAACACCACTCATTCTATTACTAATATTGATAAACTCTTTACCCATAGTAGCACTCTCTAAATTCCTGGCCGCATGGCCAATAGCAGGAAAAGCACTGGTGACTTGAGTGATCTCAGCTCTGGTAATATTTATTTCTTCTTGAATTCCATCAACTTCTACTCCAAATGGAGCAGCAGATAAAGCTAATTGCTTATTTAATAAATGGTCTAATGTAAGAACATATATATCTAAATCTCTTAAATCAAAATCTCCTCTCCTAAAGGCTTTTAATTCATTGACAAAATTACTTAAAGAAGCTTGATCATTACCGATACCAACTAACATTGAATCTACTGCAGCAAATAATTCCTCAGTAGTCCTCCTATAAGATTGAATATCATTAAGGTCATCTAACTGTGCATCACGCAACTCTGGACCTAACTTAGTGAAAAGTCTACGCATGGTCCTATTAACTTCTGGATCAGATACAAAGTCAGCAGATCTCTGAATAGACGATTTTGCACTCTCCCGGGTATATGCCTGTCTTACAAATTCTTCCTTGATCCCTCTTCTATCAAATTCAGGCTTAAATGCTTCATAGAAAACATCGAATGTAGCTTCATCTTTAAAACGATCTACTCTCTCATTCAAATAGTCTTGTTGCTCCTTTAATAACCCTCGATCCCTAAGAGATCCTTCGAATTGCTTTATGTAAAACTTCCCATTAGCATCCTTTCTAAGTATATCAGCAAAAAATGATGTATTACCAATCCTAACTACATACCTACCTCCATCAACTTGATATATATGCCTTACGTTTCCAGATGCATATTCTCTCTCTCCTTGGAAATTCTTAATCCATATAGTTACTTTATCTCCAACCTTAAAATGCCTATTCCTATTGAACCTGGCAAAGAATGGTTGCGTTTGTCTATTAAAAAGATCAGCACCCCCTCTATAGTCTTCAATCCTAAAAACTTCGCCCTTGCTAAAAGAATCAGCAATACCATTAACAACATTGATTAAGTCATTAATCGTATCTACCTCTATATCAACATCTCTGCCTATCAACTCATTAAACCAAGCTTTTATACCATCTATTATCTGTTGAGTTTTAGGTTTTGATATCCTTCCAGAGACTGTAGATAACAATCCGACTAACTCAGCAAAAAATTCATTGGCCCGGACAATATCTAATGGCCTATTACCTTGAGCCTTTGTATATTGAGATACAAAGGTCTCTACCTTCAATGCTAAATCTTTCTCGAAAGCATTACCATTGTTCAGTACACTACTAATGATGTTATGTAATTCTACAATTCTATCTGAACTAGATAAAAATGTCTTTACAGCAATAGCATGTACAGCTTCGTGTACTACATCCTTTGAAGTTGATACTTCTGAATTTATATATATGGTATCAGTTATAGGATCATAAACTCCTTTGACATTAACACCATACTTACTATGTAATCCTATAGTATTCGAAACAACAAATTTCGTCCCAGGACTTACCTTAGACAAAACTATCTTAGCTTTACTTATTGCATCCTGAATATCTGTTCCTACACTGACAGATACTTCTTCTACATTAACACTATCAAGATCAGTATCACTCATGGAGATGACGGTACCATCAGCAGCCTTCAAAATATAATTCCTTACTCCATTGTCATACTCAATACCATCTACAGTAAATATCCCTTCATATCCAATCTCTCTTAATTCATAAACATCACCTACATTTAGCAATGCATCTGGGTCTTGAACATTTAACTCAGAAACTAGCTTTTTATATTGTGAAGCTAAAGGCACATTATTGCTTACCGCCAATTCCAATACGTCACGCATGAACTCATCGACACCTGCAAAACCATCGTTAGGCTTCCTATTCAATACATGCATATAATATGCATTAACAATAGAATCAGGACTCGTTATTCCATAGTTCTTTTGTATATCTCTCATCTCCTCTCTAGTGAAAGGATATAACTCCATAGCATCAAACTTTCCGCTTTCAGGAAATGCAACAGCATTGGCCAACATCAACGCACCCTTTGTTTTATTAAATTCGCTAGGGAATAGATCATAGTAATCCGCTGCCAATCTAGCAACATTCCCATCAACATTCATCGACAAGTAATACTGATAAGGGTTTGCTACTGCATCTGGAAGATCCATCTGCTCAATAGCGTCCAAGGTATAATTGCTATCAGTGATGTTCTCAACACCTGCTTGGGAATACCTATTTGATAAATCTCCAAAACTGATATCATTGTTTAAGAAGTCAGCAGCATAAGCATCCCATACCTTAGTTATATCTGCCTTTAATAACCCTCCTTCCAAAAGATCAGAAATATTATCTAGGATTTCATTCTTTTTCGTTGAATTTGGTAATAAATTTCCACTAACCAAAGACACATATGCCCTGTAAACATTTGTATTTGTATTTCTTATAAAATCTGACGGGTTCTCTACACCTAAACTACTCAATGCCCTTCGCATGGCACCTTTAAAAATATCAGTCAACCTCTTATCTATACCAGACTTTAATGTGTTAACAGCAGAGTTATATTGAACCGGGTTAATCCCGTTCTCCATTATCTCTGCATCAATATTTTCATTTATCTCACCTAAAGCAATATCTACAGCTACTTGATTGATAGAGTCATTAAGACTATAAAAAATATCATTATCATTACTGAAGCCTTTTTCAATTAAAGTTTTCAATACATTGATATCCGCTGCATCTTTCGATGGGTCCAAACTATCAACAAATAAATTAGTCTTCCCTGTAAGTATATCTGCCTTACCTAAACTCTGCCCAAACATATCAGCTCCTGAATTGTCTTCAGCAGATTTATTGAAACTCTTGACATAATCCTTAAAGGCTCTCTCTCCACGAGTAATATAATAGGCAGCTAAAATACTATTTGTAGTATATCCGGATCCAGAAAATAATGACAACTGATTTACTAACCCAGCAATACCACTTAACCCTTTTGATCCATTAGTATAATCATTTAATAATCGAATAGCTCCATTGATATCATCAATAATACTAAAACCTTTTAATCCTGAATTAACAAGCAAATCGGCACCTGCATAAGAAATAGCATTGAAGACAGACTTTAATCCATCTTTTCTTGCTAACGAAAGCAGATCGTTATCAATGGTAGCAGACATTATCGTTACCTTTAATAGATCCTTTCCTAGATCAGTAAGTCTTGTTGATTTACCTTCTGTAGCAAAATATAAAGGAGCCTCATTGTTATTGATTATCTCTGACTTTAATAATATCTTTTTGAATTCATTGACATTAGAAGTCACAGCATAGTACTCACTAAGCACATCATATTCTGACACACTTTGTGCAATTGATGATATTATCTTAGCTGAAAGCTGACTCTTTATTCTTTGTGATTTCTCCTCTATAGATTCACTTTTTATAGCACTTGCATTGAATTTATGGAATTGAGCCTTTGTATATGCCGCTTCATCTGTCAACTCTCTAACAAGGACAGGAGTATCAAAAGCTTCCATCGCAGCATCAAATTCCTTCTTATTGAATCCTAATCCTTCCGAATAATCAGGTAAGGCAGAAACATACAATCCATCAGTTCCATTAGTAGCTGCTAATTTTCTGGACATGGTTCTATTGTTACCACTAATAACAATACCATCTCCGGTAACTACAATAGGTTCATCTAATGCTCTCTCATCAAACCTGGATGCAAAAGTAACTACAGCAGCCTTAGCATCTTCGTTACTCTCATAGTTCCTTGAATTTACGGTGGTGCCATCTTCATTCGTAGGAAACCCTTCTGTCTGGCCGAATGTGTTTTCATCATGTGATGCAAATATATTAGATGCATCTACTAATACATATTTAGCATTTAATCTCTCACCACTAGGTAATATTATTGGTCTTGATTTACCTTCTACTTTCCGAGCATTAGTATAACTACCAATTACCGCTTCGCTCGCCTGACCTGTAGTTCCATCATCTGGAATATCTTCGCGTCCGTACTCTTCAAAATCTTGATCATCTTGTAATTCTTCTTCAATTTCAAATTCAGGATAGTTCTCAATGATATATGGAGACTTCTTTAACTCAGTAAATAACCCAGCAACAAATATATCCTTTGAGCTGTTATTAAAAGCTCTTAACATTCCAGCCTTTAAGTCTACTGAACTGATATTGCTACCATCAACAAACACTTCATTGCCAACTACAGTAACAGGATCATTAGTATAATCTACATTGCCTGCCAAGGACATGAAAGGTTCTGCATCAACAGATGACCTTACTATCCTTACTCCTTGAGCTCTTAACCTATTCTCTACCTCTACATCTGTACCTTCAGGAACAATAGCTACTCCAAAAGCTCCTACAGATACTGGATGATTTAAATTAGTCTGTGATACACCTTCTGGATAATCCCTCACCTGGGAAACAAAATTGTCAACTAGCTCTTTTAATTCTGGATCCACCAAAGCACCTTCATCACCAGTCCTAAAGTATTCATTTATTGAATTCAATACAGCATTGGTAGCATCAGAATTTTGCCTCAAATATAATTGCTTGCCTTGATTTACTATATTCATCATACTACCCTTGGCATCTTCCAATAGTGTGCCTACATATTTAGGATTACTGCTCTCTGATTTATTGACAGCTATATCCCTAACACTGGTAAACTGAGAATTGTCATTTTCAAAAACTCCTACACTACCTGCAGCATTCTTCGCAGCATTGATGAAGTGTTTCGTTATCCTCTCAATAGGATTGCCTGAGAACTCTATGACACCTGTCTCCTCAAAAGGAACAAATACATTCTCTGCATTGATATTGTTATTTGATAGATTCAATGCATCCTGAGTGCCAACAAGAACTATCTGTCCTGATGAGCCGGCCACATTATCTGTCAATGATATCGAAGTTATAGAATCATCACCTGTAATGTCTTTAGCATCTAATTTAGCTATTACACTTAATCCCTGTGGATTCCTGGAAAATAAAGCATTTTGACCTTCAGGTGCCTTTTCTTTTCCCTGTAATACATTAGCTACTTCAGAAACATAATCTCCATTATTAGAATACACATTTACCTTTATACTTCCTCTTAAAATAAAAGGAATATATGGTTCTACCTGAGCATATAATTCAGGATGATTCTTTTTCCAATTCTTTATAGTAGCTGCATCAACTTCTAAGCTTACATCATCTATCTCCTCAGAGATATCGATACTTGTAGTATTGAAGATTACAGATTTCTTTTTAGAAAGATTAGTGTTATCTACTCTTTTAGCTTCTACCTCATTCTCTATACGTCTTGACTCGGCTGCACTAAGGATGGCTCCGTTCCTACCTGTGCTGGGGTTGTACCTGCGATACCTTCCTGCATCAACGTCCCATCGGTAGTTTTTTCCTCCATTGCTGGTGTAGAACTCGGGTTTGCCACCTGATTCGTTATTTCTGTCTTCAGGTCTTGTGCTTCTTGTCGGAGTTTGCTGTTCTGTGCCCCTTCTTGTGTTGGGCTGTCCGGAACTGCGGATACCACGGATGGTCCGGGCCTTACCTCCTTCTGTGAATCCAGAGACGACGCCTTGTTCTGCTTTCTGAACTCCATCAACCTGCGGAGAATTGGCATCTGCTTCTCTTGTGATAGCTTGTTCAGCCTTTGTAATAAGCTGCTCTGATTGCTCGAGCTGCTCAAGATCGGATTGGATATTAGGATCATTGTTTAATAAGTCTTTTTGAATTAAAAATGCGATGTCATTAGCTTCCTTTCCTGTAAATTCTACTTCTTCAGTATTGATAGCTGCATCATTACCATATTCACCTGTAAGTGTACTCTTTTGTAATACTACAGATGTAACATTTCCTTGATCATCATATGTGATAGCATCTACTATGTCCGGAGCAGTATACTTCTCTCCATTAATATTAAAACTACCATCACTTGTAATATTAATAGCAGTAACAGGAGATACTCCTAGTTCAGATAAACTTACATCTACCTGATCATTAATGTTACCTAATTCCCTAATAGTATTGTTCTGTTCAACTTCTAACCTACCACCTTCAGTAAGCCTTAATATCGCAGGCTGTCCGTCAGTAGTAAGGACTTCTACCTCTTTATCACCTTTAAGATCCTGATTGTCTAAATCGAAAGCATTATAAACACTATCATCTGGGATCCTGGTAAATTTCTTTCTCTTTCTTATTTCTTCATCCTGAAGATTCTCGTCAACTGGAGGAACAACAGTTCTTGCATTAGTATCTGCTATCTGACCAAAATCATAAATATCCCTAAGTTTATTTACAAATTTCTGAGAAGTAGTATTATTAAAGTTCTCTATAATAGCTGCTGATTGTTCAGGACTTGCACCTTGGAATAACCTACTATTGGTTATATCATCTTCTGTAAGCTCACCAATTTCAGCTAAGTATTCTAATTTGCGAATCTCCTTCCCTGCATCATAAGTAACATCTTGAGTAGTAGGATTTCCTTCTCCATCCACATCAATTACTTGCACTTTACCTTCAGCTGCTTTCTCTTCTTTTATATAATCAGTAAGAACCTTATCTGTATTAGTCATTGGCCTTAGTGGCTCATCTGGGTTGTCAATGACTTCTTCAGGATCCTCGTCTATCAAGTTCTCTTTTGCAGCTTGAGCCCTTAGATCATTAGCCGTAACTTTTGGTGGTATTGGAGGTGCCTTAATATCTTCCTCTGCCCGGGACTGTGAAGTATCAACAACATTTTCTTTAACTACCTCGGCATTAGCAAATATAGCATCTACTCTCTTATCAAATAAACCCTTGACATCTTTGCCTCTTACTGTCTGACTTGTTTCCCTATAAACAATATCTTCTAATTCTGCCTGTTGAGATTTAGTTAAATTGACGTTTGTTTCTTTCTGTTTTTCACTGATATAGTTAAGCCTATTCTTGGCCTGAACTACCATCTCAGCTTTTTTTATAGCTTCTTCTTCTGTGATCTGGCCGTCAGCAATCATTTGTCCTAATGTCTCTGAAAACCTCTCATAGTTATGAGCAGCCTGGACTACCATCTTCCCATATTCATTCTTTAATGTATTGTAGTTTGATACTGCAGCTATAGGTGCAGTAGCTAATGGTGTAGTTACCAATGTTGTAACAAAATCATTAATTGTCACATTACTCTCAGCACCAAACAAACTATTAGCCATGGCTTGACTATACAATACCGATATCTCCTCCGCTTCCTCTCCTACAATTTCCTTTTTTATACCCTTAAATAAACTTTTATTGAAATTAAATTCTAATGGAGACTTAATAGCATCTTCAGCAGCTCTCTTCCCTGCATTTTTAAATGCTGTGCCTCTCGCTGCATTGATAACACCTTTCTCAAATCCACCTATCAATGTACCTCCAGATTCAATACCTGCAGTTATTGATCCATATAAAGCAGCTTTTCCTGCATCTCCACTCCTTGCTAATTCCTCTTGATAAGCAGTACCATACGTCTGAACAAATAATGTGCCTACCAATCCGGCTCCCCCTGTAGCAGCACCAGCAGCCAACATAGGAGCCATCTGAACTACAGTATTAAATGTATTGTATGCAGCAGACTTAACTTGACTGGCACCAATACTCAACTCAGGAGTATAAGACCCTTTGTTTATATTATATTTATCAACAGCAGCCTTTTCTTCATCTGTCATGTTAACAGCAGTCTTCCCATCTGGCCTTATTATCCTAGTAAATTCTCCACTATCATCAACCGCTACAACATGACCATCTATGTTGACAGTCTTTTCCCATAAAGGAGCAGAATAATCACTCCTTACCGTCGTTTCTTCTAATTTCTTGACCTGCTTTAAAAAGTCTTGATTTGACAACTGATTAAAAAGTCTTTTCTTAGCCGGCCCAAAACCAGGTTCCTTATTCGCTGCTTCCAGCAACTCTTTATTAGGATCTCCAGACACTAAACTTGGTAATGATTCCCAAAAATCAAGATATGATTGCTTTAGACTATTCCTTACCGTGCCAACAACACTAGGCTTTTGACTCGGCATTAAGTTCTGAATTGGATTCAATAAGCTAGGAATATCACTAATATTAAATAAGGATTGATCCTCATCCCTATCTGCCTGAATATCTTGTTGTGCTGCACCTACAGCTTCATCGACTCGATCTCCTTCCTCTACACCTTTAGTTCCGAAACCAGAAGTTACACTAAATCCCTTTCTTATCTCTTTACTTTGTTCGCTAGAATTTCTTAATTGTTCCATGAACCTTTCCATCCCATCACTAAATCCATCAAGATCAGCAATGCCACTATTCGTTACATCTTCATTAGTCTTAGCTTGTAATATCTTATTTGCTACTTCTCTCTCCTTCCCGTTAAGTTGTTCAGCACTATATTGTAGCTGCATATTCATCATATCAGAATAATCCTCAAGGTAATTCTTAGACTGAAAATATATCTCTTTGCTATCATTATCAGTAACCAAATTTCTCTTTTGGTTTTCTAACTTCTCCTTTGTCTTATAATAAGCATCGGCAACACTAATCACAGGAAGATTTGCTCCTCTGACAATGGCAGCATGTTCATCCTGCTTCTTGTTTAAGTTTTCTCTCCTTGACCTTACTCCTTTCTCTATATTCTCATCCTGAGAACCTAGAGTTACAAATGGATTCCTACTCTGAGTAGCCAACTCTGTCTTTTTTCTTGCTACTTCATTAGCGATATCAGCTTCTTCTGAATCCCTCTTTATAGGTGATGCTTCTTCTTCTGACTTTATCTTTCGATGCTGATCTACAAGATTGTCAACATCTGGATCCGCAAATGTGATTCCTTTTACCGTATACTTATTAGGTATTTTTACACCTAACTCTCTAGCTATACTCTCTACCATATAGATCGATGGAGTATCACCCTCTTTTTCTTTTAATATTCCTGCAATAAAAGAACCAGGATCATTAATATTATTCTTATATACCCTGGATACCGCACCTGTAGTTATCTCTTGACCTTGATCTTCAAGATATCCTTTTATATATCTGATAAACCCTCTACTTACTTCTGCAGTTAACTTAGGTGATGCTTCTGGAGGAGTATCATTACCTTCTAAATCTTGAACGGTTGTCTGTGCTGCTTCTTGTAATTCTTCTTCTTCCATTATTTATTGGATTCCAGTTTTTTTATTAATACTATCGAAAAAATCTATATCTGATACAGGATCAGACGCTAACACAGGACCAACATTAGATGTTGTATTACCACTAACTAATTGATCATAATAAACCAAAGCATTCTCAATCAATGGATTAGTTTTTTTAGGGAGCCCATCACTTTTTCTAGCACTACCATGCCATTTCTTTTTACTCAATCCTTTATTTAAATCAAATCCATCTAAAAATGTAGTCTCATCTCCGACACCTGACTTTGGTAACTTTTTACCAGGTGCCTTAACAGTAGTTTCATATTGACCTAGAACCCTTTGCATCACATCTTCTTTTGTAATACCGTTCTCTATCATTTTAACTGCAAGCAATTTAGCACCTGCATCTAATTGTGCATCAGTCCACGTTTCATATGTACCTCTTTTAGGATCTATCTGTAAAGCCTCAAACTCTATTCCAAGGAAATTTGCATTGATATCATTACTACCTTTATATTTAGCTAAATGTTTTCCTTTTCCACCTCCATGATGTGCAACTAAATCATCATTAACTAACTGTATTATATTTCCAGACTTTGTAACTAAGTAATGGGCAGAAGTGCTGCTGTCTTTTGTAAATGTATCTAATGCACTGGCACTACTTGATCCGGTCTCATGAATCATTATACCATATTTCTTAGTGCTTAAATCTGGATTAATAACTTTACCTCCAGAACTTCTTCCTAAATTAGTTTTAGGAACACTATCAGCATAACTATTTATTGTTATAAAGTCACTAGGAATACTAACATCTTTCGTAGAATTATATAACTCTAAAATGCGATTCCTTTCATTAAAAAACCTCTGCTCTACATGTGGATGCTTTCTAATTACACTGTTATATGCCTTTACTTTTTGATTAGCAAAATCTACAGCAAATTCTCCACTGTTAGTATACGTCTTTTTAGGTAAACCTTCTAAAGCTTTTTTAAATGATACAGGACCCTGATTGTAAGAACCAAACAGAATATCACCAATTACAGGAGACATAACAGATCCTAAATTAACCCCTAAATCATTCAAAACAGTCTCAACTTTTGGGACTACTTTATTTACAACAAAATCATCTTGTAATCTAGCAAATCCTCCAAAATTTGCATCCGTTGAATCATTGAACCACTTATCTATATCATCGTCATGTCCTGATATAGGTCTTCCGTATCCATTCTCTTCAGCATAATTAATAAATTCGTCTAACTTGCCACTCTCCCTATTAAATTGATATAACCCCCAGGAGTCCTCTTGCTCACCTGTATCCGGATTTATTATTTGACTTCTCATCGCTGGGTTTAAAACAGATCCACTTTCTGCACCTATTGTAATTGGAAATGTTAAATCATCAATAGTGAAAGTATTACCACTTCTATTCTCAATAACTTCACCTGTACCAGTACTTGATGTTGCTAATTGGTTATTTGCTTTTTTTTTATTATTACTATTGCTAAAGGTAGTAGCTCCTAATTCTTCCTCAATAACCTGATCTATTGCATCTCCATTGGCTCCTGCACCAGCCTTCTTAAATGGAATAAATATTCTGGTCGTCTTGTCAGGATCAGAACCATATTCTAATTCTATCCCTCCATCTACATCTCTAATTTTCTTGAAATTAGCCTTCGCATAACCAAATACATCATTTTGGAAATTAGTGAAATCTACATTAGGATATAACCTAGAAAATGCATCTGTCTGAACCAATGCCCTTTTCTCTCCTTCTGTTAAGTTCTCTCCACTTCTACCTCTACTGTTATTCCTACTGGCTAAATCAGCTTCAGCTTGAGTAGTAGTAACTCTCCTAGATGCATAATTATCAATAACTTCATTCAGGTAATTATTAATTACCGTTTTATCATTAGGATCTCCATACTCAGAATTAGTAGCTATCAACGCTTTTAAATTGTTGTTGAATGCAGGACTATTTCTTAATTGATCAGTAAACCGAGATACAATGCCTTTTACTTGTTCACTATTTAGATTGACTCCAGTAGTCTCATCAACAAAAACATATCCATTTGGCCCCTGCCTAATATCTAGTCCTAATTGCTCAACAAAACTATTCAATCTGTCTCCTACTACCTGATCTACATCCATGCTCTGGAATGGAGCCGTAGATAATGATAGATCTCCTCTTTCCTTCTTGGTAGTATTGTAATAATTTAAAAGCTCTCCCCTAGCTAATGTAGCCAATCCACTATTTACACCCTGCAAATCAGATATATGAGTCTTTAATTCATCAGCCTTTTGTTGATCATTAATTACATCAATAAAATCTGCATCTTTTAACATGCCTTGGACACCTTTTTGGATAAAAGAAACCTTTGCAGGATTACTCAAATCCTCAATACCTAATGATATGTCATCCTCATGGACACCATATTTTTTCTTCAAATCATTAATTACTGATCTCTGATGATCATTGTCAAGTCTTAATCCCAATACAGTATCAAAACTTTCAGCAACAGTAGAGAAACCTTCCTCTATCTGATTTAATGTTAACTCTCTGGAATTGGAAATACGATCACTGAAATTTAATAACTGATCTACCGGTATTACCGTATTCGATTGTCCAGGTACATATTGTCTTTGTCCTGCACCAAAACTTTTAAAGACGTCGTAGGGCATCGTTATCTTTTTAGGTTGTTTAACTTGTCTGTATATTGCTGTGCAGCATCTTTGAATTGCTTTAACCTTCTTAAAGCTAAATCTCTGTCAGCAGCAGTTTGAGCATTAATAACATCAAGTGTTAATCGCTGAGAAGATATATTGGAAAGATTTTGACCTACTTCTGAATCTATCTGCCTAGATACTAAATCTTCATTTAATAATCTCTGATTCTTACTATTTATATAATTTCCTAAAATCTGAGATCCTTGAGCTATTTTCTGATTTACTTCTTTTCTGCTTTGTTCGTCAGCAGCAGCTAATTGGCCTTGATTGAAATCATTGACATTAGCTAGCTCATTATATTTTGCCTGCTCTTGTTGTCTATTGAAAATCGCTAGATTTTCCCTGGTGCCTGCAGACCTATTTAACAATCTAGAAAATAAAATAGGAGCTACTGATGCAGCTACACCTTCAGCCCCCTGAAAACTCTTTACTATATTTTCTCCTTGGCCTAATATAGCATCAGATTGAGCACTTATTTGCTGAGGAGTAAAACCCCTAAATCTTTCTTCAATAAATTCAGGTCTTCTAAGTCTTACCTTTGGAGTTGTACTCTGAGCACCTAAAGCTACAGTGCTACCTACCAATGATATCAAATCATTAGATCCTAGCATGCTAAATATATCTCTATTTTGTTGTTGCCTTTGCTCTCCATTAACAACCACAGCCTGAGCATCTTGATCTAAGATATCATTTGATCTCTCAAGCAAATTATCTAATCCACTGCCTGACAAACCTAGTGAATCTAATATATCATTTATATTCCCGGATCCAGCACTGGCAGCAGCTGTAGAATTCCCTTCTCTTTGAATTAGAGGTGCCATCTGAGTTATAGTATCTGCTCCTTGATCAGAAGTAAAAGAACCATTAGATTGACTTGTCAATTCATTAAGTAAATTTGGATCACCTAATACTTGCAATAAATTATTCCTGATAAATAAATCATTTAATGGCAATCCACCTAACAAATATTGACCTATTGGGGTTATATCCTGATAATCTAATTCTATATCACCTTTAGCCTGTTCATTCGAAGCTAATAATGCTTGAATAGGAAGTCTCCTGCCCCTAATGTTCTCTTTGTTTGTAACATCATCAAGATAACTAAGACCTCTTTTTTGGTCCTTTACCTTAAATTTCCTTCTTATTGTCTTTCCTGCATCAGCAATAGTCTCGTCACTCTCATTAACATAATCACTTAGCTCTATAGGCTCAGCCTTATAATTGCCTTTCCCTTCTTCATATACAGGAGTAGAATAACCTATAGTTCTATCACGATTCTTTTGTGAAAGTTTAAGTTTATTGGAAAGTATATAATCGCCTGCAGATGCAAAATCAGTAACCTTGTTTTTTGACATATCACTATGCATTTCATCTGAATGCACATCAACTAAACTACCATCCTCCCTGACCATTATTTCATTGTATTCAGCCTGAATAGGAGCAATAATGCCAGATAATTCATCGCCAGGAGCAAGATTCTCTACATCAATATATCCTCCCTTTCCAAATAATCCAGATCCATCACCTATAGATCTTGAATACAACCTATTTCTTGTCTCGATCCTGTCTCTCTCCATGTTATTATTCTCCTGTAACCCTCCAGTGATACCACCTAATATGGAGCCTAACAATCCCCCACCTAATCCACCAAGCAATCCAAACTGACCTAAACCTAATCCACCAAACTGCAAAGCACCTCCAACAGCACCAGCTTCAGAAGTAGCATTGTCGCCTACATTTGTATTTAAAATTGCTTGCCCGGTAATCTGACCAATAGATGAAGTACTATTCCTTAACCCATCTAAAAACTTTCGCAATCTTTTTCGTTCAAGATCCTGAACATTTCCAACGATATCCTTTGGCATATAATAAATTATTTTATAAAATAATTAAAATATTAAAACCTAAAGGTAGTCATTTTTAACCAAAAGTGAAAGGGTAACTTTTGTTATGATAGGCCAGTAAAAAGATGATCGTCATAGATTTTCAGCCAATCCGGATAATTATGAGCACTACTCGATAGGAAGTTGTTATTTACATGGCCTCGTCTCATGAATGTTCCTAAAGCCATAGTTAGTTCATCGTAAGGTACATGGTATAAATCTCTCTCTGCAATGTTATGGGCATCGACCCATTCTTCCTTGTGTACTACAAATAAATTTCTATAGGTATTATCCTTGAATATCCTATACATATGAGTATACATCTCTTTCAAAGCATAAGCAGTAACAGCACTAATAAAACTCTCTATTTGAGGAATCATTACAGTTCCATCTTTATCCTTAGATTTACCTAGATAACTCAACAGAACTAATCCTTCTTTAAAATTAGTTTTAATTTTACCATTATAGATTTCGTATTCATAATCAGTACCTAAAGAATCATATAATCTAAGATTAAGACATTCATTAATATGAGAATCCTTCATATTGAAAAAAGGTGCCCTATTTGGTCTCATAAGGAAAAACCTCCGATCATAAGGACTACACTTCTCTTTCTTTTCATTCTCCGAATATCCCCGGACATGTCTTGTTAACCAGTACTCTGTTCCTGAAGCTAACTCGTGCTGAAGATGTTTAGACGCTAATACTACAGGATGATCACAATCATCTTTATCACATTTATCACAATTCTTAAATACTGTATATGTACAACCTTCAGTAGCTTTCTTCATCCAACCCTGGATCTCTTTTCTCCAATGCATATGCCTTAACTTTTGATCAGTAGACCCACAAACCATAACAACACTATTGAATCCATCCGGAAGCTTTCCTTCCTTATTGTCAATATGAACAACAGTCACCATATGTTCCATCCATGACTTAGGCACCATTCGACTTACATAACCATCACAGACAGACTTTAAGAACATCTTTAAATTAGATACATACATCCTGTCATCTTCAGGAATTCGCATCATAATCTCAGCCAATATGCTGTCTAATGTAATTAACTTGTAGTCCATGGCTAACTTTCTTCTAGTGCTTCAAAATCTTTAATGTATTTGTTCTTTATTTTTTCCTCTATGATATTTATCAACTTACGGTACCCTTTAGCTTCCTTATAACCCCTTGAAAAAGAAGAATGATAATTAGTATTATACATCCTATTAAATCCAGACTTTCTATGCTCTAAGAACATATTATATGTCCTGAAAAAAGAATCTAATGCTAGAACTGTTTTATTAACAAATACACCTTTCTTTTCGTCAAACATTTTTCCTCTAGCCCTTTTAAACCTTCGCTTTAATTTGCGAACAACAAACTTACCCCATCCTGCAGGTAGATCTAAAAACTTATAAGACTCAGCCATCTCCTCCCAAAAATAAAACCCAATTCGCATTAATATCTTCTTATATAATCGAAATGATTTTATCGCATTATTCCCATCCATATAACCTATATACCAGTAATAAAAACTTTTTAAAGGAACCCACCTTACAGCATATTTATCAATGGTGCCTTTGGATATTGCTTCCACCACCATTTTCTCAAACTTAATATGCGTCTCTAAGTCCGTCGTATTTTTATTATATTGATATAGTAAATCTAATGGCATCTATAAAGGATTTACCGTCTGTGAAGCATCTTTGTCATCTGACTTGACATCAGTAGCTAATGTTATATTCAATAAGCCAGCAAGTAACTGTATACATCTCTGGACAACCGACTCTTGATACTTAGGATCTAAGAAAAACTCTTGGTCTAAGAACTTACATATTGTCTTTTCATCACAAGTCTCATACTTAACTAAATCTAATGGATTCGTAAATGGGCCTTCTACACTTAATGTCTTTGGCTTCGCTCCTTCTCCATGCAACACATATAAACTTTTCTTACCGGCACGATCTTTTATACTGTAAATATTGCCAGATGAAATAAATGACTTTCTCGATCCAGAAAACATAGATAAGTCTCCCCAATTGATAAAATCAAAATTGGTGCCATCAGGTAAAGTGATTTGCTTCAATTGATCTCCTAAAAATTCCGGAAGATGCTTTTCAGACTTCATCCAGGTACATCCTACAGGAGGCAGACATGGACACTCATTTAAATCAACTTCACACATATGAACACAATCAAGAAAATATTGATCGATAGTTTCTCTAATTCCGGCCTTTAATTTAGTCTCTTGTTGATTAAAAATAACAGCATTCTTGACCATCATAAAAAAACGATACACTAACATATTTGGAAGTGAAATTGCTCGCTGGGGATGCAAACTCTTATCCTCTAGTGGTAAGCGAATATCATCAATATATGATTGTATAGTCCTCATTTATCTTTTACGTTTACCCTTCTTCTTTGGATTTTTATTCTTGTTTTTTCCCATGCCATAATTTCTATATTTTAGTAGCCAATAAATATCCAGCGGCCCCCGGAACTAAATACTTTAGCTTCAAAGGACCAAACCCAAAACTAATAATATTTTCAAAAACAGATTTCCTTTTTAATTGCTTGACTTCTAACTCTAACTTTTCAATCAAGACATTAGACTCATTTATACTCTTTATGCTCATGTTATACATGGTAGCATATCTCTGAATTTGCATATCCTTCTCTTCAATCTGCATTCTTAGATTGTCCTTGATATTCACCAAAGACCCTACTACTAAGCTATCTGACTCTATCTGTTTGCCTAATGAAGCAATATACTTATAATTCTGCTCTATCTCATTCTTGAGCAATGGATTCTCCTCCCATGCTTTATAAAGACTATGCACAACCCAATCATCCAATACAAAAGTCTTGGTCTTAGCTTGGTATAGTTTTATTCCTACCTGTGAACTAATACTACTGGATAGTATCAGACTTGTAGAAAGTATTAATAAGATGTATCTCAAGCTCTGCATTATTATAGATTTTCTTTGACATTAATTCTTCTCTAGCTGCTTTCATTTGATCTAGTGCTTTCGCTCTGGTCTTATTTGACCAAGCTAACTTCTTATTCCTGTCTATGTGCTCATCCAAATTTCTACTCAATACCTCATTCAAAATCTCCAAATCTGCAATCTCATTAGAGGTTACATTTATGCTATCTTGATATATTTCCAACACTTGATTAATTGAATCTATGTATTGCTTATGCTTATCGATAGCTAACTCATTGTCACTTGTACGCGTAAAAAACCACCAATTCAATATAAAGCTACATATAAATAAGACACTAAGCAATATTGTCTTATTGTATGATATAAATGCTAGTATTTTTTTAGCCATGGTTATTCTCCTATAAAATTAGTAATCGCATAAACAGTGCTCTTTGCCCTGATACTTCTAAATATCCCATCATTACCATTGTCACCCATATCACTCGTATTGGCCTCCACCGTATATAGATAGTTGCCGTGACTTTTGAGATAAAGACCTACGTGACCTATTCTACCTTTACTTTCTCTCCAATAAGTTACTGCGTCTCCTGGCTTCGCATCCGTAATCTTACCTCTTTTATTTTTCACGTAAACAGCTTCTGACTTCTTAAACCACGAAGGGCTCCAAGCACTATTAGGATTATTAAGAATACCACACTCTCGATATATGTAAGATGTAAATAGAGCACAATAGGGGGTGCCTTTGCTAAATCCCATTGAACGCTGAAGTTTCTCTATAAAATCCCCATCATTATTATTCGTTTTCTCTCTTATACCAATATAGGTTTCTGCACATTCAATAACACATGATCTATCACTTGACTCATTTGCATAAACAGGTCCACATAATATAATAGACAATGCAATAAGAAACTTTGGCAATATTTTCATCCTCCTTGGCTTTTAATTCACGGAATTCTTTAACATTACAAAGATAATCTTTTTTCTATAATCCGGTTGGAGGTGAATTTAGAATCGCAAAAATTATTGAGAATAAAAAAACAACAGAAATAGTCGCTCTTTGCCATCCTTCAAGCTCAGCAAACTGTCCATTAAATATCCCCTCAATGCCTTTATGGATAGAATTGAAACCTATAAATATGAATACCCTGGCAAGCAAATATATCGTAAGAAACGACACCATCTTAGTTATCAATATTGAGATAACAGGTAATTGCAAATTATAAATTTCAACAGTTCCTGGATCTGATCCGACATTTTCTAAATAATCCTTAAACCAATATAATCCTATAAATATTGTAAGTATTATGAACGTTGCAGGCAGCTCCTTTAGCTGTTTTAATGTAGTCCATAAACTCCATTTCTCTTTCACTAATTTTTTCATTGAATCTATTTTTAATTTGTATTGTGCCATTTCCTGTGATTTTAGTTAATATTTGATACACTCAAGTATTTCTAAAACCGGAATTTAATATTGTTTTTAAATCCTATTTATGTTTAAGCTCATATCGCTTATATTATATTTGCATCTTGCGTTAGTCTACCAAGAATATTGTTTACATTTACCAACGATCCTATACTGTTTGCGTTAGTGGCATCAATATCTGTCCCTTTTCTAAAACCCTTAAACTCCCCGTTGTAGAACTTGATTCTAAGAAGATACTGTATCTTATGACTCATATTACTTCATTATTTAAAATTAGCATCCCTTAATATTGTTCCTCCAACAGGATTAACATTTGGATCTGCATTACCGATTAATACATTAGTTGCCACATTATTTATAATAACATCATTAGCTTCATCAATATCATCATTAGCAATTGCAGCTACTGTACCATCATTTATAAGTTTAGCATTTTGAACTGTTAAACCTAAATCTTGATTACCAGGAGTATCTTGCAATCTAATTACACTTTGAGCGGCTTCTTTAGTATAAAAATTACCAGATACTATAGTAGATTGATTAGTAATAAGTTGAGTTGTCCATACAACAGGTCCAGTTTCAGCAACACCATGATTAACATTAATCATAGATTTATGATTACCTGCGGAACCATATGCTGTGACAGCAGCAACTGGACAATTATTAGTTGTATAAGCATTATTTACATTAATAGAATTAACACAATTCCTAGAAATAAACCCACCATTATCTATTAATGCAGTAAATATTCCAGCAGAAATAGTGCCGCGTAAAGTATTGATATTTATATTAATAGCACTATTACCTCCACTAGCTGTTCCATTTTGTTGATATATAAATCCTAAATTACTTAATTTATTAGCACTTACAGCATCTGCATTATTAACCTCCGTTGTATCATCTAATACAAAATCTGTAAAATTACCTAATTCTATACCTGGATGTTGAACATCAAATGTTCCTATATTAACATTTATACTAGAATTATTAAAGTATCTACCATAAGAGTTAAATCCTGCAACTACTGAATTACCAGAACTATATCCGTAAAAATTACCAACATTAGCAGTAACTTTAAGATTTTCACAACTTCTAAGATTTGCTATACCTCTTAAATCTTTTGCTACATTAGCACCTCTCTCGTCTACAAAATAGTTTCCTATCTCAATAGCTATATTTCCTGATTGTACCACATTAGTACCACTATCACCAACATAAAAAAAAGCTAATCCCCATGTTTCTAATGAACTTTCAATAGCATTTACTTGATTAACTTTAATAATAGCATTTACATTTTCTGCTGCCCTAAAAAGAAAACCTAGAGGACCAAATGTTATAGTATCTGCATTAAATACTACATCGACCATATCTGTTATATCACCATCTTGTTTTTCAAAAAGAGAACTATTTGCTGCAATAAATTTACCGTGTCCTAATATTTTAGTAGATAAATTTCCAGCAACTCTTTTAGAAAATAAATATGGTGATACAGTAACAGCATCATTAACAGAAGTTAATCCTGTGTTTTGTTCCCAATACCAGTTTACATTATCTTTTAACAAAAAATCAGTACCCGCACCAGTATGAATGATATCAGGAGATGCCTCTGCAAGACCTACTGTCCAAGTACCATCTAATACATGAATTATATCACCAGTTTCTGCTGCTAACCAAGCAGTATGTGGATCTTTCCATGATCTAGATGTATAACCTTTTAATGCAGATTGATTATTCCCAGTACTCTTACTAACATATAGTATTCTAGAATTATCTTTTTCAATTAAATATGTCATTTTTATAATACTTTACTTATAATAGATTCCAAATATTAAATCATGTGCTGCCATTATATAATATTTGTGTTCCGAGTAATAGTGTCAATGGTCTCTGTTATGTTTACATCTAATACTAAGGAGTTAGCATAACAATTTATAAAATTAATATTTATAGGAGCACCAGCATTACTAACTACAGGAGCAACATTCATATCATTTATGAAAGTACAATTCTCAAATTGAATTGTACTATGATCAACAGAATTTCCATTAATTGCAACCACTGGTTGGCCAATTCCTTGTGATTCAAATCTACAGTCTTTAAATATGAGCTTACCTGTACCATCTCCGAATTGAAGTTGATTGATTAAAACACAAGGACTTGCTGCTGAAGTAGTATAGTTTCCTGAAATAATAACTCTACTGCTTTCAGAAATATGTGGATCATATACTCCTATTGCAGGTTGACCTGTAGTAAATCCATTTTCACAATGAAATTTAGCCATACTACCAAGTCTAAAGTCACTACCTTGAAGAGATAAAATTTGCCTATTTGAATAAACTGCTCCATAATTGATATCCCATATACAAGCCTCGTTTAATGCTCCACCCGGTCCAGCAAAAGCAAACATTCCTCCAATTAATCCAGCATCATTTGAAACAGATGAATAAGGTTGCAATAAATTACCAGAATTAGAAAAATCTCGTATACTTCCAACTCTTACAACATAATTACCTCTTGTAACTCCAACATCTGTTTGAAAATATACAGGTGTCAATCTCATGTATGAGCCTGGATTGCATCTTATGTGACCTATTTCTATGAAATCGAGAGTATCTGAAGGACCTCCTGAAGGTTGCATTCTACATCCTCTTGAAACAACAGGATTTTGATCCATTTCAAGATAATCAATTTTAATATATCTTTCATATGTGTTAGCTCCATTAGGAGAAGTTCTTGAAGAATATCCTGTCCTTCCTGTACCTTGAATAAGCTCCCTTATTTTTATGTCAGACCTATTAGCATGACTATAAACACCATCAACTCCGTCAGTAATAGTAATTCTATCAGATTCAAGATTAAATTGACCATTATATTGACCTACACCTAATACTCGCCCACTTGAACTATTTGAAGAAAATTCACCATGTCCCAGAATAGATACATCATATCCAGATAGATCAGTCTCAACGATTTCATCACCAAATCCAAAAGCGATGACATTTGTAATCATGTCATTTTTTATAAACTTAACACCTGCTTCTAGGTAGTAGAATATTCTTATACCGTCACGACCAAAAGACGGATTTATTCCTGCAAAATCATAAACACCTTGTCTAACATGAATAGTATCTCCATCATTTACAAGAGGTATTACCGTCTGTATGTTTTGATACGGACGCTCTGCATCACCCATTCTACCTGACATATCGTTACCATCAAGAGATACGAACCAAGTTCTATTATGTTTATGTATTTTATGACTCATTTTATATATATAGCGTTTGTCTATCTATTGTCTGACCAACTTCTATTACATTAGGGTCTGTTATTAATTCTTTTTATATCATTATGCCGTTAATAGCTGCTGAAACATCTTGATTAGATGCGTTAGCTTCTATTGTTAATACTAACTCATCATATACTCCAGCAATTGTTCTCCCTAGCCTTAATGCTCGTGATATGTTACCTACTGTTTGAGCTGATCTTGACGCTCCTACGCCACTAGCTACTACATATCCTCTGTTAGCCGCACTTGCTACATTGACATCTAACTTACCGTATGTGGTAGAGCCTGAACCTGATTTAATATATGAGCTATTAATCATTTAAATTTAACTTTATTTCCACCTCGATACTTTCCACTTTATCTTGGATGCCTTTGGTGATTATGAATGTTTTAAGTATTTCCTGCCCTAATTCTGTTTTAGATGCTATATCCAACAACCTATCTGCTATTTCTTTAGGTAAATTTACTTCTTTAATTTTAGTCATTGTTTATTTTTTTAATACATTGCATTCCAGCTACTACCATCGTAACCTTCATGTTTACTTGTTGTTGCATTCCATCTAATATCGCCAGCAGTAGCCGAAGAAAATGCTACTTGATTTGTTAATCTTAGTATATCTGTTTTAGTGTTCCCACTAACTTCTAATGTTTCAGAAGGAGCTGAATTATTAATTCCTACTCTTTTTGTATTTCCTGTTAAAAACAAAACATCAGCTTCAGTACCATGAGTTGTTCTATATGAAAAAGCTAAATTAGCTAGATTTCCTGTAGTTGTAATAGCTCTAATACCCATTCCTCTAGAACCATCTCCAAAATTCATTACAGGTGTCATACCTGCTCCTGCTGTAATTGGGATATTAAATTTATATCCAGAACTTCCTATTGATCCTCCAAAACTAGTACTAGTTGCTTTAAATGTTAAATAACCTGTACCACTTCCTCCTGAAGTATAACAATCTATTGTACTTGAGTTAGTTGTAGTGTTATACATTCTAAGACTATTAGTACCATAGGTAATCCTTAATCCATCTGCATCTGTTACTCCTGATTGCTCAACTTGTAATTTTGATGATGGTATTATAGTTCCTATTCCGACGTTGCCTGTGTTTTTAATTGTTAACCTATCATTACTTAAAAATACATCACCGTCTGCTTCTGCTTCAAATGAAAATTCACCAGCAAGATAATTATACAAACTAAATTGACCACCTTCGCCTGTTTGACCCAAATAAAAGTCGTCCTGCCCTGTCGATTTTTCCCAAATTATTAACGAGTTACCACTACCTCCTGGACTTTTTAAAACCAAATCAGTATTTGCCGCATCGTTTAATCTTAACGATCCTGTTACATCTAACTTATAAATTGGAGAACTTGTTCCTATTCCGACGTTACCATCATCGTCAATAATCATTCTGTCTAAAGGAGTGTTATTAAGTTTGGATGTTTGGAATAATAACCTACTTCCTGCTAATGCATTTACATCGTTGTATATTGTTGCAGGATAATAATTTCCGTCTGTTCCTTTTGCTCCTAAAATTAAAGAACTGTTCGATCCATCTTGATAAGAATGATTATTAATTCTTATTGAATTTGTACCTGATATATTAGCCTTTGATATATCTAAAAGAAACTCAGGAGAACTTGTTCCTATTCCGACGTTACCATCATCTCTTACGTTAAAAATAACGGCATCAGCAGAGTCTTGTACCCTAAATGAATGAGTGGCTGATGTAGCACCTACTCCTTTTACATGTAAAGTCGTTGAGGGTGATGTAATATTAACCCCATAAAAGTTTGAGTTTACATTAAACCTGCTTTTTAAACTAAAGTTATTTGCAAGCCATATATCCCCTCCTGTTATAGTATTTAAATATAAATCTTGAGTGCTTGAAATGTATCCGTAAGAATCATCTTGATTCATAGATAAATACTTAGTTCCATCATTATTATATGTTCTTAAATATCTACCATCAAAAGCACTTATTCCTCCAGTAGTTATTTCTCCGTAAACTTGAGCAGTAGCCGATGGTTGACCATCATAAACTTTTAAACCCCCCGAAGACGTTGCTGTTTCATCTCTATTAATATTAAGAGGGAAATTTCCATACGCATTTATTGAAGATGCCCCTGTATTACTCAAAAACATAGGATGATATGTTAAATCATCATTATAGGCTATAAATGAATTCTCCCTATTCCATCCTAACAACGATCTTCTTGTATCATCAAAATTCAACCATTCCATATACGCACGGTAAGTCGAAGTATTACCTGCTTTGAACGTTATTAGATCATAAGAATCAGTATCAGTATCATTTATAATAGAAATACTAGATTGTTGTATACTAACTGTCCCTGTACCTTCAATAATACCATCCCCAGAAGACAACCTTTCCCAGAAACCCTTCTTATATGTAGTTTCTATATTAATCATTAAAATCTTGTTTCAGATGAGTAATTAATTACTACATCACTAGCCGTTGCTTCTGTTGCTGTAACAGTTATGCTTTTTATTGCCGCTCTATTAAGAGGTATGACATCAGAGTACGAACCTCCGTATATTATGTGTCGATATGTTTCGTTATCATATAAAACTATATCTATTAACACTTTTACATTTTCCCGAACTTGAATATTAATTTTTCTTACATGAACTGTTGATGTAAATCCAGTAGCCACAATACTAGTTGTACCTCCTGTAGATATAGTACCTTCTACACTTCCACTACCTGTTTCTGCAAGATATTGATGCTTAGGTGATGGAATAACATTATCATCATTCCCATATTCACTTTCCGACCCTATTACTGTATAAGGTTCTCCATTTTCGTTAATATCACTGTATGTTACGGTCCCCCCGTAATTAAAAAATTGTCTATAAAAGGTAGTTTCAGTTTCTTGATATTCAATAGTTAAGTTTCTATTAGCAGTTACTCCCATATCACTATCTGTCCAAAAACTCCACTCTTTTATATTATCAGCATAAACATAAAATGAGGTTAATGCGTCTGCGGTGTTAGTATACCATCCATTTGAAATAGTTACATTTGTAGTTCCTCTAAGGGTACTTGTAATAGCATTTATATTTTTAGAAAAGAATCCAATTCTGGTAATGGTTAGACCTCCTGGATCAGGTAAACCTATTTTAATCCATCCAGTGAAAGGTCGATTTAGATGTATTAAATGATTTTGAAGTGAGTTTGTAATAACAACCTCTGCCCCAGTCAAAGACCCCCCTTGTCCATAAATAGAATTACTTGGACTAAACCTGCCAGTATGTAATATGTGAGTTATATCCTGAGATAAATTAGATGTATGAGTATTCGTAATATCTTGCCCAAATCCAGGAAATGCTGGATAGAGTTCAGAGTATGTTCCAGGTGTAAATATAGTAGGTGTTTCAAGATGACTATCTTTCATCTTAACTACTGTATAAGGTCTAACCCCTATTACTTCTTCACTATAAGGTAATGAGGTGTCTGCATTATCCCAGGCAGTTACATTGCCCAACACTGTATATGGTGTACCATCAAATTTAAGATCAGATGTAGTTATAGTACCACCATCATTATTATACTCACGAATAAATCTAGTCTTTGTTTCTTGTAAAGAAACACTAAATGTTCTTGCTGTTGGGCTTCCACTTTTTAAATCTGTAAAAAATGTAAAATAATGACAATCCTCCACATCATATGTTACTGTAGCAACTAGTGTATTATTTGTTTGAGAATACCACCCATCACCTTCATCAGTTGCATTAGTAAGTGTAGAAGGTATATTTAAATTCTCCGATACCTGTCCAATAAGATTTCCTACAGTAGAGCTATTATCTTCTATCGTTAATAATACCCTACCAGTAAATGCCCTGTTGAAATCAACCCTCCACTTAGAAACTCCTGTTAAAAACTGGGTTATTTTAGAACCCGAAGGGAATGGATTATTACCTGAAGGTGAACTGGTTTTTTGTATAATATCCCCCCCAACCGTGGATGTGTGAGTGTTAAATAATAGAGTGTCAAGATTTAATACCCCATCTTCCCTATTTAATGTAACAGGTGTTTCGGGATAATAATCCTCCATAACCAACGACTGGGAACTTCTGTTAATATCCCCATCGCTAAAACCAACAATACTTTCTATACCTTGTACAGTATAAGGTGTTCCATCCGCTAAGTAATCTACACTGCTAATTACACCATTTGTATTTATAAACTCTCTTATGAAGGTTACTTCTGTTTCTAAAAACTCAACAGTAAATAAAGTATCTGCAGTAGAATCATTAATAAACTCTACATCAAAAAAGAATGTTCTTACATCTTTTCCGTAAAAAGCGAGTAATCCATCAAGGAATTGAAGTGTATGGGTATAAGTTAAATCCCCATTATTGGTCATGCTGGATATAGTGTACAGGAATTCCTCTGAAGCATTACTTATAGTCCCTCCACTAGTAAATACCCCGTCTCTTCCCCCTAATCTTACTCTAATTTGCCCAGTAAATGGTCTATTTAAAGTTACTTTAATTGTATTAGGACCTGCATTATTTACAGCAATATATCTATTTACATCTAAAACGAATCCCCCATGATCTGCCACAGCTGGGTTAACATCCAGAGCTATATCTGAATTCACAACTTCCAAATAGGATACTAAGTCTGGTAATCCAAAAGCAGCAGTGTGTACTTGTCTAACAATAGGACTATTAGTTCCTGTAGCTGTATTTATTATGCTGGTGGCAGGGCCTACTTGAAAAGTAGCACTATCAAATGTTTCATCGAAACTATCCCGCATTATAACAGATTGCGGCTTATCACTAAGTAACTTTTCAATGTTACATAAGTGTGCCTGAATCTTACTAGACAAGAATAATTGCTGTTGTATTTGTCCACTTTTCGCTGATCCAGCCATTTGCTTTTGTTTATGCTATGTAATTAATTAAAAACAAGGAAATCAATAATGCCAATATCTTACTTCCGATATATAACCAATTATTCCCTCTAAAAAACTTATCAGTAATTGCTGTATTACCAATATAAAATATATCTCGGCCCCATAATACATTTAGTGTTGCATCAAAAAACACCCAAAATATAAATGGGAATAAAAGTAAAAACCAAATATTAATGAAAGAGGATAGCACTATAACTATCCCTCTTTGAACTATTCTCGAAGTATGATCTTCAATATAATCTTTATCCTTAATATGCTCTACATCTATGTAGGCACTAATCACCGTATAAGACAAAAAAAGAATAATAGGTATATAAACAGTCGTAGATCCAAAAATATGTAACAGGATGTAAGCTAATGCTCCACCTAATACAGTATAAATAAGATCGATAAAATCAAACCCTTTAGATTTTATCTGATCATATACTTCTTTCCCAAACCCAGACAGGATAGCTAAAGACAATCCTATCATAGGGTGAGCAAAGAATGATACAACTAAACAGATAATAAAACCGGCTATAGCATGTAGTATATAATCTTTTCTAAAATAATCCATATTATATCACATTTGTGTCCATAGTTAATCCTGATAAAACATCTACTATATTCACTAAGGCCCCTATAGAATTTGTATAGCAATTAATCATTCTAACATTAATCGGTGTAACATTATTAGTCGCAATACATGGAGTTATTCCATCATTAATGAAAATACAATCTTGAAAGATAATTTCTTCATGATTAAACGACGCACCAATGCTAATAACTTCTATCCCGTTTTGTGTACTTTCAAATCTACAATTCTTAAATATAAACCTTCCCGTACCATCTCCAAACTGATTTTGATTTAACATAACACAAGGATGTAGTGTTGAATGACTTTTATAATTACCTTCAATAACTACTTTTGAATTATTTAAACACTCAAAATCAAAAAAGCCTATACAATAATAATTTTCAGATATTGCACTTTTAATATTAATATGAACAAGTGAATCATCTGAAATTATGAAACCTTGCATACTAAGTGTTGGATTAGGCGTTCTAATATAATTAGCTATAACTGTGCTATGAAATCTAAAATTTGGATCACTGGCTCCTCCAGCATAACCTATTTCAGGTTCTGCTTCCCCAGCAGCAGTAGAAGTCCCTGTATATCTAGGAACTACAGCAACAGACTCTCTTTCAGATATTATACTATCTATAGTGAAAAAAGCACTACCATCAAATCCTCCTAAATCTGACTGAAGACTTATACCTCCTCTTCCTGAAGACTCTATAAATATAGATCCAATATTATATTTACCATACATACCATCATAGGCAAATTGTCCAGGTTGCCATCTAATTATTCCATGCCTAGTAACATTGCTACTTTTAATATGTTTGACAATAAAAGTAGAATATACATCTGAGTATTCTGTAGCTCCCGTTAAAGAAAAAACAATACCTTCTCCTGAATTTATTACAGTATTAACTTTCACTATAGAATCTTTAGACACTCCCTGAAAACCCCAACCTCCTAAAAGTGTTAAGGTATCTATTTCTATTCGAACACTATCTGTCCCATAAAAAGGAATAGCAATATCAACGCCTGCAACATCATAAGTAATATTTGAATATCCTAATAAATTAAAAGTAGTGTTTGGTGTAGCATAAGTATCATATTTACCACTTCCAAATGGGACCGTAACACCATCTGCTAATAAATTAACGTATGGATCACAATAAACATTAATCTTTCCACCATCAATAGCAAGTTGATCTTGTAATACCGTGCCATTTGTTGCTGTTAATTCATAACTACCATTTAAAATATAAATAGTATCACCATCTATAGCAGCATCTCTACACACATCTAATGTTTTCCAAGGACGTTCTCGATCACCTTTCCTAGCAGAAATATCATTGCCTTCTACACTTAAATATAGTACATTACCATCTCTATGTATTTTATGACTCATATTATTTTATTTCAAATATATATTACTACCATCTGAGATGAAAGTAATGTTTTCTCCAAGAGTAGCAAAAGTATAAACATTACCCACAGCTATATCGTCAAATATCACACCTGAAGTAGCAGTAAGTGTTACAGTATTTGCATTTGTTGGTTCTACACCAACAACCTTCATATCAAACACTACAGAGCACCCTGCCATAGTTAACATTATCGTAGGATCAACAGTAATATTTATTGGGCCACCTGTATTATTAACGAAAATCATACCATCTGTTACAACAAATGAATCATCTGCAGTAACTGTTCTAAATCTAGTGGTTGTTCCACAAGTTTTTAAATCAGTAAACTCTGGTATCCAACTTGCACCTCCCCATCTATAATAGACCCTCCCATTATTAAAACTTATAATATAAGTATCGCCTGTAACTAACCCACTAGTAAGAGGAACTTCAGTGCCTGTATAATTTTCATTCCTTTCCAAAATTGTTGTGACAACATTAGTAACAACAGTACTATCATTTAATGTCCAACGTTGATCGTTATTCTCTGTATGAGTTACTGATAATTCATAATCAGAACCATTAAGATTTACGTCTACACTATTATCTGGAGAAGAAACAGTTTTAATCTTTGCTCCTATTGGAATATCAAATGTAGATAGGATAGTTGTTCCAACTACATCAATAATATTGAATCTCAAATCTCCATTTGGTAATACTTCTACAAAATCTAATCTTGTATTAGTATCATATGTACCTACAAGAGTATCTATATTCCAGGTAGTGTCTCCATTTGCATCAATAACAGCCGTTATATCGATAGACCCTTGTGGAGAAACAATACTATATGAAGGTAAACATTCTCTTATATCACAACAGGTTATATAGTCCAAAGGAATACATATCTCGTTATTTAATGTATTGCTATCACAATCCGCATTAATTAGCTTTATAGTAGCTTCAGATCCATCAGGGCATTCTTCACTTACCAAAAACGTAACAACAAGACATGGAGTCGTATCAGTATTGGCATAAGTGCCTATGGTCCATATACCACTACTTTTATCAAATGTACCTTTTGTAGGGACTCCATCTGAAATAGTAATACCATCTGGCACTTCAATCTCATACTGAACACCAGTAACAGTACCTGTTGTTAACTTGGGGATACAAATTGTTTTCGTAATTGTATCATTAATTTTAGCTATTTTACTCATGGTCTACTAATTTGTATTTCCTTCAAGAGCAGCTATCCTACTCTCATAATTTTTTAATAATGTATTTATACTACTTAATGATTCTGGTATAGTTCCAGTAACAACATCATTACATCCTGAATCCGGAACTGATACTTTATTCAATATGCTTAAATCTTGAATCGCTTTATCTGCAACTGTAGCCGTACTTCCCAGACAATTAGTTATTCCCCTTGAAGTTATACTGCCATTATTAATCGTATATCCTTTCAATGTAGCGATATAATTATCAACTAAAGATATTTTGTTAAATAGATGATCAGTAATATCCGACAATGACATATTCGACGATATACTCTTTTCAGAGAAATCTTTAACTTCAAATACTTCACTTCCGGAATATGTTGAAGCCGTATTCATATGAACATTAGAGTCTAACACTACATTTCCATTTGGTGTCAGTAAAGTGACTTCTGATTGTACAGTAGCGGGAAACCTATCAAAATCTATATTGATGGTTCCTGATTCAGCACTCGTAGACTGAACTAATGTAGTTCCATTCTTTAGTGCTCCATAAGACCTCGATCTTACAGAAAGAATCTGATATCCCTCCGGCAAGCTATTCTTAAGATTACTCAAATCGTAAGTAAACGCTGTACCTCTATTTGTGGTAACAGATGAATAATCAAAACTTAATCCTGAAAGAGCACTCGCATCTATTCCGGAAATAGAACCTATGTTTTTCAAAGATCCAGAATACTTTAAATCTGAACTCGATAGATCACAAATTTTAGAAATAATAGAACTCAATGCTGAATGAACGTCAGTTTCATAATCACAGTTATCACATTCCCCAGTAAAAGCACAATCTAATGCAATCTTCTTTTCAGTAAAGCCAAGGATGTATGCTATAAGTTTAGAAATGACTTCTGACAGCATCATACCTTTGGTAATGCCCATTGATTCCACATCCGGGCCGGTATATTTTACTTGACTATCAGGAAATATTTTCATCTCTTTTTTAATTTATTTTATTAGCAACAAGTACATGCAATGTCATCTACACATCCATAATTTGTTCCGTCACATGATCCCCAGCAATTACCAGGAAAGCTACATGATCCTGCAGTTGTAGCACAAGTACCAGTACATATTGTAGATACAGGATCAACACAAGTAGCAGCACAATTCGATGTAGCACATGTAGACCCATCACCTAGATAAGTTTGGAATGGTCCCGGACATGCAGCTGCAGTAATTCCATCTGTACAAGTGTTGCCACTACAACAAGCACCTGTAACTACAGAACATATATTATTACAAGTAGGATCATTAACGAACAATCCAGATCCATTATCTAAAACACAAGTATTTCCTGAACATGAATAATATTGTACACAGTTTCCAGCACCATCACAAACAAAGTTTGCTGGACATATATCTGTACATACTCCATTTGAACATTCTTCACAGTCATTAGCACTACAATTCGCATCTACGTCAACACAAGTTCCACTTGAACAATCTTGACATCCTGTACATGCTGGTTCACAACAATTTCCAGCTTCACAACCTGCAGGTAAAGTTAAACAACCATCAGGACGACCATCATTGTAAGCACAACAACAAGCACAAAAATCTCCATTAGAAAGACATGATTTTCTGCAATCGGCAGCTCCATCAGCAGCACATTGAATACAAGAACAACCTCCATCACATGTTGTTGTAATACGAGCATTTTGACATGCAGATAATGTAGTATAACTTCCACTATTACCTGAAGCTTGAGAACAAGAACCTTGTGAACATTCATATGTTACACAGTTAAGTAAATCACAAACCATGGTTCCGTCAAGACATGTTTCTACAGCAGCATTACATGCATCTAATGTTGCAAACGTGCCTCCATTACCTGTCACACTACTACACGTTCCATTACTACAGTTATAGGTTGTACATGATCCTGAGTTACATTCTGTACTTCCGTCTAGACAAGTAACTACTGATAGATTACAATCCTCTAATGTTGAAAAAGTTCCTCCAACACCTATAACATTAACACAATTTCCATTGCTACAATTATATGTCGTACATTCAGCAGCCGTACATTCTGTAGTGCCGTCTGGACATCCAGTCCTTGATGCTGCACAAATAGTACTTGTTGCGAATGTTCCACTTATTCCTTGAACACCAAAACAACCTCCATTAACACAATTATATGTCGTACATCCATTAGCACTACAAGCATCAGTACCATCAGGACAATTGAAGTATGATGCCTCACAAGCATCGAATGTAGCAAAGTTTCCACCATCTCCTGCAACAGCAATACATGCATTCATGGAACAATTATAAGTCGTACAGTCATTAGCATTACAAACATCAGTACCATCTTGACATGTATAGATGCTTGCATCACATAATTCTAACGTAGTAAATGCTCCACCTAATCCTGCTACAGAAATACAGTTTCCATTACTACAATTATATGTCGTACATGCGTTTGTATTACATTCATCACTTCCATCTGGACAATTAATAATAGCAGCATTACATAATTCTAACGTAGTAAATGCTCCACCTAATCCTGCTACAGAAATACAGTTTCCATTACTACAATTATATGTCGTACATTCATTAGCACTACATACCTCTGTACCATCTGGACAATTAATAACAGCTGCATTACAATCTCCCATGTTTCCATAAGTTCCTCCGGTTCCATTAACTGGAACACAAGATCCACTTATACAATTATAAGTAGTACATTCAGCAGCTGTACATTCTAAACCTCCACCAGGACATCCAACCCTTGAATTCTCACATTGAGAGAATGTATTAAATGCTCCACCTACTCCTCCTACAGGACTACAAATACCATTACTACAATTATATGTAGTACATTCTCCTGGACTACATTTTGTAGTTCCATCAGGACAGTTAGTTACTGCTGCATTACAATCTCCTATAGTATCATAAACTCCTCCTAATCCTCCAACAGGACTACAAATACCATTAACACAATTATAAGTCGTACATTCTCCTGGACTACATTTTGTAGTTCCATCAGGACAGTTAGTTACTGCTGCATTACAATCTCCTATAGTATCATAAACTCCTCCAACTCCTCCAACAGCACTACACACTCCATTAACACAATTATAAGTCGTACATTGACTGTCTACACATTTAGTAGATCCATCAGGACATGTAAATAAATTCGCATTACATTGATCCAATGTATTAAAAGTTCCACCTACACCACTAATCATCACACAATTACCATTACTGCAATTATAAGTAATACATTGATTTGATGCACATTGGTTAGATCCATCAGGACAAGGATATAATGAAGCATTACATAATGCTAACGTAGTAAAAGTTCCACCTACACCACTAATCATCACACAATTACCATTACTGCAATTATAAGTAATACATTGACTGTCTACACATTTATTAGATCCATCAGGACAATTAAATATAGATGCTTGACAAGCGGGTAATGTTCCAAAAGCTCCTCCTATTCCATTTACAGGCAAACAATTACCATTACTGCAATTATAAGTAATGCACTCGTTTGACGTACATTTCAAAGATCCGTCAGGACACCCTACTCTTGAATTAATACATTGAGCAAATGTTCCAAAAGCTCCTCCTATTCCAGGCACTGTTTGGCAATTACCATTATTACAATTATATGTTGTACATTCATTCGACGTACATTCTGTAGTTCCATCAGGGCAAGTAAATATTGAAGCATTACATTGAGCCGATGTATTAAAAGTTCCTCCAACACCTATAACACTAACACAATTTCCATTGCTACAATTATATGTTGTACAACCATTGGAAGTACATTTAATAGATCCATCAGGACAAGGAAATAAATTCGCGTTACATTGACCTAGTGTAGCATACATGCCTTGAGCTCCAGCTCCTTGAATAATACAACTTCCATTTATACAATTATATCCATAATTACAACTACCATCATCTACAGTAGCAGCAGGATTATAATTATAGGCTATTGGATCAGTACATCCAGTTACCTGACAATTACCTCCACACGTAGGATCATTTGGGAATGTTCCTGAAGGATTATTAAGTAGACAACTTGTTCCATTACATGCATAATACTTAATACAACTACCATCATCTTGGGTAGCAGCTGGATTATAATTTGCAGCAGTAGGATCCGTACATCCTAAAACTAAACAAGAGTTATTACATGTAGGATCATTCGCGAATGTTCCAGAAGTATTATCAAGCCCACAGTTAACACCACTACACGAATAGAATGTAACACAACTACCATCATCTTGGGTAGCAGCTGGATTATAATTTGCAGCAGTAGGATCCGTACATCCTAATATTTCACAAGTATTATTACAGGTTGGGTCATTTACGAATGTTCCAGAAGCATTATTTAATATACAATTAGTTCCACTACATGAATAATATTGTACACAGTTTCCTGCACCATCACAAACAAAGTTTGGAGGACAAATACTTACACACACGCCATTTGTACATTCCTCGCAATCATTAGCATCACAATTCGGATTATGATCTATACATATATCTGCTTGGCAATTTTCACAACCATTACATCGTGCATTATCATCTTGACATACTCCATTATTACAACTTCCACAATTCTCACATGGACCTCCTTCATTTATATTGTTTATTTGATCAGCACCATTATCACAAATACATTCTTGACACCCAGCATTAAATGGAGTACTACATACCCATCCATCGCATACATCAACACATCCTGTTTGACATCCTGACAATGTTGCATACATACCTCCATTTCCTGAAACGGAATCACACGTATACCCTGGGCCTCCTGAACAATTATATGTAGTGCAATCATTTACGTCACAAGCACTGGTTCCATCAGCACAAGTGTTTAATGCAGCACAACATGTATTTCCATAATCATCAGCATTAGGAACACAACATGAATTTCCATAACTATCAAGTATTGTATTGTCTTCACATGCCCCATCAAGACAAGTATCGCATCCAGATGTCCCACAAGAACCTCCATTATTTATATTATTAATTTGATCAACACCATTATTACAAACACATTCTTGACAATCTGCATTAAATGAGGTACTACATACCCATCCGTTACATAAATCACAATTAACACCATCACAAGACAACGAACCATCTAAACAAACAACAGGAGAACAACAATCACTTCCATAATCATCTGTTTGCAATCCTGGGTCAGTACAGTTCCCATATCCATCACATACACCACAAACCCCACAAGCAGTATTCATTGGTTCATGAGTATAAACTGGCACTGAAACACCACTACTTCCATCACAGGTACAACTTATAGTACATGCATCTAAAGCATGTTGTGGTTGCCTAGAAATAATAACATCTGGATTTATAGATAGACAAGTATTTGATGTATTAGAATTTATATAAAATATAGTCGGGTTAATCATGTAATCAGGATGAACTTCAAAGTTCAACCCATTAACTTTTCCCGGAAGAATATCTGTAATATTTAAACTAAAAACAGCTTCATAATTTGCAACTGTTCTTTCTAACTTAAGCTCAATATCATTATAATAAATAGATAATAAATCAAGTTTGTTTTTTATGAAATTACCTATTTGAGCTAATGAACCAATAACCCTATTATTATGCAACACTATAAATATTGGTGAAGGAGGAGGATATATGATTCCATTAATAACTATATTTTTAAATGATATAGCAATGTTTGTTGTATTTTGACTAAAAATAATTGTATTAGAAGCACATACGACTCCTGCAGGTGGTGGATCAATAACTACTGGTTGAAAACAAGGATTATATTGATTGCAAGGGTCACAACTAGCTATATCGCAAGCTAATCCTATGCCATTTTCACAAATTATAGGATCACAACATTCATTTCCCAAACGATCTAATTGTAAATCCGGATCAATACATGTTCCCATCCCATTACACTCTCCACAATCCCCACATGGATCGCCAGGTTGTGCATAAGTATATACTGCAACAGGATCTCCTGAGCTGTCATCACAATCACAAGATAAAACACATTCAGTAGCAACAAATCCTGTACATACATTTACATTATTACAGCTTGGACAATCATTTAAATCACATGCTTGTGTTCCATCACCGCAATTAAGTACAGTACAACATGTACTGCCATAATCATCAGGCACTTCTCCAGGATCATTACAATTACCAGATCCATCACAAGTTCCACAATCCCCACATGTGTCTCCATTTTCTCCATAAATATATACAGCAATAGGATCTCCTGAGCTATGATCACAAGTACATCCTATAATACAAGGTGATGGAAGAAAACCAGAACATGGATCTTCATTAAAACAATTAGGACATAATGCAGAATTACATTGAAGTGTTCCATTATTACAAACATAAATATCACAACATGTATTTCCATAATCATCCATTACTAATTCGCCTGGACAACACTCTTGGCCATAGCCATCATCCACTTCCCCTGGTACACAATCTCCAGCTTGACAATATCCGCAACTTCCTGTAGAACAAATAAAACCTTCTCTTATATTTGTTATTAATGCTGTAGCAATGCCATTTTGATTCTGACAATTACACTCTTGACATTCATTATTATAAATAGCAGTATTACAAGGATTATTTAAGGCACATGGACTCTTGCATTGATTAATGCAATCTGTTATAGTATCATAATCTCCTCCCATTCCGGAAACAGCATAACACTGATATAATGGACTACCTGTACATTTATAAGTAGTTTCACAATAATGAACTTTTACGCTTTCTACGAACTGATAATCACACTCACCTGATTTAACATCAAAAGTCAACGTGAAGTCATCAGTAACTACATCGTCCCATGGAACAACAAGTTCTACATTTGTATTTTCATTACCATTTACGATGATAGGATTAACGAAACCAGTTATAGTCCCAGACCAAGCTTTTTCTGTAGGGAAATGCACACCATAATATATTTTTACATCATCTCCATGACATACAGATGAAGATGATACATAAACATATCCGGTACAACCTGCACCTGGTGGCGGCATAGTATCTATTATCTCACATTTTGTTATAATATCTAAATCCGCACAATCGACATCATTATCCAGATAATCATTTGGAGTAGCACTTATGATCTCAGCTTTAATTGCCTTCTTAGGACAATCTATTAAAGCTACAAGAGTAAGCTCTACACACTTAACCTCTCCGGGCAATAGATACAAACACTTCAAAGTGTTCGTATTATTATCATAAGAACAGTTTATCTCAGGATTGGAGCCAACCAATTCCCATCCAACCGGTAATGTTACTTTTGCAACAATATCGTCAACTCTTCCTCCGATAGGCGAAGTGTTATTCAGACAGACTGTAGTCTTTACTATGCTATTTTTTGATACTAAGCTCAAAGTTCTATTGTATTATGATCCCTGGGTCTCCTCCTCCGATACCTGGATCTATTTCTATTCCTAAATCAGCACAAGTTTTTATACAATCACCCGTACATTTATCACATTCATGGCAACTATCACAACATACGTTTCCACATAAATCTGCAATTTTTAATATTATATCTATGCATTCCTGTGCAGTGTCTCTTACTATCTTAGCTTGGAAAGATACACTTTCTCCTACAGCTACACAATCTCCAATATTGCCGGTAATAGTTCCTCCTGTTGCGACAAGATTCGTTACACATGGATTTACATTAATAAACTCAATCGTAGTGTATATCCAATTCGTAATATCAATCGATATAGCTGAGCTACAAGGAACCTCTAACATTTGAGGTATTCCATATACGCAATCTCCTGTAAGAGGATCACAAGTTCCTAAACAAGTAAGGCATTGATCAGCCATACATACATTAATACGGCCAGTTATGCTTCTCATTCCACCAACTTCTTTTATCTTGTACAAGATAGAGTAAGTCTTTCTGTGCTCATAGACTTTTCTTGTCTGAGCTACTACATCGCCATTAGTTGCAATAGTGACAGAAGAAAACCCTGAATTATCAAAAGAGAATAAGCTAAACTCATAAGTACTTCCATCGCTAGGAAGGTTGATATTAGCTATCCCATTTATATTGAAAGACATTGCTTCTCCTGGGGCCGGACCTTGATCACATGCCCACTCTATAGTAGGTGCTACTAGACAGTTAATACAATTCGTTGTAGGAATTGTTACTGTTGGAGTACCACAATTATTACAATTTGGATAATAATTCATTTTCTAAATTTTCTTTTTATTAATTACAGCCGCAATCTTCATTTGCACCAAAGGTGTTAAATTCACTTGATGATGCAGGTACACTATATCCTGGAACCATAAGATTATTTACCCATCTTTCACCTTGGTAAATAGATGTTAATGGAGAATTTATATCAACAAACAACTCAGAAGAATTTTCAAAATTATTCAAACAGCAAGTAAATGGACCCCAATTCACAGCACCTCCATAATCAATTCTAATTCTTACAGTATTCCCATCATCACTTACAACACTCAGCCCTCCATTAGGAATATAATAACTAGCTGACGTTAAACGTAAAACAGCAACTGGGCAAGTAAATTGAGCGAATGTTGAAGCTAAGTCTCCTTGAGTATAATTAGTAACAGTTATATCATAAACATCTACAGTTCCAGAAGAAGAAACCATCGTTTGCTGAATAGGAGTAGCATTTACCCACATATTAGCTTCAGCATAACAATTAGCAGCTAAATCACACTCTATATCTTTTTTATGATAAGTCACTATGTCTTGTGACATTGTTCCACATTCCGTATCTGTAACTGTTACACTAAATATTCCAGACTCCCCATCAGCTAATAACGGTAATGGATCTATAGACGCTCCAGAATATGTAGTAGAAGTACCTCCTATATTTACAGACCAACTATAACTATAGTTTCCACTTCCTCCAGATGCACTTGCAACTAATGGAGTATCACAACTATAAGGATATGATGCACCTAAATCAATATTCGTGCTATTGGCATCTACAGTTAATGAGGGATAAAAAGCACAACAATCATCTGCATCTCCAACTATATAACTATATGTTCCTGTACATCCATTATCATCCGTGATGGTTCCACTATATGTGCCTTCTACTAATCCAGTAAATATCACATTTGGTCCGGTCTGATTATTAGCAGATAAATCTCCTGTTATATCATAAGGACCACTTCCTCCACTAATTATCATATTCACTACCCCATCTGCAGAATTAAATGAATTACAGGTTTCAGCAGTAGCTGTACCACCAGAAGTAATCGTTACTCCTGCACATACATCAGGACATGGCAATATAGTAAATGTATCAGTAGTCGTACAAAGTATTCCTCCACTACCATCATCACATATATGTTCTAATGTTATGGTCCTTGTTATAGGTGAAGTAGAACAATTCAAATAGATTGCCCAACTTGGGAATTGAAGAGTTTGTATATAAATAGCTCCTGGCAATGGGTGTAATGGTCCAGATACCGCAGCATCATAAACCTGAACTCTAGTCCCAATATTACCTTCTAAGTATGCATATAATTTACCTCCACATGCTCCTTCATTAAATGGAGCAAAGAACATTTCAGTTAAATTGATAGCTACAACAAAACCAGATACATCTTGAGTAACTTCAGACTGATTACCTCCTCCTTGTGCCAACGTACATTGACATGCTGATCCTTCATTAAATACAGCAGTATCAGTACACGTAACTGGCCCAACACCATTAGATGTAGCCGTAACCGTATATGTTAACGTCTCACCATTCATTAGGCAAGCATTAATAGGATTCGTAAACGTTACTAATCCTGTAGTAGGATTATAGTTATGTGCATAATTGGTTCCATTTACATTTACAGTATTTACACTAATACCTGAACCTCCTGTCACTGTTATAGAACTAAAAGTATAACAACATTGTCCAGTAATAGTACTTGTTTCAGAATCAAAATCAATATCTGAATCTGTTATTTGGAAAATAGTACAATTAATCACATTGACAAACACTTGCCTTGTTTCACTACATCCAATTACATTGTCATAAATCGTTACAGTATATGTTGTGTCGCTTAATGGACTTACTGTTTGTGAATTACCAGTAGCTCCATTTGACCAACTGTAAGTATAGCTTCCGCTTCCACCTGTTACATTAAGTAATGCTAACGTAAGATTTTGTCCAATTGTATGATCAACTGTTTCTCCTTCAGCAATCGGAACTCCATTTGCTTCCAAAGTATAATTTATATCACATCCACAATTAGTAACAATAATAATAGCGGAAGCAGTACAACTACCATCTATATAAAGAGCATTGATTTGAGTTACAGCTCCAGCTCCATACAATGGAACTACAATCTGATTACCATTTACAACAGTAAGTGGATTGTTATTTTGGTCAGTAGCAGATGTTATGTAATTAAAAGTATATGTCTTCTGAGTAAGATCTTGACTACAATCTTGATTTATAGCAACAATATTTTGACCTTGAGTCACATTCAACATTATTTGCTGGCCACCCACACCAGTACATGTTCCTGATGCTGATATACTATCTACAGTATAAATAGTACTTGTATTAGGATTAACACTGATTAGATTCACTCCTGGAACAGTCGTTAATGTATAACTACTACCGTCATCTCCTGATATAACTACAATAGATCCTACGGCATTAGTAGAAATCTGCAAATTAGTAGACGACCCTACACATATTGTTGAATCCTCAAGAGAGAAGTCAGTAATCATAGGAGCACTCACCACATCAATAGTTACAACTTCATTAATATCTATAACACAACTGCCTGAAGTCAATGACACAAAAGTATAAGTTACTGAACTATTAATAGGTCCAAATGTAGCAACACCATTGTTTGGTACTGTTGTAGTTAAAATTGTACCTCCATTTATCCTATATCTTAATACGGCTCCTGCTCCTGATGCACTTGTAGTAAATGTTATATTCGTTGTTTCATTATCACATAATGTCTTATCCTCAGAAAGAGTATATGTTATATTCGGAGTAGATGTAACAGAAACAGTTTTAGTACTTGATTCACATCCTGATGCATCTACAGCTTTAATGCTATATGTTCCTGCATCATAATTTGATAAACTAAATGTATTTGTTGTTACAGTTGAAGAATTTCCATCCGGATAAGTAATAGTATAACTTATAGGCGTTACGCCTCCATTTGGAGTAAAGTCAAAACTTAAGTCGCCGCCACAAGAATTTGTATTGTTAGCAACAGTAAAATCAAATGTATCACAACAGTTATTATTAGCCTGAATAGTTGTTTTACATCCATCACTATAAAGTACGTCTATTGAATATACAGTTCCTTTTGTCAAGAACATTTTTAATGTAGATCCTTGATCAATATAATTTGCAGCTGGGGTAGCACTCAATCCGGTAATAATAAATGAACCTACTTGCTTAGAAAATATAAGACCATATTCTGATCCAGAAGTAGAACAATCTACTGTAGTCTCTGGAATTCTATCATCAGCATCTTCTAGTGCATATTCTAAAGAACATTCTACAGAAGAACCATAGATTACATCTAATTTTATAGTTTTAATCGCTGCTCCACCAAGGTTATATTTACCAAACATAGAAGTAGTGGTGCCATCGATAACCATACCCGCTGTTTTGTTATGTACAAATCGCTGAACGAATGTTCCATTAAGGTATAAATTATACTTAGCTTGAACATCAGAAGGTATATCATAACCCCATTTTGTAATGTCTTGATTTACATCACAGGGAACAAATGGATTCTTTAATAATATCTCTGTATTACAATTTTTTGCTTCATAAAATAATTTTTCTGGATGACAAAAACCAACTTTTCCAAGGTCTAAAGCATCCGTACATCCACAATCAGGACGTACTAAATAATATCTATTACCCCAAAGCTCTCCATTTGGATCGCTTAATGGATATGCTGTTGAACTAGGTATCTCACCAGGCCCATACAATATATCTTCATAAGTACCATTACCTGGAAGTGTAACATAAACTTTTCTAAACACTTCTGATTCGTCATATGAACCATCTATAGACTTATACCATTTCCATAATGGAGGCCTTGTATCCTCAGATGTCAATTGACCTATTGCTGGCGAATAATCTCCTGCAGCAACTAAATCCATGGCAGTATTATTGCTAAATGTCCATTTACCTACGGATATATCTCCATTATAACCACATGTATTTGGCATTGCCATAACACCTGTCTTAGTAACGGTAATCTCTATCCTATTAACAACCTTAGTTTCAGTTCCAGAACCAATAGCAGGAAGAACAAGAGCATCAAATGTATGAGAGTCTTTGTCAGATAATGATCCCCCTAGTTTTGCTAATTTTTCTCCTATTGTTCCTACCCAAACCAATCTACCTTGAGAATCAGTCTTATATACATCATAAAATACGGTAGCAACTAATTCAACAAATCCTGAAGTAGGCTTTTCATTTTCAGCAATATCTGGATGGCCTATATTTCCAAGTTTCGGAAGTGTTGAATAAGTATTTTCGTTAGAACTACCTTTTCGTAATTCAGCATTATAAATAAATGTATATGTCCCAGTGTTAGCATTTTTGCTGGCTAAAGATATACCTGAGTTTATTGTTACAACCGGACATGCACAGTTCTCTGTCTTCTGAGTAACTTTTATATCACAATTGGTTTTTGTGAATGTCATTTCATCTGTACCTACTGCTGCTCCACATCCGGGGATACCTGCTGCCTGAGAAGTAGTGAAATTAGAGCAATGGACACATTTACCTTTAAAACATCCATAACCTAGTCCACATTCACATCCTGTAGTACAATCATCCCCATCCGGAACATCGGTACATATACTTCCTATACAATCACAACCTAATTTTTGATCACAAGTAGTATCACAGACTGAAGATCCACAAGGTTCACATTTTTTAGTAGTAGCATTACATCCACAACCTTTTCCGCAATCAGTACCATTATTACATGAACCGGTACAAGTATTTACTTCACATGAGTTTGTAGATTTATTGCAATAGCAACCTTCTCCACAACCTGTAGCACAACTACCTGTACAAGACTTACAATAACAAGTATCTGCATTTAACCTTACACAAGCTTTTGTTCCTCCACACGATTCAGGATCATTGCAATCACAAATATCTTCACACTTTCCATCCACACAAACTTGTCCAGAAGGACATTGGATAGGAGAACATTTACCTGTTATGTGATTGCAACTTTGACAAGGATCTTTACAATCGTCATCAGAAGTACATTCAGGTGCCGGCAAGCAATCGCCAGTTTCTGGATCTCTTATATATCCAGGCTTACACTTACACTCACCTAGTACGCATTCTTCATTAGGATCACAATTAGTATCAACTAAACATTCTACACATTCATCTGTCTTTGGATCACATACACCAACTGGACAAACAATAGGAACGATACCTTTAATTGTACATATAGTACATGGAGGCCATGAATCAGGATCATTTATATCACAATCAACACACTCTCCATTTTCGTTTTTATGAGGTTTGTCTGGAGGACACTTACACTTTCCATTAACACATACTTGACCATCTGTACAAGGATGTTCGTCATCACACTCTACACATGTCTCAGTCTTTGGATCACAAAATTCTCCAGGTAAACATTTACTTATACATCCTAAAACAGGATCGCATATTTCACAAGGCCCACATGAAGGATTGTCAGGATCACAAGGACAAATTTTTATCCTCTGATCATCACATTCATTACAGTCTCCCTTACAGCGTACTACACCATAAAAGCACTTTTCATCACAACCTTCTGGAATCTGAACTTCGATATGACCTGTAGTATAGATACATACGATATCAGCACATTTAGGCTGATCCCATATAATTTCTAAATCTGAGGTTTTACAAGCAGAAAGCCCGGCTTGATTGGCCAGGTCTCGAATTTTAAGAGTGTATGTTGTACTCATTTGTCTTTTTGTTCAATAGAATAAATGAACTCAAAGACACTGCCTATTATAAATAACAGGAATTTACAGACTTCATTATACTGTACAATTCCTTACAATTATTAGTCAAAGGTAACTGTTTTTTCTGATATATACACAAAATACAGTTCTGATTTTTCTTATCCAAACCAAATGTTATACCGCAAGATAATGACTTCTTTATGATGTCATAAGAAAGTCCGCATTCTACTAACTTTACATATATTTCAAATGAAATAGGAGTGCATTTTTTGTCTAGCTTAACAATTTCGTATTGATATTTACATTCTTTTATATTAGCTTTTACACTATATTCTACAAAACATTCTGCAATATCCTGAACTACTTCATAAACTACCATACATTCTGTTTCAGGCTTCATTGCTATCTCATAAATAAATTTACACTCATCTCGCTTTATTGAATCAATATAAACTTCTATCTTATTACATACTTGATAAAGAGCTTTTTCCCATGTTTCATAAGCGATACATCCAGGATTTTTTAATAACCACTGATCTTGTTTACTTCGGTCCACTTCTTGCTTTGACACTGCATCTTGCTTCCCGATAAGTTTAACAATATTTTCTCTTAGCCTAGAAAAATATTCTAAGCAAATACACTTTCCATTATATAATATTTGATTCTTCATATCCACAAGGATACTTTTGAACCTTCTTAATTTACGAATATTGTCAAAATTTGCTTTTGGATATCCATAACTATAAAATGATGCAAAATCACCACTAACCCCTATTATATACGCATCCATATCTGCCAATAAAAAATTGATGTCATCTATTGATGGTATCAAGCATTCATCTGGACAATGATCACATGTTAGCACTTTCCTACGCACCCTTTTATTGTTTCCTCTATATTATTATAAATAGATTGGGCCTCATCTTTCATTTGATACCCGGCGACAGTTTCTAATACCTCAAATTTATCTTGAAGGCAAAGAAATAAATCAGGATCATCAATATTCCTAAGAAGTAAATTATCTATGTCACATTTTAAGTTGCCAAAATACCCAACATGTGTTGTTATATTTACTCCACAGCTTTCTGTATTAACACAATAAATACCATCAAGTAATGGACATATATTTAATTGACTTGCATCAAATACTAATGATGATCCTACAGGAATAGAAATAGAAAAAGTCTCCTTTGCAGGAGACTCGACGTTTAAATCAACATATAAAACTAAACCGTCTAATTTTTGATTAATACCCCATTGAATATCAGACAGATCTGTTATCTTGAATACCGTATCGGTAATCTTCTCTATCTTAATATTTAATTTCTTTATACAAAAACATGACATCAGTTAGGCATTTCGCAATTTATAAGCAGCAATAGCTTCTTCTTTTGTGCCGAATACTAAAGCTCCATTATCATTCCAGATATAATCTTTTCCATTTCCAGAAACATCTTGTAACTTCATAGTACCTGTACAGCAATCATATCCAAAACAACCGCAATCCCAAAGATATGCGAACACATCATTCACAGAAGTAATCCAAGAGCCATCAGCTCTCTGAATTATTCCAGTCTTAATGCTAACATCATTGGCCAACTTAAAATTTTTATTACTTGCCATTTTTAATTATAATTTGAAGTGAGGTAGCTTTTAGACTACCTCACTATATTTTTAATTATGCACCACAAGGAGTACCCAGCATATTACAATTACTTAGTGCGTCTAATTGAGCATAAATACTTTGCATAGCAGCAGCAGTAGTAGAATCCCCATTAGGAATAAGTAATCTTGCATGAGCAACATTGGTATGATCCCACTTATTCATCGTCCATCCAGATCCAGATCGTCTGAATCTTATATTATTGGCACAATAAGTTTGCTCACAGACAACATTATTCTTAGCATCAATTATTTGATGATATTTCATTGGTGTTCCATGCATACCGTATCTATGGCCTCCATAATACCAATTACTTCCGTCACCACCTCTATAGTTATGCCTTAATGCAGCATTTACATATTGGTATCCGGTGCCCTCTGCTCTTCCTCCTTTTGTCTTCTCTACAGCAAAGAAATTATCTTTAACCCAATCATCACCAAGGAAAGTAATTCTTTCAATAGTCTTTCTTGTGTTAATATAGTTTTGCTCATCGCCAGGTAATCCACAGCTACATGGCAACATCAATGTGTCAACATGAAGTCTGATAAGACATTGTGGAGTAAAAGTAGGAGCTACTTCACCACAGTTAAGACAATTCTTTTTAAGTTCGATATCAGTAAATGGATCTTCTTCTTCAAGAACTACAGCTCCATTTATATCCACAAGATCTACAGTAGCAGCACAACTGATAATTGTTATTTTCCAGCAACAGCAATTTCCTTCTCCTGAATCAATCCACACTCTAAGTCTTTTGTCTTTTCCTTGTTCCCACAGATAATCTTCAAGATTTTTCAAAGTCTGAAGATCAGTCAGATCATCCATGTTATTGAATGGAGTAAGATCAATAACTAATTCAGTCTCTGTTGTTGCATCCAAAGTAAGACTTTCTAGACCAGTCAGAGCAGCACATGTATCACATCCATTATCAACCGGTGCTAAACATGCATGATATACTTTTGTTCCTGCAGGTATAACAGCAGCAGAAATAGGCATATATAATGTTTCTGTATTATCAAGGTTCCCAATACCCGGCACATATATTTTCCCAGATTTCTCATTGATGTCCTGCTCTATTTTGCATGCCATTTCAAAACAATCTGTAGTTGGTAAACATTCGTCACATCCTACATTTAATCCGGTAGAACCTTTGAAATAATATTCAATTTCTCCTTCACCACCATAAAGAACTTTGGTATATGCATCTCTGTAGTGAACAGCAAAAGCATAACTGGCATTTGGTTGAGGACAACCGAATGCTATATCCCAAACTGGTCCAGCCCCACATGAAGGCTCAGTAAAATCAATGTCTACTTCATCTTTGCAAAGATCAAACTCAGCACCTCCAATAGTGACAAGCCTATCTGCTAAAGATCCAGGAGATCCATTTCCTACGCCTACAGAAATCTTAAATTTCTTTTTTGTAGGAATATCAGCCGGTGCAAATGATTCATTAAGGATTGGGTCCCAAAGAACGGGTTGTCCTACTCGTGGCCCCCATGTCTTAGACTTCAATCTGACAGGTTGACCGGCTGGATATAATGCCTGGTCCCCACCTGTTGCTATTACTTGATTATAGGTTGTTAACGACAACATCTGTTAGTATTTTATTTAAACTAAAAATTTTATTTATCTCTAAGTTAAAGTCAGATACATCATCTCTTGCTTTAAGAACTGCTCCCTGAATGATTGGCGTTTCAGCACCGGTACCAAGTATAAGGTCTCTATCAAAAGTAATCTTACTGCCATCGGCATATACATAAGAATTACTTTCCGTTAATGATGCAGCATGAATCTCAGGAATATTCTCAACATAATTGGCTTCTGCTTTCACAATAAAGTAATCTCCATTATGATAAATCCTTATCCCTTCACTATCTATATCGTCAAATGCTTGTCTAAACTTAAAGCTTCCTATCCATGTATCTGATACAGATGCTGAAAAGGTAGATTTATGTTTTAGAGGAGAACTTGGAAACCTATCGATACAATCATCTTTTTTAGCTGTAATAAGCAAACCTCCTAAGATGTTCATATTTTTAGGAACCTCAAATAGATCATGATCTTTATTCCTTTTGATTCTATCTAACTTTACTAAACTTTTTTTCAAGGGCCGGAACCATCTTTCTAATAACTGATTCGTCTCATAATATGGACCTAACCTGGAATTAAACTGACTTATCGACCAATTAAGTATAGCCACCTTTCGGCTAACTTTTAAATCTTTGTATTTTTTATCATTTACATGATGCAATGCATCTGTAAACTTATAAATCAACTCTACAGCTTTCACTTCTTAGCATTCAAGACCTCAGTAGCTTTTACATCTATTTCGGTCAATAACTCTAAATATTCTTCTCTATTTAAGGTAAGCTCTATCTCTTTATATGACTTACCTAGAGCATGATTCTTAAAGTAATAAACACCTTTTTCTTTATGGAATACCATAGCTTTCCTAGCTCTTAATATAATACTAAGTACTGATGTCTGCTTGATATCTACATTTCTCATTCTGTCCATAAAGTCCATGGCTGTTTCTCCAGTAAATGTTGATTTACCAGGATTGTTTCCAAGCACTTTAATGATAATCTTGTCTAACTGCTTATCACTTGCATTTGTTGGATACTTTTCGAACATAGCATCAAGAACAAACTTTTTTCTATCTGCATCCATGTTCATCAGATATCTAGTGATATCATAAATAGTATCTAACTCATTATCTCTGAACACTTCTTCGCCCACATCTTCTTTTGGTATCACCTTGAACATTACATTTTTTAATGTAGGTGGCCTCTTTTGATGTGTAGGGAAGTAAAATCTTTCATCAGAATAAGCTACACTAAGCCAAAAAGCATCAATAGGATTATTAGTGTCAAAATCAACACCTCTAAACTTAACAGGGAATCTCAGCTCATTTTTACAAAAAAATGGATCAGTAGCTATTTCTGGATTTGCATTATTTATTGGCATTCCTTCTCTATCAAAAAATCCAAATGTAGGAACAACAGAGCTAAGGTTTACATTAAACTTCTCAAGATCTACACCAAAAGATCCTTTTCTAGTATTATATATAGGCTTAAGACCAAGTTCAGCATCAGGGACATATGGTTTATCATAAGTCCCTGCTGTAACTTCTCTTCCATTCACATCTTTTTTTACCGGGACAGAACCGAAATAATCACTTTTTCCTATATATTTTGCCGTGTACTTCATAAAATTTTATAGTTTATAACATATTAAAAATCACCAAATTAGTACTGATCAGGATAGAAAATTCCAATATTATCAAAGTTAGGAATAAAAATACCCTTCATTTGCTCATTGATAACCTTATAGGTATTACCTATATCTCCTCCTGAATTATATCGACCAGCTCCTACTTTACCAATCGGACCATTAGGAGTCCAGGAACCTACCAAGTAAGTCCTTTGTTCCATCATCTGATTAGTATAAAAGTAAACTGAGCTATTTCTTTCTGTTCCATCCATATTGTTGATGTTACCATACATCACCATAATCCACCAAGCAGATGTTGGGAATCCTCTAAGCTGTTTATTTCCAGAGAGAATACCTGAATTCAACATAGAACTTATATGAAACTTAACTTTACCTACCGGATCCAGGTATATAGACCTATACTGTTTTTTGTTTATAGCTACACCTTTCCTCCTTGAATCAAATCCATCTTCATCACTATATTCATAGTGAGCTTCTACAACACCGCTTTGATCCAGCCTTCGCAGTTCTGGAGCTATAAGATGTCGAAATCCAGGAGTACCTGTAATCACATCAATAGTAGTATTTTTATTTGCTTCGAATCCGGACACATCTAGCTTCCTTGTAATCATATCAAGGATCCATTCAAGATTAAAATCATTTACAGAATAATGCTCACCACCACTTCCTCTAAAGAAATCCATAAGTGTAGGTCCCATTTGATAAGGATTGTGAGTCATTTGAGACATATGGCTGTTATGTCCTCTGGCAGGGGCAGAACCGGCAACAATATAGTTATCCATTTGCCTGTCAGCCTCAAAATTAAAATTCATCTCAATGTCAGACCAAGCAATTTGATTAGGCATTCCAGGAGGACAGGCACCTTCTGCAGAACTAACAAAGTAGTTACCTGCTTGCCATGCTTTATCAGAAACATTCATTTCCCAACCCATTCTTGTCATATCGAATTTGTAGACAGCAAATGCTTTACCGGCTGACATTTCAATAGTACCTCTGCTGTAAGCTGCTTCTTCAAGAGGAGCACCATTAGGGATCAGCTCTGCCGCATCAAGATATGATACTGGAATAAAATCATCAACTGTTCCATTGAACAGCTTCCATGAATATTTATATCCATCTACTCCATCAGGCATAGCTTCTGAAGTAGGCATAATTATGATCTCAGGATAATCCCTAAGAGCATATATGTTTTTTCTGGAAAGATTTCCAGAGTCTACTGTCATTTCCCACTCTGATCTATTGATACCAACTTCTTCAACAACATCATCAACATGTACTTTAATTACTTCTAAAAAGAATTCCTGTTCCGGAAGTTCAATTTCAAATTCAATGAAATCTTTTGTCGTGGTATCATTCACCATTCTTTTCTTAAAGACTTCCATTATATCAGCACCTTCACCTATAAAGAAATTTTTTCTTCTTCCTAGTTGATTGGCAACAATTTTTAACCGTTCAGAATCTATCAAATTAGGATAAATTTCGTACAAGGCTTTAGCATCAATTAAAGACCCGATTCCATGTTTCCCAACATTTATTTCTTTAGTCTTATACGACGCCAGTGAATTATTAGATCGTAAATTCATTTTTATGTTTTTAAATTAAAAGCTTTTTATTTAAAATTCTATCTTAAATTCTGCATCAGGCTTTTCACCAACTTTATTTTCTACAGTTGTAGCTTCAAAATTGGATAAAGGTTTTAAATCTTTATTCAGTTTATTAATGAACGATCCTCTTCTTTTATTTAATTGCCTTTCTGTCTCTGTCTCTTTTTTGATAATATCTTCACCAAAATAAAAACTCATAGCTTGTTTAAGCTCATCTTCTACACTCCTTTCCATCAGTTTCTTTTGATATTTAGAAACTTTTTGAGTACGTCCATCCGGAAATGTTACTGTCTCTGTCTTCTTAGTCATAGCTTCTCTAAACTCCAGGACTTTATCATATGGATATTTATTTCCTCCGACAATACCAGTTCTCAATAAGCTTTCAACTTGACTTCTACGTTCTTGGTTAAACTTAATTGCCTTTTTTTTGCGTTCTTCGATTGTTGTTTCAACATTCGTAACAACACCTGTAGCATATAGATCAACCCACTCTTTTCTCTCTTTAATTAGATCCTCGACGTCTTCAGACTTTAAATCATTTTCAATGGCTCTTTTAGCATCTCTATCAGGCATTTTATTTAACTTATAATACACCTGGAATAAATCTGTAGTGTCTTGAGTCGTTTCTTTTGTGAATTCAAAATCAGTAAATCTTTTTAATGCCAGAGCTTCAGTATATGACTTCCTGTCTATTCCATATTCTATTCCGGTAGCCAGATAGGCATTTTGCTCTGTAAGTCCAAGATCTGCAATAACTTCTTCTTTCAATTGATTCCTCAAGTCACCATCTTCAGACAATCGCTTGTCAATAATCTTTTGCTCAAGTGATTGGTAAAAAGTATTAAGATCAGTAATTTCCTCCTTTTCAAATTTATGACCTGAAATTATCGATAAATCTTCTGCAATAGCAGAAAGAACAACTTCCTCAGTAAAACCTTCATCAGGTGTTTTAACATCTGTTTCTTGATTTTCTTCAATAGAAGCATCAACTTGTTGAGAATCAACCTGATCTTCAGTAGTTTTTACTTTAGGATCTGGTGGCGTCTCAATTTCTTGATTATCAGTAGTTTCGGGTAGTTTATTTTCCTGTGTCGATTCTTTAATACGTCCAGGTTCAACACTAGGTATGGAGGTTTTTTCTTCACTAACAGGAATTGTTAAATCGAATAATTCTCCTGGACTGCCAAATTTACTTGTAGCAAACATAAAGCTTTTTTTTAATTATTGCAAAATTAGTTTCATTTTTTGATTCTATTATCCCTTTGATTTTTGCTCTTTGATGTCTAATTCTCTTTCTTTTAACTTCATTTCATCCTCGTGAATTTTCTCTTTTAGCTTCCTATCATCGGCATGTCTTTCTATATGATCAGCTACTCCATCTTCATTAATATCATTTGCATTTGCTAATGTCAAGCTATGAAGGAGTGCACTTTCTTTTCTGACTTCAACTTCTTTATCTTTTCTATCGTTTTGTCCTTTTTCTTTTATAAGAATTTCTTCGCGTCTTGATTGCTCTGCAGCCTGTTGTAATGCCTCAGCCCTGGCCAATTGTTGCTCCTGTCGCTTTTGGACCTGCATCTCAGATCTTTTTGCAACAGTTATAGCTTCATCCATGGTCTCTGCATTTATAGACTCAGCTAAATCAACAAGGTTCCCATTTGTGGCCGCATAATTTAATAAATACTGTTTGTATAAAGATAGATTTTGCGTATCCTTAAATCCATCCTTACATTCATAATATATTGGAGATCCTATTATTTCATCAAAATTTAATTCATAATGAGCTAGTTCATCATCAGAAAGATACGATTCTTTTACTTCATAATTATCTTGATAAGCAAAAAATGCAGATTTCATTAAGCCATTATATAAATCCTCTCTAAGTTGAGATCTCATACTTATAATCCGGTACTGTTGCCTTTCTACATTATTTATCTGGTTATTAAGATTTGCAGTATTAGTGTATTGGCCAGGACTATCAACTTTTGCTTTATTAGTACCCATGCTTCCTTGCATCTTAGATTCTATATATTCAAGAACCTGTATCATCTCCATTTTACTACGTCTATCTCCTAGCTCTAATGCTCTGACTCCACCATCACTTCCAGGATCTTTACCTAATGATGATTTTCTTCCAATAAGAACTTTAAACTTATGAAGTGTAGATAGTGTCTCAAATGGATTTACCTTATCACTACTTATAGCATCTTCTCTTGCATACAATACCGTTCCTAAGTCATTAGCTATTCTGTCATAAAATGTATCAGCAAGATGATTATATCTCAACTGAAATGGTTTTCCTTTTTCTAATGAAGATAAATTTTTAATATGACCCTGAAAGCTATTATACTCACATCCATATATTGACAATTTTGGTTTGCTTAAATCATGTGGATCTTTATATTGATACTCTTCTGGTCCAATATCAAAATATATGTCATGTACATTAGAGCACTTATATGTCTGAGGGATAGCTACAGATTGTTCTTTTAAATCTCCATTAGACTTATCTAGTCTATAATGTTCACCTCTAATTACCTGAATTACTTTATCATTATGTACTCTTGTAATTTTCTTTGCTTTTGCCAACCATCTCCATGATCCAAATTTCATTTCGAATCCTAATTGTCTATTAAAATATGCATCGTTAAGCTTATCTAATACATTTTCTGCCCAATAATGTCCTTGCCTACCATCTAACTGATAAGGAACAAATTCTTCAGTATCAGTAATCTGCCCGGTTCCTGGACGAACAGGTATTTTTATCATAAAATTTCTGTTAACAGCAGTATTAGTATGCCTATAGCTTACATCGCGACCAGTATTGTATTGATAGTCAGGAATAGGCGATAGCATAGCTTCAAGCTCTTTCCAATCTTTATTTTTAAAGATATGATAATAATCAGTAATGATTTCTATTGGAGACAAATAGGTTGTTATACTTGCATGCAATCCATCTTGTATATAATCAGATAATGTTTTTAACTGATAATTACATGTCAATGGACTTACATTATCAATATAAATATTATTTAATCCATATCTTATTCGATATATTTCTTTTCCTGTAGCCTCACAATAATGAGCTCCACTCTCCCATTTATATTTAAACTTATTCCTTTTAAGAACAATGTCCAGAAGTTTATTGAATAACTTTTCAGATAATGTTTCTGTCTTTTCTAGCATGGTCTTTACATCAGGATCTATATTTTGTTCTACCATATTATTGATAGTGCTTTGTCGATCTTGTAAAGCTTCTTCGTTAAGTTTTGTAGGATCTGTCGTCTTTGATTGAACGTCTACTTGTTGGGTAATTTGTTGAATTAAAGGCTGGATATATTGTTCTCTAAGAAAATCGATAACAACTTGCCGTTGTTTTGTCTTTTTATAAATTACTGCATGTTTGCTATAATCTATAATTGATCCTAAATTAGGTTGATTTATATAATCCGTAACTCTTCCTTGTGTTATTGTGTCGAGTAAAGGATAATGATTTATATGATCTCTACCGAAAGATACATTTCCTTCTTCCAGTTGAATTTCCATATTTAGACCTTGTGTTGGCACCTTCGGCCAGCGTCCAAAGTGTATATTGATATTTTCCAACATACGAGCAACATCTACTGACGACACAGTAGTTCCAGTAATTAAATCCATTGCAGCCCTAGCAATCTCATATCCTTTCCGCTTCTTTTCATTGTCAGAATATACCAACTTATCTAGTGCAATTGTAGATTTGTTATCTCTATAGTATTCAGTTCTCTTAGCCATTTTTTATTAATAATTAAATGCTCTATTTGTTTGAACTTTAGCTGACGCTAATGCTGCGATCAAGCTTTTACCTGCCGAGTTCCCTTGTGTTGGTTTTTGATTCCACCCTCCTTCTAATGTCCACTGTTTCAACTGTAAAGATATACCAAAAAAAGCAGACATGGGATCAAAGTTTCCATCTTTACTATAAAATATAATAGTATCAAGTAATAATTCATCTCTTATTTCATCTACCATCAGTACGTCAGTAATACCTTCTTCACTTACAATTTGATCCACTAATGTATTTAAATATTCTGATGCCAATACTTCAAGTCCAGACTTTGTTCCTGGAGTAGTATACCAGCCTACATCATGCTTTGCAGTCACATTAGCTATTGTTCGATACGCTTGTAATGGGCATGGCATCAATAAGTGTTCTAAATTCCATAATTCAGCATTAGAAATAACACTAGGAATATTAGTTTCCGGAAGCATATTACATTCATAAAACATAACAAGCTTCAACGCTTCTTTATCATTCATTTCTCTTTTAGTCATCCTGCATAATACCCTAGCTACTATATTCATCTTCATAGTCTTAGGAGGACCATATACTTTAAAAATATAAGCTATCGCCCAGGAATTACCTTCATCATATCTTACATTATCATATGTGCCAAAATATAACGATTTACCATCAAGAATAGGTGGTTCATAGATAGTAACTATAGGCTTCTTTTTTATATCATCAGATGCTGATTCTAATTCTTCCAATGTTTTTATTATAGGCAAATCATTATCTTCACTAAAGAATACTTTCATTCTATTGCTATCTCCATCCCAATGTAATGTTCCTACTTTAATATTTTTTTCTTCATCTGGAATAGACTGTAATATAGATAATCTTTGTGATGCTCTTTCTACAGGCAAGTTTCCTGAAGAAGACTGCATAAATATATCCGCATGAGTCATAGGAAATGATGCTACATGCTTTATAGCTACAGATCCACCTTTATCTATTTCTTTCTTTCTTACCATCAGTTCATCCTGAAAGGCAGCTATATGGTCTAGGTTACCATTTTCATCTCTATGCCAATTCTGACGATATTGAGCAGGAACAAAACAGGCTATTGATCTACCTGTCATGTTATAGATATCAGGATATTCCACAAGATTCATAGATCTTGGATTATAAAAAGGCTTTCTTACATTTTTAACCTTTTTTAACTGCCCACCGGTTCCTCCATATATACTTCTACCAAACTTAGTCTCTCTTATTTGAGCAGGACTATTTTCTTTATGCACACCTTCTACATTTTCCCACAGTCCTACCTCTTCATTCCAATAATAGTTTCCTGCATAACCTACTCCAGATGATATATTCTTACCGTAACTAACTCTACCCATTACTGATCCGGCACCTACACTATGTTTTCCTCCTTCAGCTTTCACCCTGTTAGATATACCTTTATTTAAATCCTCAGATCCAGACTTAGGAAACCAAAAAACTCCATTATAAGATCTTAAATCATCTCGATAGGCACCTAGCTCTTTAAGCATATCATAAGACCGGCCTAGTTTTCTGAAGTTTTCTTTTGTTGGTTTATCTTCCCATGCTCCGAATACAGAAATGAAGTTGGTATTCTTTTTATAATAATCTTGAAGATTAGTGGCATCATTAAAAACAAATCCTCTTTTTGCTAATGATATACCATGATATGATTTTCCTAAACGCCTAGTAGTAAGATAAAGGAAGTCTTTTTTCTCATTAAGATGCATGGCCTTGCCCATTGGCTTATCAAATGTTTTATACAGGTATTCTTTTGGTCCAATATATTTTTTCCACTTATTGTCTGGCGTTTTCAAGAAATCTTCATATTGTTTCAATACTATCTTTTCTCTCTGAAGCAATGGCTCCTTAGTCTCTAACTTTCTTACTAGGTCATGAGATGTAAATTTTTTATCATCTTCGAATCCTGAAAATCCATCACTTTCTTCAAAACCATAAAACATATACCAATCGATATCTCTTAGTGTTGGATGTGCTAATACTCCAGATCTTGATACTTCATTTGGGTCAACACTAAGCTGCTGCATTTCTATCCAAAAAGCATTGACATAGAAGAATAGATCATTAGTCATAAATCTCCATCCACCTTCACCAGTTTTCCTATTTCTATCTTCACCCCACATTCCCTGCATGCATTTCATAGCAAATTCTTCCCAATATTCAAAATATCGGACTTCTTCTAGGAATGGATTAATAACTGGATGATCCCTTTGAATAAAAGGTTCAATGTTTTGGAGCCTGAATGGTATCAGGTCTACCGGTTTTAATTTAGAAATAGGTATCATTCTATGATTCTAGCAGCCAATAATCCAGGTTGTTCTTTACCCTGTGTTCTTATTAATTTTATGTTATTAATAACGTTAAAAGCTTTTGCTTTAAATTCATCTAGAGCTTGTTTCTCCTCAAGCTTGCTTTTAACATTTAGTTTTCCTTTTGAATCTGTATCTTGTAAACTTTGCTCAAATCGTTCTCTAAGCATAAGATAGTACAATACATCATCATTTATAAGAATTTTGTTTTTGTAGAACGCTGCCAGTTCATCATATTCCTCCCATGCAATAGGGTGGAAGTTCTTTTGGATTACTCCCTTTTTTTCATAATAAGTCATTTTCTGGTCTATAAAAGAACGCAAGTCATATAACAAAAAGAAGCACCATAATAACTTAGATGCTTCTTTTTGTCCTACTTCTCTAACCAGATTATTTACTTGAGGATACAACTTAACTTCAGGGTTCATTGTAATAAAGTCATCCTTCATAGGATTTCCTTTTATGTCTAATGGATATTCCTCTACATTAGTTGATGCCATTTCTTACATTAAGTTTTTTTACATAGTGAAACCCTATTTAGTATAGAGTTTTTTGTATAATTTAAAACTCTAACCGCTGCATCCCTAGAGTGATTAGAGCTAATAAAATCATCATTTACTAATTTATCAAAGTACAATTTTTTCATTTTAGTGCCTGACGGTGCCACTAATTGAAAAGGTATCTCATATTCGATAAGGAAATGTTCCCATGTCCTACATGATCCTTTTATGTCTCCTGCACCCTGTATAGCTTCTTCTTTAGCATAAGATAGCATTTTTCCTTTTCTCTTTCTAGCATCTTCTACTACACAAAATACTATATTGTTTCTGTTTAATTTTTCAATTGTTCTGAATGCTTTAGCAATTGTCACTGTTTTAACATGAACGAACTTATTGATATCACACGAAAATATAGCTAGACCTGTCTGCACTCCTGGATCTATACCTATTGCGAAAGTCATACCTGAAAGATCCAATAAAGTATCTACGGGAATCTCCCGATGTTTCTTTAAGGCAATTTTTTCTAATAGGTCCTTCATGTGGGCATTCCTTTAAGCAAACTTTAATATTCTTCAATCTTGGGTCCAGATATCCGGGAAATGGATTAATTATAACAATATGAGGTTGAGACATATTACTGTTTTATTTTCCAAACACCTGCCCCAAGATCAAAGTTCAAATTGGTTTTTAGCCTGTTTTATCTTTTCATAATCCACATGCCAACAATAAATGGGATTGAAATTGGTGCAATTATGGTTACAGCTACCATAGGAAACATACCAATTTCAAATTCCCAGTCATTGTCAGACATTAATTGGAATGATATTCCAAGAGCCACCAAATATGTTGCGGCACAATATGTGATCAGTCCAATCACTTGCCGTCTTTCGTAACATTTATAGTCATCCTAAGCAAGGTGTGAGCCTTAAAAGGATTTGGTACCAAAACGCCTCTTGCGTTTTTAATCTTCATTTCTTTACCATCATTGTAATAGACGGTAATATCTCTACTGAAAGTAATTTTTGGTTGTTCAGGAGTAAGTTGGCTATTATCTGAATATAATACTCTTAGTTTTCCTGTAATAAATATAGGATCTGTAGTACACCAGCATCCGGCTTCTACTTTTTCTACAGTTTCTGCATCTTTACCTTCAAATAGATCAAAAAATACTGGAAGGTTTGTAGTTCCAGGCTTAATGTTTAATGTCACCTCTGTAGTCTTAAAGATATTGTGTTCATTAAGTTCAGGATTTGCTGAGTTCTGATTCATTTTTGTAAATAATTTTAATGGTTATAGGAGAGTTCTCCCTTAAAGTTTGATATTCTTTTTTATTAAAAATAATTGGCCCCCATCTATGTCGTGAGTCTTTTTCTGTAGGTGCCCAGGCTTTCGCTCTTGCATCACATCCACAAGTTTCACATTTTCCGGAATCTGAATTATAACACTCTTTTATACAATCTTCATCATAATGTCTTAGGATATACTGCTCTAGTATATGCAGTGGTACTATGAGCTTCAGGATATATCCTAGCAGAACACTCATCCATTTGAAAGGATTAAAGCATTGTGCGTAGGATATTCCGGTGAAAGAGCCTTTCTTTAATTTCCAGTTATAAAAAACTGTAATCAAAGAGATAATAATGTATGCTGATATTGCATAATATCCCAAACCAAATATATTAAGAGTCAAGTATAGTATCATAATAAAACTTTTGGATCTTCAAATATAGCACATATATCAGGTTCTCCGATTCTTATAGTAAAATAATCTTCAAAATCTGGTTCATTTTTCATAGGGTCTATTATAAAGATATTTGAGCTATAATAATAGAAGAATTTATGCAGGAATTTTGTTGATTGCTTAGACACCATTTCTGATGATGCGTTATTAAGTTTTTTTGCAGCAAATACTTCAAATACCGGATCTTTTTGAGTGATACATTTAGTGTCATGAAGTCTAATAACATCTCCTTCTTTAATTTCTATATCTTTCCATTTAAAACCTTCACCTGCTTTAATCACTACAGCGAATGGAAGTACTCTTGTTTTATCAGCTTTTACATTTACAGCGTCTGTACTAAGGAGTGTGGTTTTGGTCCCTGTCATGTAAAAGCATACTCTCACCAAGATGTTGTTCGATGATAAAGTTAATCCCTTCAATATCTGTATTTCTCGCTCTGATAGAGATGGGCCAGACTTTAAGAGGTCCTGGAGAGAAGTTTTTTGCGGACAGTATTTCTCCTCTTGTTTCGTTTCCTTGGCTATAGTATTTTTTGAAGACATTCTTTTTAGCAAATTTTAAATAGTTTGAATAATATATTCTATGAACGGAATCATGAAGTCCTATAAATATTTTAAAAAACTCATTAGGGCTCCAATCTTTCTTGATTCTATATTTATTAAATTGTTTATATGCTTTCTGAAGGAGTCCTTGAGACGGTTCCATTTTAACAAATCCTGGAAATTCAAAGGTAGGAAAAAATCCAGTAGTTGATATTTTCATTCCTAATATCCAAAACTGTTCAAAAGCTATTCTTATATCTTCTACTGTTCCATCCTTAAAATCTGGATCATCTTTCACTTCTTGGAAAGTTTTATCAAATATATTTGTCCATGATTTACCAGGTATCCACATAATATTACCATTTACCGGTGAAGGTAACGCTAACTGTTATTTTTCTTGACTTTATCATGTTGATAATCACATCAGATACAACAATTGTATTTCTTTTAGGTGCATGTATCCATCCTTTTATTTTTAGTGACGATTTATTCACTGCCAATGTACTTTCATTCGTCACAAATTTCTCCTGGAGAATCCATTTTTTAAATTCCAAGTATTTGTCTTTGGTATTTATTTGGCCATTATCAATAATATAAAGGATAATTCCGGTAAGGCATAAGTTACCTTTTTTCCCAAGGTCACCTCCACTTGCAAACATATACCTCATGTTCTCAATAAATAAGCTGACATACTCTTTTCTGTCATCTAATTCTATTGGTATGAGTTTAGTATCAATTACTTCTGCCATCCCTTTGATATTATTATAAAATTAATTATTATTGCAATACTAAGAATTATCAACGACAATAACAAGAAATTCTTAAAATATGTATTCTAATGTTTTTTTTACAGATGCTACACATAGGTATTTTGATGATAGTGATAATAGCTATCAATCTGTATCTGCAATGATAGGAGGCAAACACGAGCCTTTTGATGAATCCATGAATATTTATTGTGCTATCAAGGAGCTATTCCCTAATAAGTTGACTAATGCTAAGAAGAAGTATGAATGGAATGATCCTAAGTTAGTTCCTTATATTATGGATGAATTAACTGTAGATGAAGTAAATAAAGTGATAAAGAAGTCTTCGGAATTTACTAATCAGTGGGATGAAATGGCAAACTTTGGGACATCAATACATGACAATTTTGAGCAGAAGGATATATCCCGGAGGTATAAGATAAGTCCGTTTGATGGAGAGAAATATAAAGTCATTGCTCGTCCTTTTAAGGAAGGAAAGTATGATAACAAGTTAGTTTTGCCATTTGCCTTAGATGATCATCATTGCAATATATACATTCCTGAATCTGTAGTAGCTTATCATCCAAGTAAGAAAGCTGGACAAATAGATAAGCTATGGTTATACTGGACTGGCTCCAGACACATAGCTATTGTTGGAGACTACAAGACAGACAATAAAATATCTAAATATCCTATGTGGAAGAAAGAGGATGGAAAAGGAAGAAAGAAGCCGATGATGTTTTACAAGCCATTGGATTATTTCCCTGATTCCAAATACTGGTATTACACTTTAAAGATGAGTTGTTATGCCTATATGCTTGAGTATTTAGGTATTCCGGTTCATAGTATGTACTTGTGGCATTTTTATGATAAAGATAATATGAGTCAATATAATCATATACCTATTACTTATTATCGTAACCACATAAAAAATTTATTTTGAAAGTATTGAATTTTAATTTATCTTTGGATTCATGTTTCGAAGCTAGTATGATAGGAAAAAGTTAAAACGATAAGTAAAAAAAATGTATCACCTCGCTTTTTTCTATTACATGTAGCTTCGAAACTCTATGTACGTTTAAAAAAGGGTGGTACATTTTTTTTATGAACAATAAAAGCACACGTCTTTTCCACATTAATTCAGAACCTAGTACGGTCAAGTACTTAATAAACCAAAGTCCTAAGATGGCTTATGTTTATTATATGATGCAGTATCTTTCTGCAGGAAAGGGGTGGGTAGATAAGGATGCTGTGATAGAGGTAATTTATTCCAGGGAAGCCGGAAACATATCTAAGAGATCTATAGCTAAGTACATATCCCAAGTAGTATCTTCTCCCGTGGGTTTAGCATGTTGGTCCGGTTTAGTTAAGGGCCGTATCTCATTAACTAGCTGGAAGAATATAAAGTACCGGGATAAAGACAATGCTCACAACGATATTTATTATTTCAATGGCAAGTATGCGAGGATATTTTGTATAAAGGCAGAAGCATTAGAGAGTTTCAAATCATTTAGATTTCATATAATATCGGCATGTTTCAGGTATAAGCAGTTCAATAACAGGATCGCCCACAAGAAGAACATCAAGATTGCGAAGGATAGAAAGAAGCGATCATTAAGAAAGAAATCTGAGAAAATTTTATTTAGAGAGCAAGGCGGCAGACATTTTGCTACTGGACTTTCTGATATGAAATATAAATTAAGACTTAAACAAATACTTAAATTTTTAGGAAACAATAATCAGACATATCTGGTAAACGGTGCTAACAGCAATGAGCCAAGCCAAAGAGGTGGAAGCAATGATATATGGAGAGCCTTGAGCAGAGGGTTATGCATCAATATGACAAATAGATATAAAGATTTAGATTCTGATAAATTGGGTGTTTCTTTTAGACAAATGGAAAATGAGCTCAATATTTCTAGTTCTACATTACATCGATACCTTCATGGATCTGGCGTTGTTAGAGAAGAAATATTTTTCAGTTTACACCAGAAGTATACGATAGATGCTGAGATGTTAAAGAGGTTTGTTTTTTTAAATCCGGACGTAAAGTATAAGTTCAATAAAGAAACCAATAAGTTGGATTTCATTAGAACTTTACCTACAGTTTATACTGATAAAGAAGACGACCTGGTTATCATTAAGTTTAAGAGTCGTAAATCTGGATGGGATGGTGCTCAAGTTCGGTCAGTAAGACATAAGAGAGTATCGGCAGGGAAGACTAGGAATAGTTCTACATCCAATAAACTAAAGTCATTTGATTCAACATTGATTTCTAACAAGAAGGTAAAGAAGCTTTTTGGTAGAAGTGTAAAGGTTAAGACAACTAAGGTCGCCAATTTTGAAACTGTAACTAAGAGTCACAGAAAGTCATTGAGAAACAATTCAGTAGTAACTGATATTTTATTAAATGACCTTGAGAATACTGAGGCAACTTATCCTTATCCTTTATTTACTGATTCAGTTTCAGATTGTATTTTGATTAATGAGGGTGTAAGCCTTGGCAGGCTCACACCTATTGTCCCAAAACTTTACATAACAGTTGATGCTATTTTGCATAGCCATATTTGAAACACGATTTTTAATTGAAATAAAAATATTGATATGAAAAAATAAACTTCAAATTTACCACAAAACGAGGCTATGCAATATGATCTGCTTTCTAAAAAACAGAAACGAGAGTTACTCGAAAAATTACTATGTTAGCCACAGCAGACAAAGAATTAGGGTTGCCATTACCAGAAAACCCATAAAAATAAATTTTATTGCATATGAAGTTGAGTATATGAAACATTGCGATTTGAAATACTAACTTTAAAATTATTAGATATGTTAAAAAAAGAACAGAAACGACAAGCTATTACTAAGATTAGCAATGTTTTATATACATTATTAAGCACAGCAGCTTTAGGATTAACACAAAGACAGACCTGGATGCTTAATTACTTACATTTACAATGGTGTGAGAACAAAGAGCGTTGGGTTTCCCCAACTGAAATAGGACAAGAATACGGTAAATGGTTACATTACGAAAATGAATTTGTACCACATAGTTATCATAGTGCAGCGGCTTCAAAACCGATAAGAGGACTTGTAGAAAAAGGTATAGTAGAACGAAACGAGCGAGGGCTTTATCGCTATTGTGCCTAAAGTGTAGTATAAGATTAGTAACGGATAAATAAAACAAAAAGTATGAATGACAAAAGACTTGAACAAGTGCACGATACACTAGCATTTCTAAGAAGTGTAATTATGTGTGGTGAGCAAATGACAATTGAAGTAAAAAACGCTATTGATAATGCAATCAACAATCTTAGAGATGTGGATAAGGACATAAATAAGTAGTTATTAATTTTATGCGTTGTTCTATGTCTTTTATTATTGAAAAGGTATAAGGGGCAGCCATTATTAAAAACTTAAAATTAACCACGACACTTGACAGGACTATTACGCAAAACCCTTTTTATGTGCCGTTAAATATAGAAATTAAATGTTCAATTTATTCGAGAAAAAAACAAAGTGGCAACCATTAATTGCTTACAACTCAAGCGGAATTGACTATATAGTTTTTATTCGAAAAGGATTAAAAACTGGAATGATTTATTTCAAAACAAAGCGTATAACTCCGCTTTGCGTTTGTTCTTATAATTTCAATGAAACTTTGTTTGATATTAACAAACAGTTTGATAGTATGCTGTCCAATTATAAACAAAACAACTAAAGAATTATGGCAGAAAGCAAATATGATTACATTTTATTGGATATACAGTCTTCAAAAGTTAGATCCAGACTTGATGAGTGGTTCATCAATTACCATCAACTCATTAATTTATTATATGATCACGTAAACAAGTCATATAATGACAAGAATTATCAGCAACTTATGTTTGAGATGTTGATAGATAAAGCTGGGAAAATAGCTAATCAGCTAAACATATCTGATTTACCTGATTGCATTATAAATAATGCTGTAATATTAGTTTCCAGATTTAGAGAGGTTTTTGGATACAATTACAAAGAGGCCCCTGTAAGTGATAGAGGGTTATATACTTTGTGGGATAGTTGGTTAGTAAGAAATGATCCATCGATTATATATCAGATATCTATTCCCTGGAAAGTAATAGATTATGGAGGAGAAGGCAACTACATATACTTAGATGTTATAGGCGAAGTGGCCGCTTCTTTTATTATAAAAAGATACATAAAAGGAGGGGCTTATCTGATACTAGATAAAGAAGGAGATTATTTCTTAATGGCCAAAAAAAGAAAAGTAACAAAAAAGTCAGACTATTACGATAAAATAAAAAAATAATTTACCTTTACTATATGAAGACAAGGATAGTAAGGCATACTAATGAACAATTCTTCAATAAAGAGTTAAGTTCATTTCTAAGTGAGGGGTGGAAGGTTGTAGGTTATTCTACTTACTATCACCCTACTGAAGGAGTTTGGTACACCGCACTAATTCAGATCAATACACTTAACTGTAGAGTAAAACGATACATAGATTAACATTATGGATGATATAAAAAAAGCTATAGAAACCTTCGTAAGTTATATAGCAGTAATTATAATAGCTATATATTTGACAGCCGCATCAGAAACAATAATGATGTATATTCTTAATGATAAATATGCTATGTTTGGACAGGGATGTTTGTTTATGTTTTTAGTCATAAAGCTAAAAGTAATAATTTCAATATTTAAAGTTGATGACAATGGATAATAACGAAAAAGGATTTAATGTAAATGACATAAATGTACATATACCTACCATAGAAGAAGCTGAAAAAGACACAACGGCTTTGGGCAACCTAGTTTATTTCTATGAGCCATTAGATAATGGTAACAATGCTGAGCGTTTTAGAAGGCTTCTTAAAGAATTTGCAGATAGTATGATCAGGCTGGGTTTCGAGCACAATGCTAGGCATATTGAAAAAAAACCTTAAATTTGTAATTAACTAAAAAGAATGATCATGTCAAAATTGCCAATTAAACAGATAGTAACGTCATTAGTTATAGTAGGTTTAATTACTGTAGCTATCTATTTCGGAATAAAGTATACCTGGGAATTTATGGGTATAGATCCTGATTCCGGAGATGCCGTTCTTCCAGCACTTGGTGTATTCCTAGTATTAGGTCTTGCCGGATTGTTCCTTTGGAAGAAAGTAAAAGAGTAGTAATTCAATTATTCCCATAATGACAAACCTGGTCGATTAATTTCTTCCAGGTTTTTTTTCGTTAAATAATTATTTTATTTATAACAAAAGGGTTATATTTGGATTATGAATAAAATAAAGGAAATAAGAAGGGATTCTAGTCAACTTGTGATGATATTAACCATCAATCAACTTGTAGAAGAAATAAATAGGCTTAATATGGTATTGGAGAAGCAAAAGGTATTCATTGATACTTTGGCTATGCCTTCAGCGAATGAATCATCACCTTACGTTGTAGCTGCTCGAAGAATAGTAGAGACTATTAAGAATGTCCACAAGCATCCATTAAAAGGTTCTATACAAGCAAAAGAAGCAGAAGAAGAATGGAAAGAATACTTAGAAGAAACAATCCCTTATAAAGAATTGATGCATGATGATGACACTTTAAAGCCAGGAAACAAAGTAGTAACAGTTGCCAGTTTCGAACTACTTAAGAATACTTATAATCTGCCTTATCCTACTAAAGGAGATGAATTAACTATCCGTTCTGTAAGACTTCATCACAATCACGATCTAGCTAAGAAAGGAGTACTTCTATTAGAGTTTGAAGAAATTGGTGATATATTAAAAATTTGCAATAAAACTAAAGATGGTAAACCTAACTTTATAAAAATACGCAAATGAAAGTATACGAAATAACATGGCATGGAGGCGAACAAGATTGGTTCTGTGCTAATAGTTCAGAAGAAGCTAAAAAAATATGTGCTAATACTACAGGAGAAGATCCTTCTTATATACCTGAGCCTAGAGAGTTAACAGATGAAGAAGCAAAAAGCTCGTTACTTATAGACATTAATGAATATTATGAGGAGATTCCTGAAGGAGAAGAGGAAGAAAATTTTTGTGGAGGGTATAGGATTACGATGTCAATGTATGATGCAGTACAAAAAGAACCTGGACCTGGACCTTTAGCTTCTTCTGAATTTTAAACAACCTAATAATATGATTAAGAACACATTCCGCAAGCTAGTGCCTTTCTTTAATTGGTACATCATACAGCTCACACTTAATTTAATAATAGCTATATGCTGTATGATGTACACAGAAGAACTATTCAGCAACAAATCATTTCGAATATCGATAATAGCTTATTTCTTTTTAAATGCATTGCTTTATTTCTTTGATTTCGTTGTCAGCAGATTATTCCGGAAGATAAAAGATAGCCAACGATTAGCAGAGGAATTTCTCACAAACGATAACTTAAATTTAAAATAAAACAGAAATACTATGAAGAGTGAGATGATAAAATGATTGGAGAAAGAAAATGGTGAATGGGCCCCAGATATGAAAAATGCGGATGAAAAAAAGTATTATGTGCTTTTTTCTGGATTCAGTGGAAGGGTTGTAGTTTCACATAGTTGGAGGGATAAATTATTTCCAGACTACTACTGCGCTAATAATGTGTTCATACTTAAAAAGATGGTCGGAGTTTTTTGGAGAAAAAGATATAATTGAATATTGGATCGGTTAAACCTAAATAAGATATAACATGAAAAACTTACTATTACTTATCACCCTATTAACCTTCTACAGCTGCATGACAACTGACTGCATCCGTACTGATGCCACATTTGTAGCTTTTATGGATGAGCCAAGATTCGATGTAGGAGATGGCCTGCAGCACCCTGTAGCGATATTAGTCCGTAAACAGGACAATACCTACATAAAGGTGACAAACTTCACCAGAGAGATTAATATGGGCGATGACCTGTCTATCCTCCTGCAACCGCTGAAGCTAACGAAGTCATTTCCTGTATACAAAACTTGTCAATCAGAATAACATGGAAGAGATCAAAGGGTATTATTTTAAATCTGACAAAGATGTAGCTACCGATTATTTTATAGAAGTAGCTGATGGAGTTATTGATGGCAATAAAATAGCTAGAGTTTATGAAATAGATAGTTTGCCTTCTATTTTTAATATAGGTGCAGAAGTGATTATCCGTCAAGATCAAATTACATTTATGGCAGTAGTTAATTTGTGGCCTAAACACTTCATCTTAACTATTTCTAGAGAATTTCAGTTTTATTATGATGACAAGAAGTATTATGGATCAACTCGGCCTAGTGACCAGGTAGCTTCTTTATCTGAAGCGATAAATTTTGCAATAGAAAAAGGATTGAAAGACGGAAACATAAAACCATATTAATAATGAAAATAGAAGTAAACGAAAATAGACAAATGGTCCTCAAAGAAGTTTTTACTGGAGTAGGTCTTGAAACTGCAGATAAGGAATCCATGAATATATGTATGCGTGATAGTGGTTTTGAGTTCACCTATGAAGGTAAAGATTATTCGGCCCAGCGAGGAGTAATCCAGAGAATAGGTAAGGTAGATGAAAAAATGTCTATTCCTCTAACTCAAGATATGTTAAGGTTGATGGCAACAAGGCTGACGCGTAGAGTTGAAGTCCGCATGGAATCTACTGAACCTATGGATCTTGGAGAATTAGAGGTAGATATATACGATTTACTATTAAGGTGTTTGTTGACAATAATAGATTAGTATGCCATTACAACTAACTGACATACCAGATAAGATATATGGGGCCTTAGTAGGCAATACTTTATGGAACCTTCCATCACCACATATTGTCGAGTATGTAGGAATAGAATTAGAATTCATAAATGATATCATCCTAAATACTAAATACCCTGGCCGTAAAAAAGGAATATATCATTACTATTCTACTTATGGATTTACTAAAGCTTTGCTCCTGGGTAATCCTTTTGCTGTCATGAGCATGTTTGTTAATGAAATAGACTCAGATACCTATCACATATCCGGAGCTACACTTATCGACAATAGGAAGGAGTTTGTAGTAAAAGATTACTATACTAATGTAGTTAATGAAGTAAAAGTTCTTATAGATTACTCCAATACACTGCCTTATGATAAACCTGAATTCTTACAGGTAGTTATGGAATATAAAACTTATGCTTACCATATGCTGATATCAGCAATACAGATATCTAAAAATAAAAATATCGAGGCAACCAAAGATTTTACTATTGTTGAAAATATTCAGCAGTTTGATGATCTGTTACAGAAGATATCTGAAGAAGTATCAGCTATCGAAGCTATCGATACTTTCGATCCTAAAGAATTACTACGCATATTGCGAGCTGAATACCTAAAAGTTAAGTAAATTATGGAAAATACAATTAAAAACCCTTACCAAAAAGAAAGTTTAGAAAAGCAAACTGCAACTTGGAACAGTTTAGGAAGACAATCTAATGGACCTTACGTTGATGTACCTTACAATGAGGAATCTGCCACCATGCTAGACAATATAGAGTTCAGATTGGGTAACAATAACCACGATCTTATTAAGATAGAAAGTCAGCTTTCTGATATCTTAATGAAGATTTCCGGTAAGCCAGGACCTGGCAAAGAGAACGTGGATAGCACCCCTGATGGATCCTTAGCCAGGATTGATAAAAAGTTAGTTGATGCAGAATTCCAAATTGGTAGCATCTACAAATTAATTGACGATTTAAAAAAATTGTTATGAGCAGATGGACCACAAACCATACAGGAGAATTCTTTAGTAAGCAAAAACGCACCAATGAATTGGATAAAGATATGCAAGAAACTATAGATAAAGTTAAATTGTATGACCAGAAGCAAGAACGAGCTATAATGGAAAACAATTACGACAGTACAGCTGATACCCTTAAACACATCAAAAAGGTAAACAAATACCTTATCAATGCTGCCATGGAGCTGCTTAAAAGAGCACAAGTTCATGATGACTCTAAATTAGGACCTAATGAGAAGCCATTCTTCGATGAAGAAACTCCTAAGCTGGCCGGCCTTACTTATGGATCTGATGAATACTCAGAATCTCTAAAGAGATTGGGCCCAGCACTAGACCACCATTACGCAAATAATTCGCACCACCCACAACACTTTCCTAATGGCATCGACGGAATGAACCTATTCGATATCATAGAGATGTACCTGGATTGGCAAGCAGCTTCAGAAAGACATACAAACGGCAACCTTATCAGATCCTTATCAATCAATGCAGAAAGATTCAAAATGTCTCCCCAGCTGGTAAAAATATTTATGAATACCTATGAATATTTGTTACCTTTCTAGCTATTATTAACTAACATAATCAATCCCAAACATGCAAATTTATACAAACGAAAATAATGAAATTGTTATCGAAGGTATTCCACCACAAGGAATTACCATAGTCCACAACGAACATAAAATAAAAGTACTTGCAGATACTGTTCAATTCTATATAGAGAATGAAGATACAACAGAACATATACAAGGTATGCCAATTACTGAAAAAGACGTATCTTTACTATAAAACACATAGAATCATGGATAATAAAAATGAAAAAGATAAAATTATAAGAATACAACAGCTGATGGCAATAATCCCTTCTATACCTATAGTCTATTGTAATCTAAATCATTTTGGCAAATTCCTGAAAACAATACCTACATCAGAGCTCATGAAGATTAGATACCTCCTCGATGAACTGGATCCAACTGATCATAATTACGAACTATCTTCTATCCTAAGAATAGAAATAAATCTTAGAAAACAAAATAAATCAATACAACAAGTACTGCCTCCAGGTTATGATGTCAATATCAATAATAACCTAAATTAAACCAAACTACACATCAGGTATATTTAATAATTTAATACCCAAAAATACAATCCCTACTGAAAACACTTAACAAAAAAAACCTGTACCTGGAAATCATGTACCTGGAGATCAAATACCAATACTAGACTGGATCACAGTAAGACATATCCTTAATACAACATATGGAATAAACCTGCCATCATGATAACAAAAACAAAATCCAGAACCGTAACCTGTAATAACTGCCAAAAACCATTCACCATAACCATAACACCCCAAAGAACAGTATACTACTGCCCACATTGCAATACAAGAAAATTTATGAATTACGAACCACCATATATTCCTATGAAGTCAGAATGGTGAGCCCCTAACACTCTCCTACCTCCACATTCCAATACTTTATAAATACTCCCCGAAATATATACATCACCCCGTAATCAACATATATCAATATGTTCACACTATCCTTACCATTACTGGGATCTACATAAAATACTACACTATCATCCTCCATTGTGTGAAGCCACACCGGCTATTTAGTTCAGGACCAAATATACTTCCATTTTTTTTACTACCCTAAATAACCACCCCCCACTTATCCTACAAAATAACCCCCCCCCCTCCTACTCAAAAACTAACTTTCTTACTAGCTAACATGTTTAATTTTTTAAAATAATTTATTACCTATACCCATGCCCAAAACTAAACTTTTCGACTACATACCAAAATATTAATATTGTATAGGGGCTGTCGATTTCGGTTTTTTGGTGCCCCGTCATGAATATATAGGTATATACTTTTTGTGGAATAAAAGAGATAGGAAAGTATATACAGGTAGATGTTAGAGTTTAGATACATACCTATATGTTAAACATGTATTTATATAGTGATGTGAATGATTGAACATGTAGGCATATATTGAAAGTGAAAAATATATGTAGATCTATATTAGTAATAAGCCTTATAAACCTGATCCAGATACGCAAGTTGTTAAAAATATATTTTATTTATGTGTCTAGATATTAGGTTTAATAGATAATTAAAGTTATCTTTAAGTTATTATTTAATTAAACAATAACAACTTATGAAAAATTTAAATTTATTTGACGTAGTGAAAATCGCCCAATTACCAACAGTAAAAGATATTAATGGTATATCATTAATAGACGACGAAAAAACTTTTTGCACTTACAGGACTGATACAGGTGCAAAACTTGGAACAGTTGGTCAGTCTTATAAGGTGATGCAAAACAGCGGAATTTATAACATTATGCAACAAGCTTGCGACATTGCAAAAATTGACCCTGAAGGCATCAAATTTCTACCTTTACAAGGAGGTCAAAAAGTGAGTTTTCAGGTACAGTTAAAGGACATTAAGGTATCAGGATATGACATGGTAAACATGTATTATTCATTCCTTACTTCTCACGATGGAAGTACAGGCACTGCAACTGATCTAATTAATTTTCGTGTATATTGTTCCAATACATGGAGACAGGCAATGAAAATGATGAAGAAGTATAAACACACCGTTAACGGTAACCATGCAGCCATTGAGCAAGCTAACCACATTTTAGAAGCCATTGAAGAATCCATGATGCTACAAGAATTGTATACATCAATGCATGAAACGCCTTTCAGCAAGTCAGATGCAAAAGAATTTTGCTTTGAACTTTTAGGATTCGACGATGAAGCAATTGAAAAGAGTGCACGCAAATTTGGTAAATATGATCGTTTTATGGAAGGTCTTGGACACGAATTAAAAGAAGTAGGCGAGACTGTATGGGGAGCATATAACGGTATAACGTACACGACAAACCACCTAATTAACAGGAAGGACAAACAAATGGATTATGTTCTTTTAAAGGAAGGTCACACTCTCACGAAGAAAGCTTTAAAAATCTTAGTTCCTGAATACGCGAATTAATACGGTTGACTGATGATATTTTAATAATCGAAAGGTAGGCAATAATTGCCTACCTTTCAACCATAAAAAAGGTAAGTATTTATTAATTAACTAAAAAAACAATAACAACATGTTAGAACAAATTTACATCAGAAGTGATCAAGTGGAATATGTTACAGGGAAAACATATTGCCCCAATGGATTGTATATTGATGGCTCTTTAATCCACAACAATCATTCATTGCCTGAAACATTTGACGAAATGCAAGAAGAAATATTCCGAATGTTCATTATTTATGAACCTTGCGGGAATAGTTCTATTGGTCATGGTATCTCAGCACCTTCTCCAGAAGAAGCAATAGAAGAACTTTGTGAAATTCTCATGAATGAATACGATAGCCATGAGGAAATTCATTTATTTGCCATTAAAGAGATCATAACAACGACGCAAACAAGGACACAGCACTTGAGGAAGTTATCTGAATTATATAACCACATATAGGTTAACTGATGATATTTTAATAATCGATAGGTAGGCAATTATTGCCTACCTATTAACCATAAAAACAATAACAACACCATGAAAAACATTTTAATTTACACCTTTGCCACTATTGCATTTTTTGCATCTATGTATTTACTTGCATTATCTTTGCTCGAGAACAATTCCAAATACTTTGCATCTGGTTTCATGTTCTTGATATTATGCTCTATTATCATTTTATTTATTGACTATAAAACCACATACAAATAACCATAAAAATCGGCTCCAGAACTTTTATACTCCGATAGGACTGATTATGTAATCATATAAACACATAAACCATGAAAAATGAAAAATTGATAAACGTAAGTAAATATTGGCTAATTTGTATTACCTCAGAGATGGCACTAAATTACAACACAGGACTTATTAATAGCCAAGGTAGTCCGTTCTCACAATTTAGAAAAGTAGTACCAGATTGCCCAAGGTTAAAAAAATCAGCCTTAATTTGGGTAGATCAACTACTCAAGGAGAATGAATTTAAACCAACTAATTATTTCACTAAGACAATAAACAAGATCAATGAGACAGCCTAAGATTTATTATATAATCATCTTTGCCTTTTGTATGACCGCTTCAATTTTCACAGTAGATCATATAAATGGACTACTATGGACATTAATTACATTCATTGGTTTCATCTCCTTTATGCTTACACTACATCACATGAATGATTGATTGATTAACGGAAGAATATATACCTACATAGGCCATTATTAAATTAATGGCCTATTTTTTTTATCCATTGCCAGGTGAATATATACCTATATGTTCATTTATACAGGTACATATATTCATAGATGACTGAATATGTAACCAGATATATTCATAGATGGCTGAATATGTAACCAGATATATTCATAGATGGCTGAATATATACCTATATGTTCATTTATACAGGTACATATATTCATAGATGACTGAATATGTAACCAGATATATTCATAGATGACTGAATATGTAACCAGATATATTCATAGATGACTGAATATGTAACCAGATATATTCATAGATGACTGAATATGTAACCA